TCCATCATTTCAAACACTCTTGACATTTCTGAACTTGGTAGCTTACTTCTCATAAATACCCATCCATTACCAGCTCTCTTAAGGATAAAGTATCCTTTGAGCTTCTTACCATCTATATTCATTGAAATAAAGTTTGGAGAAGTTTCTAGAATAGTAAGCTTCCCATTATCAATAGTCTCTACTTTTGACCACACTCCATATGCCTTCATTCTAGTACCTGGTTCTTTGATAGACATCCATTCGTCAATATCTATACTACAAGTTTTGTATACAGCTTTTATTGGTTCCTCTACTTTAGCTTCTATTGGATTACCATAAAGATTGATCTCTTCAAGATAGTTACTATCTTCTAGCTTCCATCTCAAGTCATAGTGATAGTTTGGATCATCTTCAGGGAACCAATGTTTGTCAAGAACAAACTTTGCTACTCTTTCTTGAAGCTCTGATAATTTCTCGAATGTGTAAGTGTCTGTGTCTGGATCTTCTTGTATTAGTTGCCATCTACCACGTAGCTTCTTACCTTTAAATTCGATAGTAACTATTTCTTCACCAGTCTCGGATTTCTCTATAGAATATTTAGCTGTTCCACTATCTACAGTAGTAAAGTCAGCTGCCATTCTCTTGTTCTCATTGAACTTAGTATCTGGTCCAACTTTTCCATCATATTCCATCCATTTCTTTCCTGATCTATCCATCTCAAAAGCTCCCATTATTTCGTCTCTTAATGGATACCCATCAAGTAAGAATGTTCTTACCCGTTCTTTACCATCATCTATAAATAGATACCACCTGAACTGAGGCATCTGTCTACCAGTCTTAGCTCTAGAATTGTGAGTTAGCATCATTGGAATTCCAAATGTCCCATTTTCAGTTTCAATATTAATAAATTCAGCTTCATCTTCTAGCTCTGCTTCTCTCACTAGAAATCCAAAGTATTTTCCATAATCAAATACTCCTTTTTTCACCCTATCTTCTCTCCAGTAAACTTCTATCTGTCCATTTTTATTGAAGTGACATGAAGGAACAATCCCAAGATCCAGTAATATTAGAAATACCATTCCCATGATTTGTGAATTAGAGATGCTGATTGATTTCTGACCTCTCTTCTTTCCTCCTCCACGATCTGAGTCCAATAGTCCCTGTATTAGTCCAAGCTTGAACTCTCTATTATAATATAAAAACTCTCTAGGAATGATCTTTTTATTGTTTGGAGTGCAGATCTTCTCAAAGAAAGATTTTCTTTTATTCCCAGAGAGCTTCCAGTTTAATGTTCTAGCTTCAACATCGTCGAATACTGAACCTTTAGAACCCAAGACTTGTTTAGCAATCTCTCTATATTCTTCCAAAAGATCTTTCTCTTTGTATCTATTGAAGTAAGCTATGTGTTGTTCGATGAGATAAGTTCTTTCTTGTCCATCTTTAGTTTTGTATCTGCTTCTCCAGAAAGCTCTTGATCCGTCACCCAAAAAGAATCCATAAAGTCTTCCTTCGTTATAAGATCCATAGTACTTAGTTTCAAAATGTATTTTTGGTATCAGTACTATGTCATTTTTTACTAGACTTCCAGCAGATTTCCATTTTGGATTAAGTGGATTCTTTAATTTCCAAGCTTTAATCTTTGCATTATTTTTATAGCTTGTGTCATTCACTAAAACTGGATGATTTAATGATAGAACTATGGGGATACCATGATAAGTCTGAATTCTGATTCCTTGAGACTTGCCCATGTTAGTTATTTTTGTGATCTTGACAAAAGGATTGTTTAGCAAGTAATCTCCTTCCTTGAGATTCTTAGCTTGTTTAAAGCCATCGATACTTAAGAGCCAAGAATCCTTAGAAACACATCCCATCCAACTTACCAGAGCTAGTGAGAATCTTACATTCTTTGAGAGGAATTCGTCTATCTTTGAAGTATAGAGCTTCTCTAATTTATTGATATCTTCTTCATCGGACTTTGTAATCCATTGTAACCATTTTCTATATTGTTTTTCAAAGTTCTCCTTAACCCATTCTTTTGGAAATGGGAATGGACATTCTTTAGGTGGTTTCCAATTCTCTTTCATAGCTCTGTTTGAAATAGCATATGGCATCTGAGTTTTTGGAATCATAAATCTCCACATTCTTTCATACTTACCTTTAATTGGTTTCTTTGTCTCTGGATCAATCTTAGCTACTTTCACTGCTCTAAGAACAACTCTAGTCCAATCTTTGAAGTATCTTCCATCTTTGAGGAAATATTCATGGAAATAAGCTTTCTGAGCTCCAGACATCCATTTTCCTCTAGTAAGAATAGTGAATCTACCAGGAGCTTCTTCTCCAGCTCCAACTTCGCCTGGTTCTATCTCCAACGAATCTCCTACTTTCAGCTTCGGGAAGAACCATGCGTATGGTTGTCTAGCTAACTCTTCTAATGAGAGCTCACTCTTGGACTTAAGCTTGTAATAGTATTTTTCATCTTTCTCATATATTTCAAACTTCCATTCGTTACAGAATTCACTGACACACTTAGTCTCAGCTCTGAACCCTTTACCAATATTCTCAATCCATTTCTTGATGTCAGCTGGATCATCCTTGCTAAATCCAACTATACTCCATCCTATAGCATAGTCACCATAGGGTTCTCCTACCCACATACGTAGGTCAAAATGTTGAGCATCACCAATCTCATGTCTCTCAACTACAAACTCTCTTGGTTCTGTAATATATTCCATATACTTAGCAACTAGCTTTTCTGTAATGTGTTCAGGAACAGCTAATTCATCCAACATGTACTGATATATTTTCATTCAAATGACCTCCTTTCAAATTCTTTATATCCGTAATAATATGACTTGAGAAAGACACATCTATATACACTAGCTATTGGACAAGCCACTGGGAATCTCAAGTATTGAATCTTTAGCTTTGTTAGTTCATCGTATCTAGGCTTACCAAATATCATTTTCAATGGACACACAGACTTATCTTCACTAAATGGACAAAGCTCTAGATCTATTACTATCTCTTTTGAAAGCTCAGCTGGTCTAGTTCCGAGCTTAGCTATTCTCTCTACTGTTGTTAAAGTATCTGGTTCTTTCTTATCTGTCCGTTTCTCTTTGAAGTAAGGAAACATCCAAGTGAAAAATCTCTTGCCATCTTTAGTTTTGTATTCTCTAATTCTTATAGGCATAACTGTGATAATGTCTCCTCTCTTGCATTTTACATCAGTAGCATAGCTTCTACCTATGATTGCATAATGCTTGCCTTTGTATTCCACAACTTTGTTTTTCGGAAAGTCATCTACCTTGTCTTCAGGAATCAAGAAAACAGAGACATACATATAGTTACCAAGTGGTTCACCAGTCTCTTTTCTCTTCTTCTCTACAACATCCCATACCATGACATCTATTTCTTTTAGATTCTTGAGCTTGCACATTTTCTCAGTTCGATTCTCTCCTTTGTATTTTACAGGATATGTCATGCTAGCTGCCTTAGCAACTACGCCTTCTGAACCATTCACTCTTCTCATCTTTTCTACAGCTCTTAGAAATTCTCTTGGATTATCAGCAAACTCTGTCTTTACTAAATCCAGATATCTAGCATTCTTTGGTACAACTCTTTGCAAAAGCTTGAATCTTTCAGAATATGGTTTGTCTACAATTGATTCACCATCTAGATACATTATATCGTAGAAGACATAGACTATTTTGTCTTCAAATTCTGGAGATACTTTGCCTACTGTTATTTGAGCTGTATCTTCTCGTTCCATAAGATCGTAGTTGTTTCTCTTTACTTTGGCAGACTTTACTGTAACATTAGCTGGAATTTCAAAAGCTACCATTTCTCCATCAAGAACACAGCTCTTGCAATTTAGTTTATCCATAATCTCTTTAACAATATTTGGAAATTGTTTAGATCGGTCTCTTTGTCTGTCCTCTGTAAATATTTTGATAAAGTCCTTTTCTTTGTCCACGTGTAGATGCATTCTTCTACCATCAACTTTCTCCTGTACAAAGATCCCTTCATCTATGTATTGCTTAGCCCATTCTTTGTACATCTCCTTAGGGTCCCAGAATTCATATTTTTCAAATCCAGACTTTGGCTTAGCTCCAACTATAGGCTTTCCTATCTTTACTTCTTTAGCTAGATGTTCAAATCTAAATGGTCCAAATCCTCTAATCATTTCAGTATAGGGTATCTTGAAGAATCCTTTTCTATAGACATTGAGAGAATAACCAATCAATGGACCATATTTATCAAATACTGGATGAATTCTCTTAGCTAACCATTTTGGAGAAATTGATTTAAGAGCTTTAACAATTCTTGGATCTGGTTCTCCTTTGATAATTATATCAATGTCATGATCTTTTGGAATCTTTCCTTCATTAACAACTCTACCAGCTAAATACATGTCATAAGGTTCACCAGATAATGTAATATGGACTGGTAGTGCTTTCACCACATCTTCTAGATAGATATAATCTCCTTCTGGTTCTGGTATTTCTTTAGATTGAAAAGTACCTTTAGGAGTCTTATATTCCATAACCTCAAGCTCTACAGCTTGTTCAAGAATGTTCTCTCCTCTATATTCTTCCCAAAGACCTCTTTTGTACATTTCTATACCTACAAACACACCTGCATTGTGAATATTTTCTGGAATCTCTTCTGGAGTCTGAGCTGAATGTTCTGCTATATTAACCAACATTTTCCATAGAGATATCAACTCTTCATTAGTGAGAGTTATAACAAACTGTGGATCAATATCATCTATTGTCATACCAGCTGGAAGAGAGAATAGTGATTGTTCTTCCTTCCAAGGAATCTTATCTTCTCCTATCTGCTTAACAATCCATTCAAAAAGCTCTCTAGCATATTTCTTGTATGTCTCTGGTTTGTTAAATGTAAACTTAGTGATTCCTTTCTTCTTGTACTCCCCATGTCTTCTAATCATTTCTTTAACAATAGCTAGTCCAAGCTTCTTGGTATCATCTATAGTAATTGGAGTACCATCCTTTCTTTTAAGAGTCTTGCCTTCTTTAAGTGAAGAATACCAAGCTAATACTATTCTCCAGTCATCACCTAGAGGTCTATCATCTACATTCTTTATATTCTTGATATAATCTTCAACTGATTCTCTGATCAAATAAACAACTCTATCACAAACTGTTCTAGACAGATGGATCATACCTCTATCTAGCATTTCATTTGCTATTATAAAGTGTGCTTCACAACATGGTGAAAATAATTCTGCACATGAATGATAGAAAGCATGATACTTTTCAAGCTCTTCATTTGTCATCTGATTTGGTTTGATAAATTCTATATTCTCAGCTCTAACAAATGTTTGAATACCTTTTGGTATTCTTACTGGTTTAGGAGCTGGAAATGGCTTGAACATAAATTCATAAGCATATAATGGTTCAGACCAATCCCACTCCTCATATTCCTCTTCTGTTATCATATGTTGATCTCTTAGCTTATCAAATTCTTCTTTAGTTATTTTCTTAGGTTCTTTTAGCCAAATCACTCCATAACATAGATCACCAGAAATAAGATACAGTGGTTCATCGATATATTTCTCAAACTTACGATGTTTAACTATTAGTGTTTTCTTACCTTTCCATATAAGTTCTCCATGTGGTTCTGTTAGATATAGTCCAGCTTTTGGCTCTTTGGGAAACTCCTTAGGTGTAATTGGTTCTACATCCTTAGGCTTGAGCTGTAACATTTCTCTCTCACTCATAGTAATTAAATCCTCCACATCAAATTCATCATTATCATTAGCAACTATTATCTTTACATTATATTCTTGTTCTAACGGCTTAATATACTCTCTTAATTTACGATTTCCTAGTTTGATAGGTTTAGTACCAAGATGCGTAAAGATGCAAACTCTTACACCTGCATCTCTACACCAAGCAAGCTGTGTACGAATATCTGCATGTCCTATTGGAATATCTTCTTTCTTAGATTTTCTTACTAATCCTCCTTTCTCATGAGTACTCATATCTCCAATGTATATGTGAGTTCCTTTGAGATATCTATCTCTATATTCCTTCTTAATAGACACAACATCCGATGCATAGCATATTTTGAATCCTTTACTATCTTCTATGAACAATGCAACATTCGGAGCTTTAGTCGAATGTAATATTGGAACTGCTTTTATTTTTAAATCTCCTATTGTGAAGGCTCTCTTGATAGAGTACTTCTTTCTATCTAAGTGTTCATATTTATCTTCATCATAATACTCTGAATTAAGAGTAAGTTCAGATAGATATACTGGTACTTTAGTTACTATCTTTTCTAGTCCAAATAGATGATCAGGATGGCTATTACCACACCAGACTGGTTTTCCATTTCGTCTAACCAAAATAACATGATTTGGAACATTAACACAATAAATCTTTCCATTATACTCCTGAAATTCTTCTACTGAGCCTTTAGCTAAGCCAAGTGTTCTGTGACGATCTCTGACTTCGATATATTTTTTCATCCAGGTTATCTTGTAAGAGGTTTTGGTTAAATACTTTCCGTTAAATGATGAATGTTCTGGAATAACTGCAATGTTTCCAGATGATCCTATCCTGATCAAAAGCTCTTGTACATCATCAATCAGCTTCTTCGATGAAGTGACAAGTCTTCTGCAATTTTTATGTTTCCAACCATCTCCACTAAAAAGAGAATCTAAAAATTCTTTTATCAACACAGGAGTTAAATCCTTAATAAACTCGGGTACTCGTTTCTCCCATGCATAACTACCAAATTGATTCAAATAACTTGCTAATTGAACATTGTGTATTGTAATACAAGAACCATATTCTTTAGATTCAAATCCACATGCTTTAATTATTTGTTTAATATTTTCTCTATTTCTTTCATTATATTGAGTAATTTGAACAGTCCATTTAGTTGAGCACCCTTCGGCAATATACCATCCTAATAATCTAAGAAAAGGAACAATCGGAATTCTTTTCTCTGAATACTCTTTTTTATGATATGAATCAAAATATCTTGGTAAGATAAATTCTTCAAGTTCCTTTCCTTTCCATTTTGCAGTTTTCAAAAATGTTTTGTAGCGTCCAAAAGCTTCTCTTGCCTCAACAAGCCTGAATGAAGAACTTATACCTTCTTTTCCTCTCTTACCATTGTTTTTCTCTGGCATCTTAACGTATAATTTATGATTTGGGGTAACACAAAGATCTAAATACTTTGTTTTTAGTACGTACATTAGTCCATTATAATCCTGTTCTATATACTCAGTCGGTAATTGAAATTCTAGATATCCATCCTGAGAAAGAGTAGCTACCTTCTCATTCTTTTCCAAATTCTTAAATAGCTTCCAACCGTTCTCTGTTAAAATTTCTGTTTGATCATCGTAACAATGTGATACTATTACAGCATCACACTCTGGAAATTGTTCAGCTTCATACAAATCTCCAAAATCAACTAACAATCTTGTTTTATCCGTAATTACCAGAATTGATGATCTATTCTTATGTATTTTAGAGAAATTATCTACGTATCCACGTGTTCCTAGAAATTTGATTTTAATTGTAATTCCTCCCTACATTACTACACATATTTAATGATTGTAATACATGTTATTTAAGCTTTATATAGCACTATTTGTACTTATTAATAGATAGAGGTGAAATAAAGAATGAAAAACATAGCAGAGCTAGCTGTTGGTACAGCAGATGTAGCTGCAATCACAGCTAAAGCTATAGCTGACTCTATAGAAGAGGTTGCAAGACAGACTAATGTATTTGCTCAGCTCTTTAAGATAAACAGAGATCTTGTTGGAGCTAATAAACCTAGAGAAATAGTCTTTCCTAAGAAATCTACTGGTATATCTGTTACTTGGGGAGTTTCTCCTGGATCTTCTGTGTCTCCTAGCTCATTCTCATATGACTCAGTAACTATTGCTGTTCAGAAAGTCGGTATTCAGCTGCAATTCACTAATGAAGCTCTTGAGATGGCTCTTAGAGACGTTATTCAAGATCACATCTATGAAGCTGGTCTTGAATATGCAGAAGCTGTTGATGCTCGTGCTCAGACTGTTCTTCTTGATTTGAAGAGTGACACTATCACTTCATGGACTGGTGGATCTATAGGAGCTGCAACTGCACCTATAATTAGCATTACATCTGTGTCTGGAGCTACCATAGAAAGTGTCAAGTACGATGAAGGAAGTGTTATATTAACTGGTTCAGTGTCAGCTGCTACAGTGGTTTATACTTATGCTAATAGGCTCAAGTCAACTACACTCTGGGTTGGAGCTTCCTCAGCTGGTAGTCTGTCACCTAAAGACATACTTAGAGCAAGAGCTAAAATGATTGGTCAATACAGAGATCCTGATGTTGTGATTATCAATCCAGTTGACACTACGACACTGTTCTTTGACTCTCATGTCAAGCTTGTGGATGCTTCTCAGTATGGTGGAAGAGAACCTCTTCTCAATGGTGAACTTGGTAAGCTCTTTGGTATGAAAGTTGTGATGTCTACTGGTGCTCCTGAAGGATGTGCTATACTGGTTGACACCAAGAGACTTGGATACGATGTTAGAAAGAGAGAGCTAGAAGGTACAAGAGAAGACAAGCCTGATCTTGACTCAGTGTTCTACTACTTCTGGGCTGAGAGAGACTTTGGTGTGGTTGACGACTATGCAGTAGCAGCTGTGGTGAATGCAGCTAACTCAGACTCTACGTATCCAGCTTCTTAAGCAGCTAGCTCCTAGATTGTAAGATAAGTTGCCTATTATCTCGTTAGGTCTGAGATAATAGGCGTTCTTTATAGTTTTTGTCATAGTATTAAAATATTAGAGAGTACTATCATTATTTAGTGGTGAGAATTAAATGGGATATGCATCAACAAGTGAAGTTAGGACTTTAACTGGTTTAACGACTATTGATGTAAGTGATGCTGATCTTACAGAGTTAATAAATCTAGCTACTGATATGATAATAGAGGATTTGACTATTAGTGTTATAGATGAAGAACCTTCTGGTGTAATAAATGGAACTAATACTACTTTTACAGTATATAACTATCCAATAGCTGATGTTGATGGAGATAAGCAAGTTACAGGCTCCGATGTAACAGTGTATACTTGGACTGATGAAAGTGATCCAAGCACTAAGAGTACAGTTCCTGTAAGCACTATTTATCCCAGAAATGGCAAGATAGTACTACAGAGTGCTCCTTCAACATCTATAGAGAAGATAACAGTTGATTATGCCTATACATTGGAAGAGGACATTAACTGGGATCTAGTTAAAGTAGCTTGCTCATGGTTAACAGCTTATCTATTTTGTATAAAGAAATTCACTACTGTACCAGAGTCTGTTGTAAGAGGTCCAGTAAGATTCAGATATTATACAAAACCATACAATGAGTATCTCAACAACTACTATCATATAATGTCATTAGTAAAGAGTAAGAATCATATTAAGAAGACACATTCAGAAATGACTCTTAGGAGGACTAGACTTACATGAGCTCTGTAATGGACACTTCATGGCATCAGAACAAGCTTATAGAACTTTATGGTCAAGATATTACAATTTACAGATACACTATCTCTACAGATGAGAATGGTATAATTGAAAGTGAGAGCTGTTATGATACGATAGTAACCAAAGGTTGGATAATTCCAGTTACTGGTCTTATGGAAGTATGGGAGATCGTTGGTTATAGAGTAGAAGGAGATTACTCAATATGTGTACCAAATACAGTCACTGTTTCTACACAGGACAAGGTTAAACTTCCTGATAACACTATTTGGAGAATACGTTCAATAGTTAAACACTGGGATCTAAACAATGTAGCTTATATCGAACTTATAGTAGGAAGAGATAGTGGTGAGATTGAATGATAAAAGGAAGTCTTGAATTTACAGATAAAAAACTTCAAAATTTAATTAACAACCTAGCTAGAGCTACAATTGAGGGAGCTTTTGATGGATGTAGAGATATGCTTGATGAAATAAACCAACGTTCAATTATGGAATATGTAGTAGTTGCCAATCTAGCAAATCTAGAAGTACTAATAAGACCAATATCTCCTGAATATCGTGTAGAAAGAGAGAAGAAAATCATGCTTAGTGAGCAAGTAATGGTTTATCGTTCAAAGTGTTACGTAGTTGATTTGATCAAAAACAAAGGAAGAGAAGGTGGTACTCAGCCAATTGGATGGATCACAGCTGGTGAGCTAATGCAAATATTTAGAGGATGGAAAGATAAAATAGCTTTATCCATAAAAGAGAGTATTTTAAGAATCTTGAGGTGATAAATATGCCATTTGATCTGGAATCTATAAAAGCTTCAATTAGAGACACACTTAGAGCTTATCTCTATCCTCAGTGTCTCTATGGTTCTGAAGAACACACATTATCCACTACATTGAACATTATAGAAGTAGCTCAGTCATTCAAACCATATTCAAAATTTTATAGAAACATAACTCCATATTCAAACACAGTACCAGTAACTATCAAGCTTAAGAAAATAGGAACTCCAGATGATGATATAGTTGTTTCACTACAATCTAGTTCTAATAATGTTCCATCTGGTTCTACTTTGGGAGCTTATACAATTTCAGCTTCTGATGTTTCAAGTACTCTAGACACTGTTTCAGCTAATATTCCTATAACTTCAATGCTTGGTTCAAATACTGAATACTGGATAGTAGTTTCTCCATTAAACACATCTTCTACTACAGATTGCTATGCAATTGGTAAAGACAGTGTTGACAGTCACTATTGGATTGGTACTAGTCTATATAGAGAATCAGGTGATTCATGGTCAAGCTTGAATGTTGATTTATATTTTGATGTGGATACTCCAAATTGGATTTATACATCATATCCAAGAGCTGACCTAAGCCTGAATTCATATCCAAGAATAGCTGTTGATGTTATAGGTAGAAGAGTCAATCAGAGATGGATAGATAGAAGACTATCAGAATATTGGCTAGAAATACTAGTAATGGTCTATAGTAGGTATCCAAATGAACTTGATGATATAGTCTCCTATGTTGATAGAGCTCTGTTCAAGGAAAGGGTTAATATCTCTGGAATTAAGAGAGTAGATTCTTCTGTTATTAGTCCTATAAGTAGTGTAAGGAACATTCTCTATGCTCGTGGTATAAGATATACTGCTATTTACCAGATGATTTCTGACTGATTTCTTATTTCTCTTTGACCATTTGTAATGACATGACTTACATTCATAGACATATCTTAGGATTTTAACTTTCTTACATCCACATCTAGGACATGTTACTTTCTTCTTCAAGGCAACCACTTCAATATTTTCAAGTTAATTGGAGATAAATGAACAGAAGATTGACTTGAAATATTAAACGTATTGTAAGCTTGAATAAGCATGTCTAAGTTTGAGTCTTTTGGATACCATCCTAACTCATCATTCGCATGAGTAATATCAAAGTAGAAGTCTCTGTCCAAAGTCATATAATGCCATTTAGCAACTGGAATCAATGGATCAATCAAAAGACCTAGATATTTTGAAAATGATGGAAGACATACTATATCCGATTCTGATCCTACTTTTTTGATAAGACTTTGAATATCTTCAATTAATGTATCAAATTTGTCTGTTCCAAGATTGAAATCCTGATAAAATCCTCTATAGATTAGTAGCTCAAGAGCATTAACTAGATCATCAAGAGATAGTAGCTGAAATTTGTTTCTACCATTGCCAATAAGATATACATTCTTGTTGTTCTTTATCCAATAGATTAGGAGATAAAGAATGCCAAGTCTATTTCTTCCTATTACTGTTCTAGGTCTTACAATAGATACATTCAAGTCCTCTGTTTCTCTTGCAAACTCACAACACCACTCAGCAAATAGCTTAGACTTGCCATAAGGTTCTATAGGTATAGGTTCTGACTCTTCTGTTATTGGACTTGGAGTTCCAGCATAGATAGCTGAAGATGATACAAATATAAAACGTCTAACATCAGTATTTACGGATTTGGTAAGTAGAAGATCAGTTCCATTTACATTTGTCTTGAGATAGTCACTAAACTTTAATTTTTCAACTGGAAGTCTAGCTGCCAAATGATATACAACATCTATATTCCTTAGTATCTTTTCATCTATCTTTCTAAAGTCCATTCTGAGATGTGTTAAATTGGGGTGAGAAAATGGTTCATCTAGTAAATCGACTGTTACTACTTTGTGATTAATGACTAATTTTCTAGCAAGCTCTGAACCAATAAAGCCTGATCCACCAGTTATTAGGACTCTCAAATCAGATTCTTCCTCTTACACCATTTTATTGATTCATACATTCCTTCCCTTAATGATATTTTTGGTTCATATCCAAGTTCTCTTTTAGCTTTTGAGATATCACAAGCAATATTGAGTGTCATCTCTCCAGCTACATGAATATAGGATGAATATATACCAACTTTCTGTAAAACTCTATCAAGAAGTCTAAATGCTGAGGATGTAAATGAAGGGATATGAATAGGTTTGATATCTACTCCAAGTAACTCAGCTATTGTTTCATAGATTTCAATTGTGGTATAAGGTCTTTCATCTGCTATCCAGTATGTTGTATTCCAAGTATCACTTTCAGCTGCTAAGAAAATAGCATCTATAAGATTGTCAATATAAGTCATAGATCTGAGATTTCTACCATCACCAAAGACTATTGGTCTACCAGACTTTATCATTTTAAATAGTTTAGTCTGACGTTCTGGTTGATTGGGTCCATAATACCAGCAAGGATTCAAGATTATTCCTTCAATCTTTCTAGATTCCCAATATCCTCTTACATATTCTTCAGCTAGCCATTTACTTTTTCCATATGACATGTATGGTTCTCTAAACGTACCTTCATCCATTAATGTCTTTTCTTTACTGTATCCTACAGCTGAGTTGCTTGAAATGTAGATGATTCTCTTTACGTTGTTTTGTTCACAAGCCTTGAGCTGCATGAATAACTAAATCAATGTCTCTTGTTGCTTCAATGAGAGTATAAAGTTCTCTGACATCACCAGTAACTGTGTCAACTTTCAATGGATTAAGAGATCCTCTAAGAACTAGACATCTTAGGTTCCAGTCTTTGTGTTCTTTTAGTATTCTCTCAACTAGTCTCGTACATAACCAACCTGGATAGCCTGTAATAAGCACATTCATCCTATCTTTCTCCTTATGTATCTTTCATATTCTCTTAATGATCTGAACTGTTCTCTAGTTAGATAAGCTTGAGGATGTTTATCCTTTACAAATCTATAAGCTTGAATCCATGACATTCTTAGAAACTTTATTAGATATCCACATATAACCATTACAGACCTTCCTCTTCCTTTATCACAGAATACTAGAACATCCTTCCTATACGCTAAATTCACACCTAGTGTATTGACATATCCATCCAGGATAAACGGATATACATATATTCCTTCATCCATCTGAACTCTAGCATCTATCTCTATAGGAAATTCTTTATATCCTTTTCCACCAACATATAAATGATTTAATACTCTTGAATAGTTACTATTTTTAATGTTCCGTATCCTAGAACGTATGAATCCAGATATCAAGTCTTTCTTATCTTCATACCAAATCTTCAGTAATCCAATGAAAGTAGATACTCCAGACTTTAGTAAATTAGTAAAGATTTTACTCTTACCATATTGTCTGGGATAGTGATAAACAGGGAACTCTTTAATGTCATAGCCATACCTATGTGCCATGAGACAAAGCTCCGTATGTGGTGTATATTCAAGTTTATTAAGATTCATTACCACCCAGAGTAGATCTCTCTTTATTAGCTTATAACCACAGTTACTATCTCTAAGATCCAAACCAAATAAAGCTCCAACTATCATATTCATGATTCTCGAAAGTAGGATTCTAAGAAAGCTATCTTTTCTTTCGATCTTAGCTCCAGTAACCAGATCTCCATCAACTTCAAATATAGATCTGTCTATCTTATATTGACCATCACCATCCATAACTAGAATTCTATCACATGAAGCAGCTGCACATCCATCTTGAATTGATCTCATGTAACCAAGATCTCTTTCGTGTTTAATAAGAAGAACAGGATATTTACTAGCTATCTCTACTGTTCTATCTGTAGATGCATTATCAACTACTATAATTTCTTTAATCTCATCATATCTCATAGCATCTTCTATTATAGTTCCAATACTTTTCTCCTCATTCTTGACTGGTATTACCAAAGATATCATATTATGTCTCCTACTCCCAATAAGATAATCAGACATGTAAGGATGAAAATGTATCTAAACATTTTGTCTCTAAACAGAGCTTGTGGATTTCTTATCTTGTATGGATCTTTGTTTATTAACATTATGTATCTTCCAATAAGATAAGAAATTAGTGGTAGAATATAGATTGACATTTGTTCAAGTATTATCAACATAAAGACCATGAACATGGCACAATTAATAGGCAGAATCGTTTCTAGTAATGCAACATACTCTTCTGTAAGAGTAGTTCTGTGTTCACGTGATTTGTTTTTAAGTAACTTGTATTCTCCTATTCTCTTACCAGATGACATCATCATAGCAAATAAGAAGACACATATCAACAAATAATTATCTGGTTCAATGTTAGTAACTAAGTATCCTTGAAGTACTCTAAAAACATAGTTACTAGAAAGAGATATAATATCTAGTAGTTCATGCTTCTTGAATATAAGATTATATAATGAACCATTAATGAAAATACAGAAAACAAATGTTAATGGCACTTTTACAGCAATAATTGCCAAAGGTAGAAACAGTATCATTGAATAAATTAGAGCTCTGTCAAGTGATATCTCTCCAGAAGCTATAGGTCTATGTTGTTTCTCTGGATTTATTCTGTCACTATCGTAATCACATAAATCGTTTATAATATAGATGATTCCAGACATAACACATAATGAAATAAATGATAATATAAGTAAAGGATAGTTACTAACATTCAGGATGTCTCCTGATAATAAGAGAGGCGAAAATACCAGAACATTCTTGTACCATTGTTCTGGTCTGAGAACTCTGAGATACTTGTTCATTTATTCACCACCAAACAACCAATTAACAAATCCATTGTCATCTATTTCTTTAGCTTTTATAATATCATCAGTTCTAAGTTCTTCATTATATCTAGATGTTAGAACAGTATGTCCACAAGCTTCATATGATTTCTCCTTCTCTCTGATATGAGAGATTTCTCTACATCTTCCTATATGATACATCTTGAAGTCTGCTACTTTTGTATCGATATCTGATTTAACAATAGGAACTTCTATGTGAACTGAACGTGGTTTAGCTTCAAAGAATACTGTTCCAGTTGGAAAGAATCTTACAAAAGGTCCTTCTGTACCTAAAGATTTGAATGGATTAAGAGACACTATTTCTTCTCTTGGTATCATCCATACAGCTTTTTCATTCATCATCTCTTCAAAGTATTGTCTTGGATTTGGATAAGCTATCTCATCCAAATATCCTAGTAGAGTCCATTCTCTGTCACTACGAGCAATCACATAATTCCAGTTAGCCCAGAATACTTTATGAAATGTAAAATCAAATGCTGGTCTTGATATAAGCATTATATCCAGTTCTTTTCTATCTTGTAGTCTCTTGATATATTCTACACTACTATCTGTGCTTCCATCATCAAGTATTATCCAAGTATCAGCAAATTGTCTTACATACCTATAATAAATTGGGAGAATGGTTATCTCATTGTAGCATAAGCTAACTACACAAATACCTGGTTCCATCTTTCCAGGTAATCTGTATCTGAACATCACTCACATACCTCTCTAAGTACAGACTCTACTTTCTCTCCATAAATGTCCCAAGTTAGATTCTTTTCTATCCATTTCCTATTCTTAGGTAGCTCAATTTCTCCCCTATACAAATTGTAAATAACAGTTTCAAATGCATCAGTTACTAAAGCTAGATTGTGTCTAGTTACTAAGTCTGTGAATGGAGCCTCTGGTGACACAATAACGTTACACTCCATAGCCATAGCTTGAAATGCAGATAGAAACCCTCCCTGCTGTCTATATGGAATCACTACCACACTAGATCTAGCATAGATATCACGTAGTATCTCTCTTCCAATTTTGTTATGAATTATAATATCTTTCATGTCATGTTGTTTTATAGTATCGATTATCATTTCTGCATATTTAGTATTTGTCATACCAGTAAACACTATCTTTATGTTAGGAATCTTATCTTTGAGTCTATAATACATTAGTAGTATTCTAAACTGATTCTTGAATGGAGAGAACCATCCTGGATGAACTATCAAGAAATCATTGTCTGAGATTCCAAGCTCATTCTCAACATTCTCTATATTAGCCTTTGACCTATCGAATAGATCTGAATCTATTCCAAATGGAATGACTACTGAATCCATATCATAGAACTCTTTAACCCTTCTTCTATTGAACTCAGAAAAGACTATTATCTTGTCTACAGATTCTACTACTACATTTCTGTCATAATGTGACAAACATGATCCCCATAACACGTACTCTGGTAGTTCATTGTGATTCCATACATGTGGATGAATCTTAGGATACAGTAGTGTTTCTGCTGGATGATTATGAGAGTTAATTACATCATAGTCACTGAAATTGTCCTGTACAAACTGATTCATATGCTCAAATGACTTAGAAACAATTAGATTTATTCCATTGAGCTCATCTTTAATTTTATCAGACATTGCTAAAGTATTGATTGATACTTCATGTCCTCTAGACAAAAGATAGTTACTAAGTTTTACTATAGCTAGCTCAGCTCCTCCATAAATCTCGAATGAAGGATGCAATATTAATACATTCATTTCTCATCAATTGCCTTGTATACTTTATGACCTCTCCATTCATATACAGGACAGTCAATACAATATTCAGGTAGTCTATTCTGAATTAGTAGCTGTCTTAAGTGTCTATATCTGGGACCATACCATATCTTTCTAAAGTCCTTAGCTTCAAATATATTACCCATTCTCATAGACTGTTCCCATCTTCGTCTATTACCTTCATGTTGAGCACAACATGTAATTACGTCTCCATTCACCAGGAAGAATGGTTGGAATAAAGCTACACATCTATTAAGTGGTGGTAATCTACCAAGAGCTGGTTGATTAATAGAGACTCTAACTCCTTCTTCATTAGCTTTTTCAATTATGTCTTGTCTTAAAGAATCTGGAATCTCCATGTATAAATCAGCTACCTCTGGATACTTGTGTAATAATCTATTATAGAATACAAAGTCAAGATTTAACTGTTTAGCAAGCTCTATTGCTTTCAGAGCTTCGTGTTGATTGAACTTATTGATAACAAAATGAATACCTATTGAAGGATAAACAGACTTTAGCTTCTTCTTGGCATTTTGTAAGTGTCTTAGTCCATCAAGCATTTTATCCCACTTGTGTCCAACTCTGAGATTTTCATACGTTTCTTTAGTAGCTGCATCTAGTGATATTATAATACGTTCCACTCCATACTTGACCAGCTTCTCAGCTCTCTTCTTTGTAATGAACTGCATATTGTCATATTGTTCAAAGAATACTCCTCTCTCTTTGATGTATCTAATACAGTCCAGAAATATTGGATTAGTCCAAGCTTCACCTATCCCTGTGAATGACATTTGAGCTAGATCTGGAAAGTTATTCATAATAAGAAGAAATTCTTTCCAGCTCATTAGTCTAGGCTCTTCATCTAGATAGGTTCTTTCACACATCCTACACTTAAATGGACATATGTTTGATAGCTCAACTTCAATGTATCTTGGATACATTTCAATGGTATACATTATCTTTATCTTTGTCCTATCAGCTGTACAGAAGAACATGTTCATGTCATGGAACTTGTAACACCACTCTAGTCCCTTCTTTGTATGTACTGGATTAGAATTGAACTCATTAAGAGCATTGATCTCTATCATAGTTCTGAAATTGTCATAGATTAAACGATAGTAACTATCTTTACTACGTTTCTCATATGGTATCAATGGAAACGAATTGTCTACCCATCCATCTGGATAGTATCCAAGCTCTCTAGGAGGAGGTAGCTTGACTATTCCATGACTCAATAGATCTACATGTTTTACTTCTATCTTTGGGTTAGTAACTATGTCGTATCCCATACTTCTGGCATTATAGAAGAAGCTTAGAATATTGATATTTACTGGAGTTAGAAGAAATGGTTCTCTAGCAGCTAGCCATGAAGTACCTACAGAGTCTACTTCAAATGGAAAGCTAGCTAGAGGTGGAGACTTGGGAGAGAATCTAGCATTATCTATTCTAAAGCTCCATGTATCATAGAAGTAATTGTTAGCTTCATTCCAGACGTATGGAGCTACTATATCAGCATCTGTGTTTAGTAGTCTTTCTATATAGTCATCTGGAAATTCACACATATGAGTATCCATCATAAGAAAATAGTCTTCATTGTCATTCATTAGATTCTGGAAATCATCAATAATACATCCAGCTGCATGAGTTCCATATAGCTTCAACAAATTATTTCTTGGTTCTTTGTATACTTCAATCTTGAAGTCTGATTTGTTCTTGAAGTCCTTTATTTTGTCCAGAGTATGATCATTGCTATCTCCATAAATAAACACAAGTCTAAGCTTATTGTGTGGATAAGATAAAGACATTAGATTGGATGTAAAGTCATCTAGCCACTGTTCTGCATTCTTGATCATGATTCCTACCATTATATCTGGTTCTTTTGAGCTCATATCAACCGCCTATTAGTAATATCTTTACTAGAAGATAGATCCTCCATAATACTATCAAAAAATGGAATCCACTCTTTCTCAACTAGCTTGTTCCAGTCAAATCGTCTAGCAAACTTTATAGATTTCTTGGAATATCTACTTCTCTCTTTGTCACCGAAATAAGCTTTCTCTAGAGCTTCAGCTATATCATGAGGATCTACCATCGAAGAAATAGCACCTATAGGAGTATAAGTATACATTTTTGGTTTGACTAACCATCCACGTCCTTTGACTAATTCAGTCATACTTGAGAAGTTATTAGCTATTGCTGGAGTACCACATGCCATACCTTCTAGTATTGGAATACCAAAGCCTTCTCTTCTAGAACAATAGAGCTGTACATCAATAGCATTATATATTGTACATAGATTCTCTTCTTTGATACCAGTTTCAAATATCATTGGATTCTGAAGAATAGCTACCTTCTCTAGCTTGTATTTCTTCACTAGCATTCTAATGTCTATTCCTCTTGGATCTGAAGGATTGGTATAAATGAAATATTTTACATCTGACTCTTTCACATCTGGATTGTTGTCTAGAAATATTCTTAGAGCTATTATGTGTTCACCCCATGACTTTCTACTTTCTTTGTCAGAGTTAGCTGCTATTGTTCCAAACAAAAACACATCTGGTGGTAGTCCTACTTCTTCCTTAGCTAGTCTCTTGTTCATTGGTTTGTACACAGATGTATCTACACCATGATAGATTACTTTATCATATTTTACTGGTGGATCATATGATTCCCACTCATTCTTCTGGAAGTATGTAGGAGATACTCTGTAGTCATAAGCTCTGATTAGAGTCTGTATTTCTTCTGGATAGTTTATATGATCAAGTGGTCCGTATGTCATTGTTGTAGGGAGCTTTGTTGGAAACCAATCAAATGCCCAAGGATCTGACATTAGACAAGCTATATTTGCTTTTATTGAATTGTAGTAATATATACAGCTGTTTTCTCCAAATCTACCATTCTTAGATGGAAAGTGAGGTACTCCATTTATTACTATTACTCCTCCTGGTTCTATTCCATAGTAAGCTGATACATATACATTGAATCCATGTTTTACAAGTCCGCTTGTAATGTACCTAGTAACTATTCCGTAGCCAGACCTTATATGACTTGCCACACTATGCCATAGTATTCTAAACCTTGATCGTTTCTTTAGATTGGATTTGTCCTCTTCACTCATCTACTCATCACACTTGCTCAGTATTAAATTATCTTCTAAAAGGATAACTTTATAAAGGTAGTCTTAGAGAAATAATAGAAATTTAGAAACAAAGGAGGAATGAGGTTGAGTAGACGAGTCTACTCGAATCTAGTAAAAGAGGAATTCCTTAATAAAGCTATCGTTAGAGCTCTGAAAATGTTGAATGTTCCTTTTCAGGACATTCATACCAGATATAATTTTTACAAGAGACCTGGAGAACAATCAGCTGACTTTATTCTGTTTGGATCTTTTCTGCTAGAAGCTAAGAACTGGAACTGTGTAAGATACTATGTTGATAGAAGAAAAGCTTATAGAGAAATTCTCTGTAGATTCATAGATGTCAACAATCCAGAGCTGTTTCTAAGAAAGAAAATTCTCGTTATAAGCAATCCTAGATGGACTGAACATTCTAGAGAGTACTTAATAAGTCATGGAATTGAGATAATAGAGCTTGGATATTTTGTGGATGAAAATCGAATTGAAGAAGCAGCTCTCGACATAGCGACTAGACTGAGGAACCTAGTATCCACTCTTTCTGAATCAATACAGCAGAAAACAAGACAGAAGCTACTGTCCTTCTTCATCAAAATCAGAACAGGATACTACAGGTCCAAGCCTAGAGACAGTAGCTATAACTCTTATAGTAATTCTATAAGCTTAAGCTTGAGTTTAATATTTACATACCCAAAACACAAAACAAATGAAAAAGAATATGGGAGCTTAGAGAGAAACAATTCTCTTGTATTTTTCAGTGTCAATAAAGATAGGAACATCGAAGTATAGATCTGGATCTTCTCCCATGCATATTCTTATATATCGTTCTCTAGCTACCTTGTAAGCTGTTCTTATAGATGAGTACTCATTTAGCTCCTCTGGTTCCAGTATCTCTAGACATATCTCTAGTCTTCTTTTAGCTCTTGGAGAGAGACTATCCAACCATTCTTTATTCTGTATTTTCTTGGATAATGGATACCGTTTCATCATCATGAGTCATCTCATAGTGCTTGAAGTGTTCTCTTAGAATCTGGGCATAATAAGCCATATTCTTATACTCTAGATTGGGTTCATTTCTCTCGTACATCTCTATTTTCTCTATTGGATGTATAGGAACTACTGAACATTCATCAGCTGTATATAACAACACCAATATTCCAGACGGTCTCTGCTGTATACTATACTGCCATTTCTGAAATCCACCTGTAACAGAGAACTTGGTACTTTCAAATATTATTTCAGGATTCAGCCAGTGAGAGTGTGCAGCTACTACTCTTTCAATCACTACTCCTCTGGATCTATAGTCTGAAATTGTCTTTAGTATGTCTCTTATAAATGATGGAGCTATTGGATAGTAGTCAGATCTTCCATATCCATGTGTAAATAGTACGTTATAATGTCCTATAGGACTTCCAATATCAATTATGGAGTGCCTACTACAGTATCTAGCTTTTTCTCCTATAGATTTCTTTAGATACAACATATAATTAGACTCTGTGTCTTCATGATGTCCCTTCAACATATATATTCTATGAACTGGTACTATCTTCTCTATTTGTTCAATAGTTCTCTTTATTACACGTTCAGCTAGAAACACCTGCCAATGTCCTCTCTGTACCAGATTCTCTAGCTCCTGTCTTCTATAGATATTTCTACCAGAAACTATGTCACCATTTAACACCACTCTAGTTCTTTTGATGTTGTAGTTGGTAGCTAGATACTTCAGTACTCTCTCTAGATTGTAAATACAGCTCCAGTAAGTTTCTGGTAGATGAGACTCATGACCTAGATGTAGATCAGAGATAACAATAGTAACTGTCATATCTGCTTTCTTACCAGACTCTAGAACCTTGAGTGGTAGTGGAACACTAATATTCTCTCTTTCTCTATATTTGTATCTTACCTCTGGTATCTTGTCAGCTAGTCCATCAGCTAGCTTGTCAATTATTTTCGTAAGAAACTCATCTTCTACTTCTTCAAGATCAATATCATTATGTTCAATCATGTTCTCTCTAGCTTCACTGTAGCTTCTTCTTGGGATATCGAGCTTCTTCATCCATCTTCTAATAGTTGACTCATCTTTTCCAACTATCTTTCCTATCTGTCTAACAGACAGTCCTTTATTCCAATATAGATCATATAAGGTATCTCTATCTAGCACAGATCTGTACCTCCAAGATTCTGTCTTAGATTCTCATTTTTCTCTTATAAATGTTTACTTATTGAGATTTCTCTTTAATCCTTTGAACATTTTGCTAATACAGGATTCACATAGTCCTCTCTCTAGTGTAAATATCCATAGATCTATCTCTAGAATATATCCTTCATCAATTCTACCACATATAGAACACTTAACTCTGTCCTTGTGATAATATCTCAAACATCATCACCTCTATATTTTAAATGTCTTTCTAGACTTAAATTCAGCTTGTTTACCAGGATGCCATGCATCCACTGGTCTCAAGTATCCAACTATTCTCGAATATACCTCTGTCCTAGCTCCACATTGTGGACATTTATATACTTCACCAGCTATGTATCCATGCTTCTCACATATACTGAACGTAGGTGATAATGTGAAGTACGGTATTCTAAAGCTGGTAAATACTTTCTCCAGTAATAGTGGAACTACACTTGGATTCTGTATTCTTTCCCCTAGAAAGGCATGAAATACTGTTCCACCAGTATATCTAGTCTGTAGCTCCTCTTGAAGCTCAAGTGCTTCAAATATATCAGTAGTATAGTCTACTGGTAGCTGAGTACTGTTGGTATACATCGGATGTTCTACACTCTTGCCATATCCATTCATGAAATGACAGTTACTAAACTTTGATTTGTCTAGGAGAGCAAGTCTGTATGAACATCCCTCAGCTGGTGTAGCTTCTAGGTTGTACATATGTCCAGTCTCTTTCTGATATTCCAGTAGCTTGTCTCTCATGAAGTCCAGTACTCTTATTGCAAACTTTATTCCTTCTTCATCAGCTATGGTACAGTCCATGAAATTAAGTAGTGACTCGTTCATTCCAACCAATCCAATGGTGTTGAAGTGATTGTTCCAGTAGCTTCCAAATCTAGCTTTGACATTTCTAAGATAGAACTTTACATATGGATAAAGTCCTCTCTCTGTAAGTCTCTCTAGTACCTTACGTTTGATCTCTAGTGATGTCCTAGCTATGTCCATTAGTCTTTCTAGTCTCTCAAAGTACTGATCATCATCCTTAGCAACTAAGCCTATTCTAGGCATATTGATAGTTACTACGCCTAATGAACCCGTGAGAGGATATGATCCAAAGTATCCACCACCTCTATTTCTTAACTTTGAAACGTCAATTTTCAAACGACAACACATAGATCTAGCATCTTCAGGACTCATATCGCTATTAACATAGTTACTAAAGTATGGTATTCCGTACTTGGCTGTCATTTCCCATAAACCATTGTAAGCTTCATTGTCCCAGTCAAAGTCCTTTGTTATACAATAAGTAGGAATAGGAAATGTAAACACTCTACTAGCTGCATCTCCTTCACAAAATACTTCAAAGATAGCTTTGTTTATCATGTCAGCTTCTTCCTGGAAATCACCAAGTTCTTCTACTGGTTCACCAGCTACTATTCCTGGCATTTCTTTCATGAAATTGGGTATTTTAAGATCTATGCTTACATTTGAAAATGGTGTCTCACCACTAGTTCTAGTTGGAATATTTAAACTAAATAGTAGTTCTTGTATACATTGTTTTACTTCTTTGTAATTGAGATTGTCATATCTTACAAATGGAGCAAGTAGTGTATCAACATTATTTAGTGCTTGAGCTCCAGCACTCTCTAGTGAAAGAGCAAATATAAAATTGACTATTTGACCAATAGCTGTTCTCAGATGTTTGGGTGGTTTACTAGATATTCTACCAGTTGCTCCTCTAAATCCAGTCATTAGAATGTCATACAAGTCCCAACCAAGACAATATACAGAAAGCATATTCAGATTGTGTATATGAAAGTCACCACTTAGATGAGCTTCTCTTACTTCAGCTGGATAAATCTTATTCAGCCAATAGTTCTTTGTCAGCTCTGAGCTTATGTAGTTGTTTAGTCCCTGAAGAGAATACTGTCTATTTGCATTTTCCTTAACCTGCCAATCAAGCTGATTGAGATACTGATCCATCAAATCAATGCCATTTAATGACATTACCATATCTCTAAGCTCTTTGTGTTGATGTCTATAGATTATGTAAGCTTTAGCTATCTGAGTAAGGTTTCTCTTTATAAGAACTCTCTCTACAATGTCCTGTATCTCTTCAACAGTAGGAACTCCATCTTCTCCATACTTCTCTTGTATTATTCTATCTACCTGTTTTCCTATTTGATATGCAAAGTCCTTACTGTCATTTCCTACAGCTTGAGAAGCTTTCCATATTGCTTCACATATTCTGTTAGGATCATAGCTTTCTAGCTTACCATCTCTTTTTCTCACATACATAACCATAGTAACTATCTCTCCTTATCAAGAGTCTCTTGTATTACTTCTCTAATAATGTCTTCATCAACATTTACATCGGACTTGGATTTAGCTCTTTCAGGGATCTTAGATTCATCATTGTTCCATTTCTCCAGCTCTCTTTCTACAAACGTAGCTGGTAGTCCAAGCTCTCTTCTTATCTTGAGCTCAAGCTCTGGATCTCTTCTAATCAGATCTCTTCTTCCAAGTCTCGATACTAGATTTATTGTAGTCTCTAGAGTAGCATGAGACTTTGATCTAAAGACTATTCTAGGTACTTCCTTGTAGCTCTTTACTTTCTTTCTAGCTTTGAACAGTCTATACAACAGCTTCTCTCTTATCTGTTCAGCTAGTCTGTCCTGAAGAGCTACTATTCTACGTTCAAAGTCCAGATCAGAAGACTCTGTAACTCTAGCAGCTACTCTTGTACCTGGTAAGAAATGTCTTGAAGGTGGGATACCCATTCCAAGACTCTGTATAGATGCAAAGTACAGAATCAGTCCCTCAGTACCAGCTATGTCAGGAGCTGGCATTCGTTCAATTCTTACATCTATTGGAAATCCAAACACCGATTCTATAGAGACATTCTGTAGATCACCAACTATCTTGTCTATTAGCTCTGGAGATGGTCTAGGCATCTGTTCTGAACCTACATAAGCTATCAGTGAACCAGATCTAAAAGCTCCTTCTCCAACAGTCTCTTCTAGATTCAACCTAATAAGAGCTTGTTTGTATACAGCTTCCAATGGAGTTATACCAGTGAATGCACTTCCTATACTGAATAGCTTGAAATGAGCTATTCTATCTCTACCATCTTCATTTTTTCTCTTAGCTTTCCATATAATTTTACCATTCTTTGTTATTGAATCCTTTCTCCACTCAGTAGTAGAGTCTCTATCCTTATACTGAAAACCAATTGGTTCAAAGTTCTCATCAAGCATTACATCTTTTGTCGAGGGATCTCTGATATAGTCTATCTTGGATGGATCTAGAATTCTCAGAGCTAGGATATCATTTCCACTTTCTGAGTATCCTAGCTCTACAAAAGCATTTCCAGCTCCACCTACAAATATGTCTCTTAAAACAGACTCTAGTATTCTCTTGAGCTTTACATCCTCAGACCATTCTTCAGCTTCTCTACATAGCTCTTCATCTCCTTCAAAGTAGAATCCCTCTCCTATCACAAAATCTATGTAGTCATTGACTTCTCTGAATGTCAGACCATCTATACGATACAGAGTCTCTAGAGCTTCACCAGTGACCTTCTGTTTCTCTCTTACGTCTTTACCTACAGCTAGCAATGGCTGAGTGTTTATCTGTCCTACTTTAACCAGCTCTTCTATAGAAGGCTCTGGTGTCTTTCTTCTGATAATCCTCATAGCTTATCACTTCTTCACCAATTTCATTATTGCTGATATCAGACCATCGCTTATTACCATTTTTTCAAACAGCTCTGGTGATATCTTACCACAGTAAAGTAGTCCAGCTAAGACCAGAAATATCGAGAAGAACACTACTACTGGAGCTTCTGCATTAGTTATCTTTTCTATTATTAGCTCAGTCAGACTTTTCTCTTCTACTATTTCCTCAGACATTCTCTCAACCTCCTATAATTTTATTTATTTAGTATAACTTTAACTTTAGCTATTTGTTCAATATTCTCCCATTTACAGTATATCATATGACCTTGATCAGATCCAGCAAACAGAGCTCCAAGAAATGCATATGCTCCATCAGCTAGATAGTTACTATCTTTGAGAGGACTTACAACAGGAGATCCACTATCTCCACCAGCACACTTGCATAGACAGAGAACTACATCCTCATAATAGGCTACTCCACGACTTCCCCATATATTTCCACACCAGTGAGCATCCTGTATTGTTCCAGATGTAACACCAGTGGTTCTACCAGATTTTATCACAGTAGCTCCTTCTTTATGCTCACCCTTAGCTACTATTTTTCCATCGATGCCAAGTATTCTAAATTCATAGTCTATCAATGGTGTTCCAAAAGAAATATCTACTTTGTTAACTGGAGTATCTTTACCAGCCAGAGCTTTGTAGATTCTAAAGAAGAAATTTCTAAATCTACAATTAAAGCTAGCAAACTTGGTTTCAACATAAAAAGCCAGCTTAGCAACTATGTCTTGTGGATACCTTCCTCCATCATAGGGACTTGGTTGTAACCATTCATCACCTATCTTAGCTTTGTTCTCAAGAGATCCGCAATGATTATTGAGTCCTACATAGATTTCTCCATTTCTTTCATAGAACCAGTTTAAAGTACAAGCTGTACCATCCTTGTGAATACATGAAATTCCAGCTACTATAGGTCTGTAACGTTTCTGATGATCATTTGGAGAATCAGTCTTTACTGCTACACATCTACATGGTATTTCTTCCACATAATACATTCTCTCTAGTTCTACCACATCTGTTTCTACCACATCATTTCCAATATCCAGATGTCTTGGTATGATGTCTTTAGCTGCTAGAGACTCAAATGGTTCTTTCTTCTCAACATAGATTCTCACACAGCTAGTATCAGGTATCTCTTTCCCATTCCTTATTCTAGGTCTAAGAACACCACTGAATCCATGTACATTCTTTTTCTTAGATATAGATTTCCAGTATCTTTTCTTGAACTCTTCAATTACTTTATCCATATCTAATAACCTCCTATCTAACCCATACTCTTCCTAATATGCTCTCCCATACAGGTTCAATATCTATATACGGATAGTCTATTTCTATGTGTCGTAGTCTCTCTCCACATCTAGGACAGTAGTTCCACTCTGGTATAACAGGATAGTTACATCTAGGACATTTCATACTAGCATAAGGTGAATATGGTATTGTTATTACCATTCTAGATTCTCTAGCTGTAGTCTCATTGTTGTTAGTATAATCTCTCATATCTCTATTTCACCTCAGACATTGATTATAATATATTCCTACTCCTATAAACTTTTAGATAGTAACTATCTTATAACCACATTCTTAACGTTCTCTAATAAATATGGCTTTATCTTTTCAAGCTCTTTAGTGGTATAAGGTTTATAATATTTGAACTCTGGATCTAGAACAGATTGGTTTCTAAAATTCTGAATAATATACAGATCAGCTCTTTTGATTTCTCTTGTAATCTGAACTAGATCCTCTAGAGATAGGATCTCTCTAGCTACTGTGGTTCTGAACTCATATTTAATATTAGACTTCATAATCAGATCCCTAGCAGCTGCGATCCTAGAGATATCTATAGGAACATTCACAATTCTTTGATATTTGTTGATTGGAGCTTTATAGTCCATTGCAACATAATCGACTAGATTGTTTTCTATAAGATTTCTAAGCTTTTCATAAAAATAGCCATTGGTCTCAATCATAACATCATATCCATAGTTCTTGAGTATTCTACAGAAATCCTCAATATCTTGTTGTAGTAAAGGTTCACCTCCAGTAATCACACATCCATCAAGATACTTACGTTTATTATGTATCTTCTCAAGAACTATTTTAGAGTCTATTGGACTAATACGAGATAGAGCTAGATCTGGATTCTGACAATAACCACATCTAAACTGACATCCAATAGTAAAGACAATACATGATAGATGTTCAGGATATTCAATCAGACTCAATCCCTGAAAAGCTCCTATCTTCAAACTTGTATCACCTTTCATGTCATAATCTCTTTGCCAATAAATAGGATTTCAGCTCATCACTAGCTTTGTTCATTAAATGCTTGTTGTATTTAGCCATTTGAACATAGTTCTCATAGTTCTTCTCAAGTCTATTATAGTACTCAATAGCTTTCTTGATTATCTCATCATCATCCAAGTCAGCTTGAAATGAAAACTTACATTCAGGACAGAAGTATCTTCCAACATCACTGACAATAAAGCCTATAGTTTCTAGATAAGACGTACTTCCACAGAATGGACACTTCCTAGTCTTTGGATATTTCTCAAGAAGCTTCTTAGTTTTTTCTATAAAGTTCAAAGCATCATTGTTCAAACTATAGTCTCTCCTTGAGCAATATAGACTTCACATTTGTACCAGCTTTGTCAAGTATATCCTTGTATTGCAAAAGATACTCATTCAGCTTCTCTATTTCATTACGTACTTTGTTGTATTCACGTTCTATCTCTTCATAATATTCTATGGCATAATCAGTCAATAGATGAGTAGGAGTATTAGGATAGAACTTGAACTTACAGTTGCTACAATAGTACTGTTCAATAAATTGACCTGTCTGTCTAAGCCTAGCTGTCATCTGTTCACAGTATGGACACTTAACCACTCTCTTGATAAACATATCTCTAGGAAGAGTTATATTGACATTTATTCCACCTATCATACTATCGTAGCTACTCATCTTTGATCCAGTAGCTCCATCCACATTTCTTACATTCATATGTTATTTCAGTAACTATCTTTTCACTTTTAAAGACTCCATCTGTTATCTTGTAGTATCTAACCACATTCTCCACTACTTCAGCTCCACATATTGGACAGTACAGCTTTCCATTCTTCTCAACTGGTCCAGGCATATAAATCACCTCTTAAAGAATGAAGATAAAGAAGTCTGACCCCTAGCACCTCTCATTACCTCATCCCATGATAACCCTATTAAAGCTAATAAGTCTTCTGTCTTTTTCTTAATAGTACGTTCAAGAAGTCTATCTCTGTCTATAACAATACCAGGAGCCTTTTCTAGATCAGAAGCTTCTCTGAACCCAGCTACATCAGAATAGACAGTCTTTGTTATATTTTTAATGATCTTATTCTTACCAGTCTTTGGATCTTTCTCATCTATCTCTATTGGCTCTTTAAGCTTCACTGTTACTGTTATTGGCTTATTTCGATATTCTTTAATTGGTACATAGAAGAATCTCTCTCCTTCCTGAATGTCTAGATCAAGTATTTGATTAGCAAATTCCAGTGCTTTGAGCTGTATAACCATGCTTGTATATTCTGTTCTAGGTTTGGTCAGTGTTACAGCTATACCTACCTTCTCTAGAGGATATTTGTCAAGCTTCCTAATCTGTTTCTCTATAAAGTCTTTTATTCTCTGTTTATTAGCTCCATTTAACATTAGATCAATAAGTCCTTCCTGAGTTTCAATCGTTAGCTCAGACTGATCTTTTCTTACAATCTCTAGTCCCTTGAATACCTTTCTTCCATCTATTGTCTTACCAGCATATCTTTTCTTAGCTAGTACAATCAGTCTTTTATAGATCTCATCTATTTCTAGAACTATCAAGCTTGGATCTACATTGTAGTGATTTCTAATATATTCATGAAGTCTTGACTGTATCTCATCTCTTATCTGTTCAGCTTCCTCTTCAGAACCAGTTTTCATCTTTACAAATAGTGAGTCAGTATCACCCATTATAGCTTCATATCCTATTTCTTTACATATCTCAATCGACTTCTTTAGTATGTTTCTAGCAGCTGTAGTAATACTCTCAGCTATAGCTATTGAATAGAATCTAGATGCTGGTAGATGTCGTTCTGGATCACCTGGAAAACCAAAGAATCCATAGATTCCATTTACTATAGCTTTGTAAGCAAGTCTTCTTCGTTTGAGAGCATTTAATAGCTCCCAATCACCTTTTTCTTTAGCTATCTTTTGTTGTCTCTTGTTCTCCTCTAGTATAGGAGCCATTTCCTCTAGTAGCTGAACAGTCCAGCTCTTGGTATCCGACACATATCTAGCTCCCTCTAGTGGAATGTCACCAGAGGCATCATAAGTATCCCATCCAATATTGAATGTTCTAATAATCGATGGATATAGAGACTTAAAGTCCACACATACAACCCAATCATGTATTCCAGGTATAGCTCTTAGCACTATAGCTCCAGTATATCTTCTTCTAACTTTTTCTACTGGTCTTGTTCTCAGTATTATCTTGCCATGTAACAATCTAAGATAAGAAATATCAGCTACTCTAGCTGCATACATAGCATCGTTGAAGGAGCATCCAACCTTACGTCTAATAGGATCAAGATACTCATCAATTAGCTTTAGCTTATTGTCTATTTCCTTGATAAGATGGACATCTCTAAGGTTATAGTAAAGTACATTCTTATAGTCATGCTTCCATGTCTCTCCTATACTGCTATATTTCAGAGGTATCTTTCCATACCCAAGTACTACTTTAGAAATATAATCCAGAGTCTGAAATCTCTGTCCTCCCTCTACTTTTTCATATACCTCTTGTAAGTCTATGTATTCAATGCCACCTATACTTAGATAGTCGGATCTTCTAGACTTTTTCTTATTATCAGATTCAGAGCTTTCCTCTTCTTTTTCTGAGCTGACGTATACTTTTGATATATCAGAGAGTTTTCTATATGGTAGCTTAAGATCTCTCATTCTACGTATAAGAACCAACATATCGAACTTAGTAAACGATACTATGATATCAGGTCTTGTCTCTCTTACATAATCAATAAAAGCATTTAACATAGATACTTCGTCTCTGAAGTATCTAATATATTCATGATCAATACCTCTAGTCTCTTTCCAATAAAGCTGTACATAATGTCTAGAGAAAGAATCCCACATACCTATAACAGAAATCTGTTTAGATGCTTCTGATACTGTCTCAATATCAATAAACAGTACTCTTTTGACTGAGTATGGACACTCAGCTGGTTTACAGTAATCGTCATTCCATGGAATATATCTGTCAAGCTTATGAAGACTAAAGTATAGATCATCTACTTCTATCCCATTACGAATCCCTTTGTTTATTAGATATCTATAAACAAACAGTACATCAGCTTCGTAAGTATCAAATCCTCTAGGTCTATACTTAGTCTTCCTACTATGTAACCATTTTCTAAGCTTAGCTACATCATTTGGAATCTTAGTTACTATCTTAGCAGCTAGGTCTCCACCACCCATCATAGGCATTCTAACAGTTTCTATTCTTTTAATCATGGACTTGTAGTCTTCAGGAAACTGAATATACGACAGATCTTGTCTCTGAATAAAGAAGTATGGTTCAAAGCTTGAGTCCCTGAATATGAATTTATTTCCATCTTCGTCTCTTGTAAACAGATACACAACTGGAGTTCCTTTCTCTACTCTATATGTAGCTGTTACAAGAGACAATAACAAGTTTCAATTCACCCAAAAAAAAGAGGGAGCTTAGGTTTAGAACATCAGTCCTAGCTCTTTAGCTCTTTTGTTTACATACTCCCATAGTATCTGAGCTACTATGTCATCCAGTGTATCATTAGGAAAGTCGAACTTAGCTATGGTTATTAGCTTGCTTATTAGATCTGATGGAAGTCTCACTGGTCTCATTAGATATTTACGTTCATTCTTTGGCTTTCTAAGCTCTTCACTTATCTGCTTGTATTTCTCTAGCTTAATCTCTGGATTCACATCCAGATGTCCCATCTTTGCATCTTGTACTAGCTCTTCCACAAGTCTCAATGGAGCTTCATTAGCTATCTCAAGTGTCTTTACAGCTACTTCAGGATTCTCCTTGAACACATCTAGTGTTTGGAGACTTTTTCTTAGTAGCTGTTTCTTCTTAACTGGAAGCTTCTTGTACTCCTCTTCTTTCTCAGCTTGTTTTAGTACATCTGGTACCTTGTGTAGTCCCAACCACTCTCTTATAGTACTTGGAGATCTACCAGTGATAAGTGATATTTGTTCTACAGATAGTCCCTTGTCTCTAAGTATCTTTGCAAATTGATATCTGTCTTCCATAGTCATATCGTACTTTAGCTCATTCTCTAGGAATGAACGTACTATCTTTTCATTCTCTGACATACGTTTCTTTAGACACCATACTCTAGAAAGCTCAGCTAGTAGTGCAGCTCTATATCGTCTACCACCAGCTACTACATATAGATCTTCATCGACTATAATAGGTTCAGTGTTTATTCCAGTCTCTCTCATTGATATTACTAGAGAATCCAGATCTACTTCTGGTTCTTGTTTACGAGCATTGAAGGGAGATACTCCTTTTAGCTCTTTAGGATCAATATAGAGTATCTCCCATTCTTCATCTAGAAAATCTAGAAGCTTCTCAGGTGTAGTGTTCTCTGACATTTAGTTCACCTCATAAGTTGATAAACTCTGACTCTAGTGGAACATTAATGTATCCTCTCATGTTCATCACTATCTCTTCTTCATCAGATCCCTGTCTTTTAAGCTTTGATAGAGTACCAAAAGCTAGTATTCTGCTGTTTTCTGCAAAGTTAATAGTCAGATACTTTGGTACAAAGCATCTAATCTCAGAATATGTCTCAAAATCTGTTAGTCTAACTATGTTCTGCTTGGTCTCTCCTGTAAATATGATGTTCACTACATCACCTTCAAGAAATATTGGTTCTCTTCTCCAGTACTTTCTCTCTTCTGGATCATTAGGTGGCACAAACTTTATTTCGTATATGTTCTCTACTTCACTGATATTATAGATGTCAAAGAGCTTTCTTACTAGTCTCTCTTGTTCTAGATAGTTTATCTGATCAATTGAAGGTCTAAATCTAGTTACTGAGCTAGCATTCAAATGATAATATGGTAGCTGTTTGTCAGACTGTCTAGGTAAAGCTCTGAAATTATAGAGTATATGAAGGTTCTTTGGCATTATTTCAGTAACCAAGTCTCCCCATACTTCGAGCATACCAAACTTTACACGTTCCTCAGCTAGCTCTCTACCAGTAGAACCAATGAAATAGTATGTTCTGTGATCTGTTCCTTTAATCGGTTTCAGATAGTTGTCAGATCCTTCTCTATAATCAAGCCATACTTCTGGTTCTGGATGAAACTTAGACTGTAGCTCTGGTGGCATTCTCTTGATCTTAGCTATCATACGATCAGCAGTGTTTTCTATTGGTGTACATCCAAAGAAGAATCCTGTGTGCATTATAGCTCTAGAGTTAGCTCCACCTTCCTCTCTCTGTAGCTGTAGCTTGAGTAGTCTCAGACATAATACTAGTCGTTTTTCTTGACTCATTCTTGGATGTTCTTCTCGTACTCTAGGCAGATATTCCAACATTTCATTCTCTAGTGTTTCAACTGGTATTCCATACATCTCAGAGAACTGATTCAATCTTTCCTGTATCTTAGATGGTATCTCCATACACATCCCTCCTATTTTTACATTTTTATATGTCCGTAAGGACCATAATCCAATTCAAACTTACAGATTATCAGCTAATGCACACTCCTTACAACAGTATATCTTAAATATAGGTATAGGTACATAAAACGGAGCTTTCTTAATAAGATTCAAGCCAAGTGTTAGTTCTCTTTCAATTACACCTTCAACAATTACTGGTTCATGCTTGAACTCTTTCCTACAATAGTCACAAACATATCCATAATCTAAATTATAGACTTGCAGCTAGAGCACACTCCCTTGAGCAATAAACATATCCAATTGAGATCTTACCATCTTTCCACACAGTCTGTATAATTGGATTTTTCATTATTCTTCTACCACAGTACTGACATCTAAGCTCTTTCTCTTTAGTTACTGAAGTACTACTCATTCTCTCAGTACCTCATATATTCTTTTCCCTTTCTTACCAAGTCTTCTATTATTTATTACTATAGACGAGAGCTCATCCTCATCCATGTCACAGAGATCAGCTATTGTATATGTACGTCCAAGATAGTTAGCCGTTTTTCTACCAAGACCAGGTATACATCCAAGCATGTCTATTCTTATCTCCTCATTCGTAACTCCACGTTTAGGTCTCAATGGTTTAAGACTAGGCTCTGTCTTCAAGCTTTTCTTATGATATTCTAACAAGTCCTTTATAAAGTCATCGTCTGAAGCTACATGAATAACTGGTATTCTAAAGGAATAGTAACTAATAATTCTGTGTAGTCTTAGCTCTTTCTCAATATCAATTGGAATGAGCTTGTTTCCTACTCTTTTTTGAGGTGGTCTTTTTGGATATACACCAGTAATGTATACTATTGGTCTTTTCAAATCTTTCATTCTATAAAGCTGAGGATAGTACCGTCTTTCAGCTATACTGTTGAAGAAGTCATCAATTGTCTTTCTCTCTATTACAAGCTCGTCTCCTAGCACATAGTCTCCTATAGGTAGTCTGACTTTCTTAACTTCCACTCCATAGTTACGTAGCTTTTCCATCATTATTTCAGGTTCTCTATCATCAACATATATCATTTACAACACCTTAGCTAGCTCCAATCCGTCTATCCATTCTATAAAACAGTTTCTACAGTACACACTTCCTTTAGGTCTCCTACCTGGTATGGTAGGAAGAAAGAATATAAGATGTTGTTCGGGTATGAACTCATTGCACCTGTCACACCTAGTTGGTTTTGTACAATCTCTTATAAAGACAGGAATCCATGGTGACTTCCTCTTAGAGCTCATTAGCTAGTCTCCATTCATCAATATTAATTACCACAGTGTATCCACAGTTCTTGCATATCATTACAAGTTGTATGACACCGTTTAACAGATCTTCAACAGTAGATTCAACAGTCGTTAAGAATTTACTAGAACCAACAGTACCTACTACTGTAGTATTATCTGTTGCATAATAGGTACTACTCCATAGTGTTCCAGGTAATCCAATTTCAATCGTACCTTCATACGTACTAGTGTTGATTCTCTCTTCAAATACCTTTCTAGCATATTCTCTGAATGAAATATTCTTTACGTTACGATATCTCTTTACCCATTGAACCTTAAAGTCAGTATGTTTACAGTTTGGACATATAGGTATCTTATTCATCTTCAAGCTCACTTCTAGAATAGACCTCTGTATATCCACATCCTTCACAATAGACCACTATTTGAAGTATCTCATCAGTAGTTGCATAGTATGGATAAAGAAAAGTATAAAGAGAGCTTTTCTGTTTTACTTTTTCTTTAGCAAAGTCTAGTGGATCTACTAGATCCACTTCTTCTTTAGTTACTATTCTGGAAGACACTGCCATTGAACCACAGTTAGGACATCTAGTACCCATCTATACTCCACGTCTCTTGGTAAAGTCTCTAATACCAGTCTCATCTATTATAAACGTACATTCATTTCTAGGTACTGGACCATCAGCTATAATAGCTCTCCATGTCTTGTCGTTAGCTGATACTTGTTCTAGAGACACTAGAAAGTTTACTCCATGCTTCACTACATGTGCAGCTACTGGTGCATCTCTTATTCCATATCTCTTGATACTAGCTAGCTGTTGTCCAGAGTCTGGGACTCCCATTACTTGAAGTGTCATAACTATAGCTATATTATATTGTGAAGCTAGCTGTTGAAGAAATCCAATGTGTCTTCCAGACTCAGCTGATCTCTTTCCCAGAGTCTCTCTACCAGCATATGCAGCTCTGAAAGGAGCATTGAAGCTATCTATTACTATTAGTCCGATATCCTCTTTCTTGTCTGTTATTAGTCTCTCTACCATTTCGTAAGCTTTGAACAGATGTACTGGTGTCTTTATGAACTTAGCTGGTATAACGTATATATCATTCTTTAGATCGAAATTTATTCCATTAGCTATAGCTATTTGCTTGATTCGATCAAGTATACATGTCTGTGGTTCTGTCTCTATCCAGACTGATTTTCTGTTGTATTGTTTTTTCATATTAACTACCAGCTGTTTACAGAGCTGTGTCTTTCCAGTATTGTGAGTAACAATCCCATTAGCTATAAATGTATGATGGTTCTCTGTCCCTATGTCCCATACATAATTTATTCTTTGAGCCTCTCTGATCTCAACTATTACTGGATCTTTGAACTCTATTGATACTTTAGGTATATTCGAATTCATTGAAGAATCAGTGATTCTATATACAGTCCAACCAGCTTCTATTAGTTTGTTTGTATCTTCTATATCTTTTTCTCTATCTTTGTGCCAATATTCTCCGTCACTAAAAATAGCTATTTTCTTTGATGGAATCGCTATGTCAGATATTACTAATCTATCTGGTAGCTTAATCGGATGTTCTAGTTCAATTCCAAATACTTTCTTTAGAGTCTCTATTTGACTCTTTGGGATACTTCTTAGTAATTTCTTTCTAAGCGATATAGCTCCTTTTCTTGAGATTTCTCTAGCTCTCTCTGGATGCTCTCTAAAGAATCTTTTCCTAGCTTCACTCATTTTCCTTTTTTCTTCCTCAGTAAATTTATGTCCTTTCTTCCACGAACCAGATGTTACTCCTCCAATCAAAAACTTGGAATGTCTCTTGTATTTCTCTGGGACATTATCTAGACAGATTATGTGATCTCCTACTTTCAAGTCCATAGCTCTGACAAATCCATGCTCTGTAAGTACTGGATGATTTCCAGTGACTGTTAGCTCATGACCTTCATTAGTTACTATTGTCAGAAATGGCTCATCATAGAATAGTCTTCTTCGTTTCTTGTATATCACTCTGTCCTCTACTAAATTACCATTCTCATCAATAGCTAATATAGAGTCTCCTTCCTTTAGATATCTAAGCTCTATGAATGATTTCTTCTTTCCATTCTTAAGAGTTTTAGTTGGAATAGCTATCCAAGTATTGTATGGTATACAAGCAAACTGTCCAGTAAAAGCTGTTAATGCATCAGTAGGTACTCCACCACCAAATATCTTGTCAAGCTCTGAGCTATTGGTAGAGATTCTCTGAATCTTGCTTTTTCTCTCTTCATTAAGTTCCTCACCAGTATAGATGTGTACTGCATTGACTGTTACATCTTTGGCAGCTGTAATAAGCTTCTTAGCTTTAGCTAGTGAACAATTAAGCAAAGCTTTGATCTCTTCTGGATCTCTTACTGATAGATCTTCAGCTGATGTAATCCCAGCTTGTTTTAGCTGTTCAGCTATACTTGCTCCCACTCCTTTAATTTCTTCTAACTCTGTCATTTCATTCCCTCCTTAAATACATACAAATTCATCATCATTATGTGTTTACAATGTCCTCTATATTTCGAATAAGCAGGACATGAACATACAAGCTTATTGTTACACAACCATACATAGTATAACTTTCCTTTAGGAGATATGATCTTCCATACTCTATATGTTTCCTGTATTATCTTGTATCCAGACTTAGTAACTATCTCAGCTACCAAGAATCTTACCTGCCTTATTCAGCTTTCTAGGAATCCATTCAAACTTCACATCAAGGTTCTTTTCACTTATCATGTTCCATATTCTTACAGCTGATTCTCTCAAATATTCCTTGTTTATTCCATACTCATGTTTAAGCTGGTTGATTACGACCTGTGAGTCAGAATAGATAATAGCAGAGCTATTGTCTTCAAGCATTGATATAGCTTTTTCAATAGCTAGGTACTCTGTATGAACATTGGACTTAGCTTTTACCTTTTCATAAAATACTTTGTCTCCTACTATTCCAGAGATACTGTATTTACTACTCCCATCTACATATACTTTTATCAAGAGAACCACCTTTCTCTTATCCAAAGCTTGAAATCATTAAAGTAATATTTTAGCTTCTGAAAAAGAGAGAGCTGTTTCTTCACTATAACAGTTCTGGTAGGAAATATAGGTCTATCTCCACTCCATTCTGGAACTAGAGATACTTCTTCTTTAAATTCATAATGAGTAGACACAAAGAGACAGTACTCTTTATCCTCTGCCAAGCTTCTCAAAGCTTCTCACCCTAAAACGGTGTTCTAGCTATTTCTCTTAGATCCTTTATAAATGTTTCCAATGGTTGTTCATCTTCACTCAGTAGAGATACTCCACCAAATCCAGCATGACCACCAGCTATGTATCCCTTTTCAGAAAGAGCATCAGTTATGTACTTTGTCAAGATACCTCTAACAGAGACAGATCTTGTTTTCTTGTTGACAACTACAAATGTCATGTATGGTTCTGAATTAGCAAGCTCCGTAGCTACTCTTCCTGAAACTGAATAGTCAGACTCTATAACAACAATTGAGACATGCTTTACCTGTTCAATAATCGGATTAGAATTGAAGATTCTTTTAATTTCTTCACTAAGCTTTTCACTAGCTCGTTTAGCTACTGGGTTATTTATTATCTCTCTTACACTCTTAGCTGATCTAAGAAGCTTGTAAGCTCCCATCACATCTCCCATTCTACACATACTGTTTATTGGTCCAGACATTATAGAGAACAATGGATATGGATATGTCTTTATTCTTCTATACTGATCTCTGTATATCTTTCCTTGCATTTCCCATAGAAATGGACTTCTCAACCATACTTCATTTGGAATAACTTCTGGTTGTCCATCTCCACATGCTGATAAACATACTAGCCATACTTTGTCATCTGGTATTAAGTCTCCAAATAGCTTGTAAAGAATTACACCAGTAGGTTCCATACCCAAGACTAGCTTATAGTCTGGATAGTCTGGATGATCTGGATGATGATCAATGATTATTCCGTCATAAGCTTTTAATGGAGAACCCAAGTCTACAGCTAAGTCTGAATCAACGTAATCACCAAATATCTCTGGACTATATGGATAGTCACTATCCTCTCTGACTTTGAAAATACTAGCTATGATACAAGCTGAAGCTAGTCCATCTGCATCTCCATGAAATGCTAATCTTAGTGGTTCTTTAGATCGAATTTCTTCTATCAGACTTTCTCTAGTCAAGTTGTAAAATCTAATATCTCTCATTTTACACTCTCCATGATTTCATCCATAATCTCTTGGATCACTTCCTCAATTCTCAGTTCACACTCTCTAAATTGTCCATCAATAACGTTTTCATATTCTCTTTTCAGAGTAGACTTCATGAATTGAAGTGAAACTCCTAAAGTTCTCTTGTCATTGTTGTTTCCATAAACAAAATAACATACAAAGGAGTACCTATCATTAGCGTCCTCGTAACCTGTCATTTTGTCAGTAAGAATCTCATATTTTTCAAGAATATAATTCCAGAAATTATCGACTCTTTTCTTGATTTCTGAGAATGGTATTTCCTCACTCATCTATTCATGCCTCCTAATGTTTATACTAATCCAGCTGGAGTCCTATTTATAATTTTCTGATATCTCTCTATATCTTCCTTTAGATTACCAAGTATCTGTTCAGCTAATTTTCTGTAAAATGAAGAAGCTTTTTCTGGTGTCATAACAGACTCCTTCACCGATTTCTTGGTAACTGAGAAGAATATCCTTAGAGTCTTGTTAGGTATAATCTCAGATCTTAGCTGATAGAACGAATCAATAAGATATTCATTTTTATCTTTGTCTGAATAGACAACATATGCATCATTTAAGAACTCATATTTTTCTACCATTTCGTTAGCTACTTCCTTGACAGCATCAGTTATCTTATCCATCTTGCTTTTCCATAGTTTAAATCTAAGTTTCATATCTACACCTCAGAAGCTTTGATAGCAACTATCTTTGCTAATGGTAGCTTATGATAAATTGTCCATGACAGGGTTTTTACAGCTTCTGGAGCTGATTCAGAATCTATATCCATCTGGATAGTCACTTCTACTTTATATCTTTTTAACACTATCTATCACCTCATTTATTATTCTTTCCCATTCATTCTTGTTCTTATCTGTAAGCTCATAGACAGTGATTCCCATATCTGATAAAATCTTATATTTAATGCTATCACTAAGTTCTCTGTTCCACATGCAATGCCAAATACTTGGAGAGTACTCTAATACTACTCCATAGTCTTGAAGATAGAAATCTACCCAGTAATATCTCTTACGATTTCCTATCTTTATCATTATTCTATAGTTATGATGAAAATCCTTTCCTTCTTCTAGACCTTTAGTAACTAACATTTTCCGTATCTTGTCTTCACCTGGAGTGTAGTAGTTAGGATCTCTATTTGGTTTGGAAGCTACTTCAGAACAGAACTTTCTAAAGTTAAAGCTAACTTTGATACTGGTCTTGAATATTCCATGTTCCATACAGTTCATATAAGCATATCCATTCTCATGTTTAAATGGAGGATAGTACATTCCACATTTTGGACATGGATACATCATTGGTCTAAGTTTGTTATCTACTAGTTCAAATAATCCATCTCTCTCACAGAGATAGATAGTTTTGTGTTTTAGCTTAGCTTCATCAGAGAACTCATTATTACATATCGAACATTTCAATTTGCATCACTTTTCGTATTTCCATTCCAAATTAGATTTAGCTATTTCTTTCCAACATTTGTAGCATATAGGATGAATAGAACCATTATAATAAATATAGACAGCTATGTCAGTGTTTTTACATTTCTTTACAGAAGAAAAAGGATTGGAACAACGTTCAGTGTTGTTCCTCATAGATACGACCAGTCCCATGTTTCTTTATTAGCTCTTCAATCCTGTCCTTATTGAGAGAAAGTATCCATTTCCAATGATTTAACACTTCTGGATGAACATCAGAAGATTCTTTCATTCTTTCTTTAACTAGCTCTTGAAGTCCTGATAGATTATCTCTGATTAGTTCAAGATAACATGGGAAATATTCACTATCACAATACTGAGGATAAATAAGATCGTTGTAATTAATGATTCTAAATCCATGATTCATACTTCTATTTCGTCTTAAGAAATCTAGATCAGCACAGCTAGACTGAAATCCTGTAGTTCCTAATTTGCTAGCAACATATCGAAAAGCAGCTAATCCAGCTATGGACATGGCATAGACACAAGTACCATAGGTATGTGGTCTATCTACAAGCTGCCTGATAATATCAAGCAATTCATCTTCAGTCTTTGGAAATGGTACTTTGTATTCTCTTAGCTCCGTTTCATTCATATTAGATAGAGATTTCTTTTTCATATATTCACCTCACCTCTATTAAACAAACTCAACATATCTGAGCCAAACCGAACAAACACAAAACTAATCAAAAATATTTCAGTATAACGAGTATTTACAATCTAATAATGTTCTAAGCCAGCTTGACACATCTCAAAATATCCCATCTTACTCCCAGTAGAGCCTATCGGACCTTAGCATAACCTATTCTTGAAGATAAATTTCATTGTATCTAACCTCAACAGATTTCAACTCATCAAAACAAAATCCGATCAGAACATATCTCATCATATAACCTTAATAAATTCATTAAACTCAGTCAGAATATAGCTATTTCTTTCTAAATATCAAATAATATCCATGTGCAGTTTGAGAGTGTCTATTGTTTCTGAACAATCCCATCATAGTCCTAACATATACTATGACATCTATAAGCTCAAAGTTAGTAAATTCTTGAATTAGAATTACATGATTAAGTACTAGATGTCCTTTGTGTCTAGTGTCCATTATTTTACAAATAAGATATCCATTGTCTCTCAATATTTTGGGTAGAATAGCATTTAGTGTCTTAGCTGCTTCTATCTGAAGCTCTACAGTCCATTTGGTCTTTATAGGTTTCCAGTCACTATCTCTTTCTCTAGATATTTCAAACACGTAACTTGGTTGATCATATTTGTAAGGTGGATCATAGATAACAGCATCAAACGATCCCCATTCTCTAGCTATTTCCTCTAGCTTAAAGAAAGGCAGATGATACTGAGCTGGTGACTCTGGATCTCTATCATTACTTACTATAGTATATTCATCAAAGTTTACATACCCTGAAGCTTTATACAGTTTCCCATGACCATATGTAATATCTAGTATCTTGGAACCACTAGATAGATAGAAATTAAGTATTTGTTTAAGTATGTCTGGCTGTTCTCCTATCAAAATAGATAACATCACTTTACATCTCCATGAGCTCCGTAGTATATGAATCCAACAAAGATCTCAGGACTATATCAAAAGTTCTTAGACTTAATTCTGGATCTTTTAATGTTGATGAGACCTCAGCAGCTATCTTTACTATTTCCTTGATATCTCTTCTAATATATTCCCAATTTTTCTTCATACTATTTCACCTCCAATCTTGTTTGTAGCTCTTAGATAGAATCTTTTCAAGTGATTCTTTAAATCCAACCCAATGGAAAAATAGGATCATATCAATCACCTTCCTCATCACCAATCAATTACTCATTCTCTGGTACTTCATCTATAGAATAGAAAATTTGAAGACCAAGTTTCTTAGCTCTCTCAAGTTCCTTATTGGCACCTTTGCTTGGAGCTAGAAACAACAGAGCTTCTGCCCAGTTTTCTAGAAATGTCATATCGTATTCATACCACCATTTTCCATAGTCTCTAGGACATGTTGGATGAGTATGAATATAATGTGTCAAGTGAGGTACAAATGGATAGTGTCCTTTCTCTATTAGTGCTATTGCAGCTTCTATAGCTCTATACACATTCTTAGCAGCTAGCTGAATAGCTTCATGTTTGTTCTTTGCATTGACTGGATTGTATGGACCAGCTATATAGATTCTCATCTAATTCTCTACCTCCAAAACTAATTTAGTCGGATATCCAGCTTCAACTATAAGAGTGACTTTCTTTACATTCTTTAGCTCTTCATAATAAACGTTGTTTCTAACTAATACTTTAGATGACATCCAGTCTCTCCCTATCTCTATCTTGAAGAACCTATCGTTATAATATCCACGAACCTCTCCAAGTACTATTCGTTTAGTCACTAGTATCACCTCTGATAGATCTCATTCTATCATAGAGAACTTTGAGCTTTTTATCAGCTATTTCCTGAAATTTATCTACTGAGATTCCTATTGATTCCAGAAGTAGTACAAGATACACTATAATGTCAAATGCCTCTTCTCCTATGTCTTCGATAGTAACTATCTCTATATTAGTACCACCACCATATAGCTTCTTTAGTCTATTACAGAGTTCTCCTGTTTCACCAGCTAGAGCTACAGCAAAGAACATTGGTCCTTTTCTAAATCTCCAGTATGGATAATAAATATTATTGAACTTTACTATCTCTTTCCAGATTTTCTTCATATAGATCACCAAATAATTTTAGTCACTATCTTTCAGGCTTTTGACCAAAGAGTTTATGATACTCTTAAAGAATCCACTTACAAATCCTAGAAAAGCTCCAAGCTCCCATAGCTCACAGTCTATACCAGTAAGCTTAGTCCATATTTTCATAACACCTGGTCCTAATGGTGTTAGACTCACTACCCATCCAATGAAAGCTCCAATTAGTGTTGAAGCTATAGCTACTAGAAAGAATGCAGCTACTACTAATACTCCAACTATTATTACAGCGAGTCCTTCGTCTGTCATATATCATACCTCCTCTAGTAACTATCATCTTTGACAGTATCAAATAAATCATCTATATTATCTTCATTAGTATTTCTTTCCTTAACAAATTCTTTTTCTATATCGTCATATAGAAAGAGTATAGTGTATAGAACAATCTCATCTATCATTGACATCTCTCCAGATCCAGTACGCCACTCTTAAAATAGTCCATAGTAGGAATATAAAGAAAAATATTTCATGAATAGATGAAAGAACAGTCCCTATTGATAGCCATAGGATTGCTTCTGATACTCCCATTATAGCTGGATCTACTTCTCCATTCTTTATTCTTCTTGGAATAGTCTTTGTAACTCTATATACCATTTTTAGAAATGCTCTAAAAGATGTGTCTTTCATACTCATCTCCTCAAATATATTATTCTCTTAAGTCTTTCAGCTTCAGAATACCAATAATCAGCATCGTACTGAAGTTCCTCTAGTTTCTTCCTAAGCTCATCTATTTCTCTACGTAAGCTACTTATCTCTTCCTCAGAATAATACAAATCGTACTCAAGATTGTCATAACATTCTGAGCATACTACTTTAGATAGATCCTCTATTTTATTGTTACATTTGGAACAAACTAGCTGTTCTGATCTACTCTCCTCATTGTTCAAACGTAAATTCCTCCTCTAATATTATCTGGATTATCCCTCTAGCTTTATCACGATTCTTGATATCTATACATTTTGCATTGAGAAGACTATCTGTAATTGTTTGTGCTATATTATATGCTCTCCAACTGTGAACCATATTTTATCACGACCTATTCTTCATCTTCGACTGGTTCCCCAATATAAGGGTTTCTAGAAAGCCTATCAAGAGCTCTCATTATTTCCTCATAACCTTCTGGATCACTTTGTTTTATCATTTCAAGCTCTTTCTTAGCTTGAGGAGCTAACACTATCTGATATTTTTCTCTGGTAACTAAGTATTTAATTTCAGCGTATAACCATCTAAGCTTGTGTCTTATCTTTTGGACGACTCTCAACATGATCTCCTCATAATCTTATACGCCAAGAAACATAATCTTCAGATCTCCTTTTTTAATTTTAATGTAGAACCCACCGTAATAGGTTGATTCTATCTGGATATTTAACTCTTTGCTCAAAAGCTCTAAATCTCTATAGTCCATGCATATCAAAATCACTAGTGGTTCATTATCATCTGATGGTAAGTCAAATTCCATTTTTCCAATTGGCGTAATCTTTAGAACCTTACCTTTACCATTTCCATACTTCATGTCTCATCCTCCTGACTTCAAAATATAATCCCATGCAGCTAGTGTAGCTGCACAAGCTACATTAAGACATCTAACTTTGCCTTTCATAGGTAGCTTTACTATATCATCTGAAATAGATATAATCTTATCTGGTACACTGCTATCTTCTGGACCTACTATTATAATTGGTTCAGTCTTCCATTGAAATGTTGTAATATCACATGCTCTAGGATGTAGCTCCATAGACACCAAGTATTCGTTACTAATATAGTCTAAAAGCTCATCAATAGAATCCAAGATAGTAATAATGTTCCATGGTTCTCTATTAGAACGAATCTTACGTTCTAATCTCTCTTTTATAAGATCTCTAGGAGAAACAATGATAAGTTCTTCTATTCCTAGACCATCAGCTAATCTTAGAACACTATAGACATTATTATATCGTTTGGGAGATATCATACAAATCTTCAACTTGTCTCATCTTCTATATCAAATTATTTAAATACTTCAAACTTATACTCCACTTCACGATCTAAGAATGTTCTGCCAAAGCATCTCTTTTTGGTAATTTCACAATACTCTGGGACAATCTCAATCCCAATACACGATCTACTTAAATCTTGACAAACTTTCATAGTAGTACCGCTACCAAGGAAAGAATCTAGTACAATTTCTCCAATATTAGAAGATGATTGAACTATCCATCTGATAATTCTTTCTGGTTTCTGAGTAGGATGACCCCTATACTCATCAGGTAAATGAAATGGATGAACAATTGAAGCATTAATAACAGTTCTTGGAAAACTTTTAATTCTCTTTCTTTGTTCTTTTACATCAATATCTTTTCTCCACCCAGTCCGTAGTCGATTTAGATTCTTCTTTTGTGATCCCCATCTAGGAGATGGTTTAGTATTGATCATGATATCTTTCAGATTAAAAGTCAAAGAAGAAATCTTACATTTCTTTTTTGCAAAGCATAAGATATTTTCATGTGCTTGCAATGGTTTCTTACTTGTAGCATAAGGAGCTGGATGATTTTTAACCCATATGATTTCGTATCTAAAGATGAAATCGGAATCTATAGCATATCTATAAACTTCATATAACATAGGAAGTTTTCCAAAAACAAACATCTGACCATTATCTTTAAGTATTCTTTTAAATTCTGTGAATAAGATTTCCCATTCCTCAAATTTATCCCATTTGAAATCTGTTTGTCCATAAGGTGGATCAATGACTATTAAATCGACAAAATCATTTGGAAGTGTAGGTAAAACTTCTAAACAATCACCCTGAATCAGCCAATAGAAATTCTTCATTATTATCTTCCTCACTTTCTTTCTTTACTTTAGTTACTATCGTCTTCTGCATACATAACAGCTGTATACTCATAATCACCATCAATATAAGCACTGATAGTAACTATCTTTCCATTCTTAAGTCTTAGTGTAATTGAGTGTAATCCATCATCAATGTAGAATTCATCATGAACACTCAAGTCAATAACAGTAGCTCCTAGCAATTTCTTCTTCAGTCTCTCTTCTGTAACTTTCATTTTTCTCTTGTTACGACATACAGAACATATGGGCTCTTTCCATAGACATCTTCCTTCAAATATCTTACCACAGTCCTGACATTTCCAATATTTATCTGGATTCTCTTCGTAGAGAGCTTCTTTTAGTGACTCCTCTAGCTCAGCTATTCTGGACTTAATATCAAGATACTCAGATCGTAATTTGTATTCTGTCTTATCAATAGTGTCTAGTCTTTCATGAAGTTTCTTAATCTGTTTACGTATTTCTTCACTTCTCATTTCTATCACTTCTTAAAGATCTAATGGTAATAAAACTTTGATAAATTTATCAAGGTTATGCTTCTTTGGATTATAAATCAGAACCCAATCATCTATATAATTAGATGGAACTATCTTACGATTATACTTATTAAATACTTGACACATAGAAGAGACCATCTCATTAAACAGATTCTTTACCACAGTTCTTACTATGTTTTCTGGATTATCGAGTGACAATAGTTCATCAGCTATAGAGAGAGAATATGCCCACTGTGGACGTACAACAACTAAGGTATTTGAGTAATGTGGTATGTAAGAAACAACTACATCGACTTCAATACCATACTTCTTGAAATAATCTTCAATAAATTTTCTTAAAGAAGAGGTAGGTATATACTTGAAATCTCCATCTGTCTCTACCATCCTTTCCACAGCCCTTTACTCTTAAGAAATTCAATAGCCTTTTTTCTTCCTGAAGCTTCTTTCATACGTACTTCTTCTATTCTTTTCTTCTCTTCCTGAGAATCCTTATACCATCTCTCAAATGTGGTAATCCACCAGTACTCATCTTCTGGAGATAGAGCTCTTTGTCTTATTTCACATTGACCACATCTAACACATATTCTATAATTTGGTGTTTCATAATGCCACTTATGTAGATCAAGAGACTTACACATAAAACGTCTTATCTTGCTATTTATTCCCAAACCTAATTCACCTCATATCAATATTCTAACATAATGTTTAACTCCATTTTCTTTAAAATACAGAGTGCCTGGTACTGGTTCTTGTGCATCACGTTGAATCTCTAGTCCATGTTTCGCATATTTAAGACCTAGCTTCTGCATTAGCTTCTCTTGTCCATAGAATTGAACTGCATCTTCTGTCTTTGTAAGATCAAGAACCACATGATATCCTCTAGATGTCTCAGTGACCATAAAGATCGGTATTGAGGATACCATATCAAGTATCTCATTTAGAATACGTTTATCTGAATTGTCGATATCAAGAGTAACATAGTTACTAACTTTGGATTTGTGTCTATGAAGACATCCAAAGTATCTTACATCTAACTTGGTAAGCTGATATTTGGCAGAGTCATCTCCTTGCATGATATAGTTTATGGTTTCTTTCATAAGATCAGACACTGCATGTTTAACACTTCTAGGTGTTAATGTACAGTATATAGCCTTAGCTTCGAGTGGTATTGTTAGGTCTTTATAGTAGTATAAACCATGATGCTGAAGTAGAGCTAGATTATACACTGTCTTAAAGTATTTCTCTCTCCAGTTAGATGGTCTGACTATTCTACGTTCTACTACCAAGTCTTTTATCTTTATACCGAGTATTTCCTTAGCTTTTCTACTTCTAATAGCTAGCATCAATAAATGAACAGTAGGTGGATTCAATGTTAGATCTGGTAGTCTCTTCATAAACTCCTTTACATCTTCTTCATTAAACAGATCCATATCTTTTCATCCCTTTCTCTTCTGGTATTCATAAATATCTCCTACATCATACTTCAGATAGTCACTAGATGATACTTCCACAGTATCTCCATTATTCATTACAAAATAGTAATGTTCAGTATAGATAGGAATAACTACTTTTCCAGTTGAAACTAGCACCAGGTTTGTTCTTTCATATTTCTTAACGATCCTAGCACGTATAGTTACCCATTCAGCAGACAATTCTGTCATGATATAGACTATAGATACACCGACCACCAGAAAGCAAAACATCCAAATAGCTAGTAATTCTTTATTCATTTTCTAGAGCCTCAATACATGTTGTTATTATACTCTCCATTTATCTCCTATCGTCACCAAGTCTCTTTCTTACTTCATCAAATATTTCTAGAACAACTCTTGGATCTGGATTTGGTGTCTGAACATACAGTCTAATGAATCCACCTGGTTTGCCCTCTACCTCTATTATAGTAGCTACTTTACTCTTATCATCGTCCAATCTATGTATCCGCTCCTATCCTTACTATCTTATCAGGCACAAAGCTTAGAGCATATTCAAACTTAGCAATTAAATAATCTCTATATTCTTGATTTATACTTCTAAATCCATCATCTACAAGTGGTAGTGGTTCACAATAAAACACTATCTTCTTACCAGACATCTGATAAAATATTTCTTTAGATCTAGATATTAGCTTATCACATTCCTCTTTAGTCATTCTGCCTTTATCATGTAAGTAAAGAGTATATGGAATAGTATCAATGCTACATCTATCCATAACGATATAATCAGCATCTGAGTCTACTAAATCCCTCTTAGCATAGAAATCCACTATCCATTTCTGAGATCTGTAGCTACCGATTTCATTGATAGGATATGGACATTCCCGTATGCCTTCCTCTCTATATTCGACATTAAATCCAAGAGACTTCAATAGAAGATAAGCAAATCTTGATCTAGTAGTCTTACCACTACATTGTACTCCAGAAAATATCAAGCGTATCATTCTTTGGTCTCACCCAATTTGTGAGCTACAAGCTGTAAGATAGTAACTATCACAGTCATAGGATCAGGATTCTCATCTATCTTCTCCTTTGTTAGAATCTCATATGCTTGAAGTGTTAGTTCTCTAAGCCGATTAATGAACATATCAGCTAGCTCTGGACTATATCCTTTTTCATCGGAGAACTCAAATGTGTAATATTTCATCTCTCCATTGTGATCAGCTGCAAATGAAATTTTATGATTTTTCTCTATGTGTTTGTGTATACGTTTCAATAGATCCTCAAGTTCATTAGTAAACTCATTCTTATCCATGTTTTCACCTCCTATGAATAGAATATAAACCAGTTAACTCTATGAATCACCATTCCACATTTTTTACATTTCTTAGCTCTTAATCCATCTATTATTTCATCAGAATCTATCCATTCATGAATACAGTTCTTCTCTTTTTTCATATTTACCCCTCCTCAACCTTCTCTTTCTCTAATACAATACTACCATCTATTTTTATTATTAGATACCCAAACCAGTCATCCTTCTGATATTTTCTATGAACAGTAAATCTCATTAGCTCATCATTTTGTGCATCCAGTATAGGTTCAAAGAAATCTTCTCTAAACAAAAACTCTATGTTATGGTAATCTAGCAAAGGACTAAGGAATGTCTCTATAGCTTCGAGCAATGAACATGCTTGTCTATATATACGGACAGCTTCAAACACTATATTAGGATCTATTTTTCCTACTTGCATTTTCTTTCTCTCTTAGCTGTTTTCTCAAGCTCCTTATCTCTTTCTTAAGTTCTTTATTCTCATTTTCTAATCTCAAGACATCTCTCCAGTATTGATGTTCAAACATTAGATCAACTTCAACAATAGGTGTTGTCTCACCATCATCTTCAGTTAACGAAGGATAGAAGTCTACTCTTATGTCATTTGATTCAAGCTGATCTAGATATCTGGTAATGACTTCTGGACAACACTGTAGATTTATTTCATACATATTGGATATTTTTCTATATTTTATTCGAGCATCTGGATTCCAACATCCAACAGCTGCTCTTAGAAATCTCTCAAGTATTTCTATCTTTTCCTTATCTGATACGTTCATTCTAATCACCTCTCTAACTTAATTCATCGTATAAAAGATTATCGGTATTTGATGATAGTATCAGTAAATAACGAATCTATAAAAGAGCTGGTAAAACTCTAATTATTTCAATAATAATTCCACTCACTCCAGTTATGAGAGCTGTGTACAGAGCTATTTTCTCCTTTCTACTCATGCTATTTCCATTACAATGAGGCATGTTCTCAAGTCTTTGTACAGCTAATCCCAAAGCATCGAGCTTTGATATGATTTTGTCATTTTGTTCATAGTAATCCTTCTTAAAGTCTTTATAGCTCTTGGTTAGATCTTTCATATCTTCTGAAAGATTATCAAGTCTTGTTTCAACTCGTGTAAGTCTCTGAACCACATCAAGTCTCCAATCATTTCTTTTATTTTCATTGTTCATTGGGAACACCAATAGAATATTGGAAACAGACAGTTATAAGTGTTTAAGGAAAATCCCAGTCATCATCTAGCATTCTCTTTATTATATCCCAAATATCGAGACCTCTTACATACCCTCTATACCTTTCCCAAGCTTTATCCATTGGTTCTATAAGCCAAGTTCCTCTTCCTTCCCAGTCTCTTAGATCAGCCAATAGTTGACCAATGAAGAAATCACATCTATCTTTCTCTTTCTGTGTACTAGCTTTATCTTTTCGAAGTACTAACTTTCTTATGTTCTCTCTTATTATCTCTCTATATTCCATAGTACATCACCATCAAGATAGTAACTAAAGTTGTCCCAATAATAGAAGAATATTTAAAATATTCCTTACCAAGAGCAAATGGATTCTTCTGTACACGCTCATCACATATAAGTTGGATTCCAATTCCAGTTAGAATGTAATTAACTGGATATGTAAATATAAATGATAGTATTAAAAGGATAAGACCATGATGATAATGCTCTAATATCTTAAGATAGTTACTAAGTCTGTGTAATTTACAGAAGTATCCATCAAAATAGTAATCCCATATAGAGCTAATCAGAACTCCTATTAGAAACCCTAGTATCAGGAATCCTAGCATTATCTTCACCTATGGGCTCAGCTTTCTCACATAAAATCTCGTATCCTTCAGCTCCACATATCACTTCTTCATCTGGAAATAGACCACACAATGTAAATGGATTTCCCTTCTTCTTATATTGGTATTTACATGGAAAGCTAATACTATTCATCTAGATCTCACCAGCTAAAAGTACTTTGTTTATGTGATCAATTACAGATAGAATCCACCGTTTAGCTCTTTCTTCATCATTAATTAAAGATGATACAGAAAGTGAAGAATCTTCCATATACACATTTCCTTTAGCATCTATCCTGATATTAAAAGCATTTCTCCAATTGTGGATTCTTATTACTATATGCTCATTATTAATGAGCTTGATAATACATTCACCACTAAAACTTGTAATATAGAACTCATCTATCTCTTTAACAAGCTTATTTACGAGCTTAGCTAGCATATTTATGCTCATTAGCTTACAACTCCCTAGATAACTTTATTGAAGACAACATGTTGATAGATTCGTCTAACCACTTGTCCAAGTCTGTTAGGTTTATTGTACTTGTAGATATAGTGATATATGTATCTCTGTTGCTAAGTTTGATATCTGATATAACTGAAACTCTATTTGGTGTAAATCCAGAAAATATTACTGATACATAACATCCATTCTCTAAGAAGAATTCAATAGTACTAAAGTCTTTACTACGAATCTCTTCTTGGATTCGATACTTAGATAGTAGAATTTGCTTGATAGAATTGTAGAATGATAGTCTTACTATTTGTTCGAATGCTGTATAGCTTTCATCATCTTCCAAGTTTAAATCAATCTTGTATTTAGCTGTCAAACGTACTCCCTCTATAACTTCTGAGCTACTAGAACCGAATCCAATACTTTCAAGTGTTTGTCTATCCATTTCTTGAAATAGTTCACATCAAAATGAATCGTGTAGAAAGACACAAATGTAGCTCCTAAATAAGATGCTTCATAATAATGTGTCACTAATCCTACATTTATCAAACCCATAGGATTGTACGATATAGTAACAAAGTACAAGTTGTGAAGCTTAATAAATAAAGTATCTTTGTCTATTTTCTCTTCATCTATGCCAAATTTTCCATCTAAATATTCTTTAATAGCAATTACTCTCTCATCATTTAATAAGTCATCTAAAGTAAGATTAGTCACAAATATCACCTACAAATTCTCAGCTATTCTTCTAAGATGATCTTTATAATCCTGCCATTCAATATAAATATAGATAAATACCCAAATAACCCATGTATATTGAACTATTCTACAGAATTTAATAAAAGTGTCTGATAGATCCTCTATCGGTTCTATATATGATATCATTCCAATAAGTCCAAGAAAAAGTTGTCCAAGAATAGCTAGAAGTATCAGACAAGCAATCAGGTTCTCTTTAACTTCGTACCAATCTATATTCTTGAATCGTTCCTTAACTTCAGACAAATCTATGTGTTTGAATTTTCTGTTTATTGAAGTATAGTACTTATTTAACAAATACCAAATAAAATACAAGTATATTTTATAACCTTGGTACATGTTCAGTCACCAATACTTAGATTACAGTTTAGCTGATAATAATAGTGGTTTAGCTATCTCGTACACTTTATCTATCCATCTTACAACATGATCGAGATCTCTATCTTCTCCATGCATTTCAAACATTATCCAAGTCCGATCCTCTTCATTTAGTGGGAATGAAACTCTGATATTCTTTGTATGTTCTTTGTCTCCTTCAACTATGATCAACATGTCTACACAATCAATTATGGAACGTCTATCTAGCTCACGCATTAACCAGAGCTTATACTTATCCTTAAGACGAACCCAAAGTTCTATAGCATATTTTCTGTAATTCATTTTAGATCTGTTTATAATCTTGAAGCAAGTAGTAAAGGTTTTATTATCTTGGATACCTTATCTATCCACTCTACAACATAATCAATACTTTGTCCATATACTTCAAATGATATCAATGAATTATCTTCTTCTCTCCAAGGAAATATGAGTCTAACTCCAACACTATGAGACAGATCAGACACAACTGAAATAGTCAAATTATCGTTGCTCATTACATACTCATAGTAATCATCTGACTCATAATAATCGTAAATATCATACTTGTCCTTTATACGCTTAAAGAGCTGATAAGCATATTCCTCAAGATAATCCACTAGCTCTCCCAGCTACTACACAGATCTGATGGATCTATTATCTTTTCATGGAGTCTACAATAATAGAAGGATTGTCCAGTCTTACGACTAGTTATTAAAATTGAATGTTTACAGGTTAGACATGCTCTAGCTTTCATGTTTCAAGACTCCTAATGATGTAGGGACATTTGGAATAGCCCTTCATAGGATAGTAACTATCTATTATATTTAGTATTTCATGTGGTTTTTTAATCTTAGCTATAGATGGACTAAATGAACATGGAGATACTGAACCATCTGGAAATACTGATATTATCTTGCTACCATGACAACATTGCTTTATCTTCCCAATTTCAAGAGCTGTACTTTCATCCACATACAAGTCAAATAATACACTTGAAATTTCAATGGTTCTCTTTAGTTCACTAACTTCATAATTCAGCTCGTAGAATTTAGGTTGCAAGGCATAGAATTTTAGTCCTTCTTTCTTTAGATAATTAAAGACTAAAGGCATGATTCCAAGAGCTATCTTATCTAGAATAAGATAGTTTACTCCTACTTCCAACTTAGATAAATTAGATAAGATATTTATTGTATTAGCTATGTTTCGTATTGAACCATTAGACTTAACCTTATGATGATCCACCGATACTGATACCAAATCTACGTATTCTAATGATTCAATTACTTCTGAATTTATTACTGAACCATTTGTAGTAAGAGATACATTCATATCACAGTGCTTAGCTGTTTTAGCTAGTTTAGTTACTATCTTTGGAAATAATAGTGGTTCTCCACCACCTATAGCTATCTGTGGAATATTATATTCACTAGCTGCCTTTATTAGATCACAGAACCAATCTACATCTTTCTCTATAGTAGACTTATGAACATAGCAGAATGGACAATTGAAATTGCATTTAGTAGTAAAATGTATCGATAACACTTCAATCATTATCATCCCATCCTATCTCTATTAACGACTTATATCCATGTTTCTCACACCATTCCGTAAAGTCTCCTGTACTACTCCAATCTACTATCTTTCGATTTAGATGTAGTGCTATTTTCATTATTAGGTCGTATAACTCTGTCTCACAATCCCAAATCTCCAGATGAAAGCCTGCCGTAAAATCATACTCAAGTTTTATAATTGATCTGAAATCAGGTGTCAAACCTAGCTCAATAAATATCTCTGATGGTGGGTATTTTATTCTAACTTCTTCTGGTACAGAGTCAGCACTCACATAAGGATATCTCGGTTTACCAAAGACACTAAAGAACTTTATATCGTCAAGAGATATTGGGAATACTATGGTCTTACGACTCTGTTTCTCAGCTAGAGGAATATCTGAATAGAATATACATTGATAAAATCCACATAGTTTAGTCTTGGTAATGTTCATTATCTCTTGTAAAATAGTTTCTAAATTCTCATAGCTATCCGTAAGATGAACAACCAGCTCTGAACAATTAGGATGTATCATCTACATAACCCCAATATGCACAATCCTTTACTATGTCTTCATATCCGTTCTTCTTACACCATTCCAGAAAGTATGAGATAGATCCTCCATCGTTAGGAAATGGTGAAGCTATAAGTACTCTAGAAATATCTGCAAATATTTTGTAAGATTTTTCATCTCCATCACTTATAGAGAACTCCACAAAATCATCATCCAGATCTAGAAGTACTGAACCCCTACCTTTTGAAATATATACAGATACCATGTTTCCGTATGTTAGCCATGATGGTAGTTTCTTTGATAAGCTTTGTGGTAGTTTGTTTATGTCTATTCCAAGATATCTCTCTCCATTTACATCTTTTATTTCAATATCATCTGGATCGATCTCATAGTATACTCTTTCTTTGTCATAGTCTTCAGCTAAAGGAACTTTAGAATAGGTATAGATATATTCAACTATAGCTAGAACAGAAGCTGTCTCCTCTAGTATCCACTTTATTAAACTCTTTAAATCATCTATATTTTCAAATCCAACCTTTACAACAAGCTCAGAACAGTTTGGATGTATCATTCAAATCTCCTCATCAGCATTACTTCTAAATATTGATCCATCTCTAGATCAAGATCTGGTATATTGCTACTACGAATCATAGCTCGTCCATTATGAATCTCTATCTTATCAATATCCACTTGAAATAGTCTAAGTCTGTATTCTTTACCATCTTTACATGGGGTTTCTGAGTACTGATAAATTAATACTGCACATATAGCTATATAGTCTGTGACTTTTAGTATCTTCTTTAACTCTTCTCGAAGTGCCTTCTCATCGTAGTTGTTTGGTATTTCGATTCTTTTGAACATATATTTCCCACTCATATCAGCACCATCATCTTATACTCATCAGATTCGTATTTCCAACAATTAGCTTCTAATAGTTTTTTGATATCAAAGTCTGATAGATTGTTTAAGCCCTCTTTCTCTATAAAACACTTAAAGCACAGTGGTTCACATTTTGTGCTACATAAAACTCCTTGTCTTGTTCTGATTGGTTCACACTTCCATTCTCTACCACACATCTTACATTTTCTCTTGATCATAGAAATCATCTCCTATGCATAGACAGCTATCTTTTTTAGCTTTAATGCCATATCATTAGAAAGTCTCTTTCTTTTATCTATTATATTTGTAATAAAGTTTTCTTTAGAAGGTGGTAAGCATAGAATAGCTCTTCTACCTGTTCTTACATAGTATGGAGTAAAGCTCTTTAGCTGTGGATTATTATCAGATAACTCCTCTATCACTCTCAAATCCTCCACTCCAACATCTCCAATATAACGTTTAATGATGTTGTTGTCATAAGGATTTAGTGACATACTCTTAACTAATACAGCATTAGCTCCACTACGTATCTCCTTACTCATTGACATGAATCTATGTACAGAAAATATACTTAGAATATAACCATGAGTAACTTTGTATTGAGCTCTCCATATATGTCTTGATCTAAAGTATTGCTTGAGAACCCATTCAGGAGTGTTGTCCAGTGTGAAGTCATCAGCTATCTGAATCTGAACTGGTTTATCGTCATATCCCCAGCTTAGTAGATTAAGAAGTGAGTCTCCTCTATGTGATATAACTGCATTAACATTCTCTTCTCCATAAAGCTCAACAGCTTTAGCTACTAAAGATCTAAAGAGAATCGACTTACCAGAACCTTGATCTCCAAATACTATTATTTTCTTATGTACTATTGGATTGTCATTTTCATCTATAGGAGTAGGTAATGATTCAAGCTTTGGAAATATATAAGAAAAGAAATAGTCATTGTCAATATCCAGATTAAACATCCAGACACCTCATAACATAACAGCTAGACCTAGAGCAGCTACTATCTGATTTAGGCTTTTATATAAATTTATCTTAGTTCTCATGTCAATATCGTTACTCCAGATACGTCTAGCTATTAGCTCATACATGTCCTTAATCGAATACTCTGGATTGAAATAGACATATTCAAGACATCCATTTCTGTATTTCTTAGGAAGAACAGTAACCATCTCTTTAAGAGAGCTTAGATAGTCACTAACTTTATAGTTACTAAGATCTTCAAACCAGTTCTTGTAATCTCTTGAATTATTGAGAACTTCTGGTATGATATCGTATAGCTCATTAACCTCTAGAGATTCACTATGTCTTCTATACACATTTGTAATAGATCTTGGAGGTATAATACCTATGTCATTTGAGTAGAACAGAGCATCACATTTCAGAGACTCTGTACCATCAACACTGTTAATTACCATTACTCCTACTTCGTTGTCTCTTAGAATACAATATACTCTCCATCTATAAGTATAGTAGAAAAAGTCAAGATTCAGAGCTTCACTTATGTCTCTTGTAATGTCAATCACTTGCTCATTTGGTACTAGCTTGTATCTTCTACCAAGGATAGCAACTAAGTCTCCATCTTTGATTATAGCTTTATATTTAGACGGATTGTCTCTGTACTGAATTATTTTCTCTTGATAGCCATATGGTCTTTCAATAGTCTCAATCACATTAAACTCAACTCTTAGACTTGACATACACTCACCTCTTAGAGCTCAAACATCAATAGAAGTCTTCCAACCTTCTCATTTAATGACTTTAATTCAAAAAGAAAATTCTGAACATTATAAGGTAATGACTCTGATAGTATACTAAGAGCTTTACTATCTGTCATTTTCTTGTCATCTATCATCTCTCTAATAACTCTCTTGAGATAAAGAAGATTTTCTAACAATATCTCATCAATTGCCTCAAGTCGTATTAAACGCTTGTTGAAATTCCTAATTGATAAAACGTATAGAACATATCCAATCAATCCATCGATATAAAATTCAGCTCCATATCGATTCATTTAATCTTCTCCTCTAGATCATTTGAGAATATAAGATAGCAACTATTGAAACCATTTAGTCTTGATATAACTACGAGATTCCTTCGCTTATATCGGAAGTTCATTAGCTCTTTAAATGTAACTACAGCATAGATTTCAGGTCTTAGTCCTAGCATTTCAGCTTTCTCAAAACAATTACGAATAGTAGATGGTATTTCAGATAAAGTCAAGTAAGTTTTCACAAGATACCTATCTTTAGATAAAGGAATAGCATAACGTTCTATTCTTGGTGTTGATATAAGAAAGAAAAGAAGAGATACCAATGAAGTAATTAGAACACAGATACAGACTTCATAAATTGAGATATTTGAACACCAGTACATTATCATGAATAATAACGAACTTACTGCTGTAGTTAATCCAGTTACAAATAATGTCAAGCTTATATCTGTAACTTTGAATACTTTCTCAGTGCCATATAATAGATACATCAGACTCACCATAAAAAATGTAGGGGTAGTAGTACTTAGTACATCTACCCCTACTTACCAGACTTTGGTAGAGAGTATATTATTGGATTTCCCTGTTCATCTGTAGATACTATTAGAACATCTACATTTGGTGCTATTTCCTTAAGTGCTTCTAGATATAGATACAGCTCTGCTAAGTCCTCTGCATCATCGATACCAGCTGCTCTAGCTATCATCTCTATAGATTCTCTAGTAGCATTAGCAACTATCAGTCTAGTCTCAGCCTCAGCTTCAGCTATTCGTATCTTCTGTTGTGCCTCTGCATCAGCTAGAACCAATATACGTTCTCTCTCAAATTCCGCTTGTATCTTCTGTTGCTCAGCTACCATCTTATCTTCGATAGCTTGCATGTATTTCTCTGGTAATGCTATGTTTCTGAGGTCGAACTCTAGATGCACTAAAGCTCCTTTAAGAGATTCCGTACTATGTAGAGCATCGAATACAGCTTCTTGAATAGCATATGCCACTTCTTCTCTTCTAGTTATCATCTGTGTAGCTGTAAAGTTCTTAGTAACAAATCTAATAGTCTCTCTCACAGTAGAAGCTATAGCTCTGTCTTCCCAATCTAAGTTTGGATATGACAAGTAAAGTTCTTTGAGCTTAGTCGGATCTAGACTCCATCGTACCATAATATCTATAGTAGCTTCTAACTGATCAGAGGTAAAGCACTTAATAGCGGGGTACTCTGCATATGGATCTGTGCCTTGGAGGAGTACTAGCTAATTCTAACAACCTTATAACACTCTCCAAGTACCTTGTATGCTTTCTTCTGTTTCTTTGATAACTTAGCATTCTTGTACTTAATCTCTATTAAGTATATCTTGTTGTCCTTGACTCCAATGTAGTCACATATCGAGACACTCTTAGCTAAGAAATCAAATTCGTTCTTAAGTAATTTGTACGCCTCTCGTTCAGCTCTTCTTCCATTTGCACACATCTCATGAATGTTACTAGGAAATGTTTCATTCCTATGTTCTTTCATATATTCTCTAAAACACTCAACACTACAAAATCTTCTAGAGCTGAAATGAGATCTGGATTCTCTATATCCTTTGAAGAAGAGCTGACCACACTGTTCACATCTTTTAGATACTTTAGTACCACGTTTAGGATATTTCCTTAGACCTAATGAAATAGCTGCTTCTGATACTCTACGAGGATCTTTGTTTAATGCTTGTGCTATCTCTTTAATCGTCATCTTAGAATGGTTTAATTTGATAAACTCTAGTTCTTCTGTTGTGAATTTCATACAAGATACTTGGAAAGTGTCTTGTATAAATCTTATGCTAGTACTCTATCTCCCCACATTCCCACAGACTCTGTAGCATAATAAATATATACTGTTCTGAACCAAGGCATCTTTATGAACCATGTAGGTCCAAGTATTGGATCAGAAATAGTACCAGTCATTGGATCTACTAATAGTACACCGTATCCTGTATCTACTGATCTAAACATAGTACCAAAGAATATACCTAGAGACACACCAGCTATTATACCAATCACTAGTAGTATCTTTAGTAGTCTGTCTGAGCTATCTTCTTCCCACATTTCTATTCCTCCTGTGACTTTGAGTGCTTATTATCTATAGCCCATTTACCTTCAGCTACTAACATGTAGACTTCCTTACCTTCGTATGCTCTTAGAAGCTCTAGAGTAGTATCTCTGCTTGTACGTTTAGATAGTCCTATAACTATATTGCCCTCTGCATCCATAGAGATATATTCTATTCTAGCATAGATTCTAATATTTGGTAGTCTTATATCCATATGTTCATCCTCCTCATAAAGACATTTGAGAACTAATGGTTCTATTTCTTAGGTGGTAATCTACTAATAAGATATTTTAACAGAATGGTTTCATTTTATCTTCACTACTAGATCAAAGTAGTCTGGTACTCTAGTTTCATCACCATCTCTAGTAATAACCCATATTACTGTCATATTTGGATTTATCATATCTGGTGTAGGATATTCTCCATATCCATCAGTAATATAGATTAGTAGATCAACATCATCTCCACCTTCTTGGATTTTCTGAAACATAGGTCTAAAGTCTGTACCTCCTCCACCCTTGAGTTGTAATGTGTTTAAGTCGTATTCTGATGTAATAGTTTGAGCTTCATACAGCATTGCATCACAGCTATAGATAGTAAGTTCTGCATTAGGTACTTCTCTGAATATTCCTATTATCTGTGATAATCCATCTCTTAAATCTTCCATACTCATAGAGCCAGATGTATCTATAACTACTACTCCTTTTATTCCTGACTTTAGTACACTTGGTAGATAGTATCCAGCAGCTATCGATTTCTTAGAAGGTCTAGAGTATGTGTAGTCATAAGGCATATGTCTTACAATAAGCTGAGGTAGATATTCTAACCAATTGATCTGTGGTTCTACTAGGTCTTCTATAAGTCTTTCAATACCTAATGGAGCTTTACCCATACTATTATGAACAATAAAGCCATTTGCTATGTAGTTTCCCAAGCTTGTCTTTAGATCATAGAATACTTCTCTAGTATCTTCCTTCTTAATTTGCTTAATTGATACCCATCTTTTCTCTGGTTTAATATCTGAAGATCGTTCAAGTACTCTTTCATCTTCTCTGTTGGTTTGTCCAGTCTGTTCTGTTCCAGTCTCTCTAGAATCCACAAAATGCATATCCTTGCGTGTATTTTCTTGATTCTTAGATAAGGTTCTATTTGTTCTAGAAATGGAAGAATCCCGTATCCACAAATGTAGAAATGGTACTTGGTCTGATAACGTGGATTCTTTGGTTTTGTTACTTGTACATTCCATCCCAGTTTCCTCATCCAGTCCATTAGAGTCTCTGAAGTATTGAATATTGAAATGATTGGAGTATAAGAATGATTCTGATAAATCTTTATTATTCTTCCATATTTGTCTCTTATCTTTCTTGGAGACCTTCTGACTTGGATAGTTATTGTTCCCTCTCCATCTATCAATCCTGCTAAGTAAGCTATATCCTTCTCTGATATTTGAGGACGATAATAGTTTATTGTCTCTAGAGATTTTAGTTTTGGTTTCAGTCCCAGTCTGTGAGCTTTCTTGTACACAGATATTCTTGTTCTCTTGAGCTCCTTTGATATCTGAGTTAGTGACTTCACTCCATAGTTTTGTTTCAGATATTCTATCTCTCCTTGAGTCCACTTCCTCATTGCTAATCATAGTTACTATAGGTAATGTGGTATTTAAGTCTAAGTCCTCAGCTTTAGTGAATTTACCATTATATATGAAGTGCTCAGGTGAACAAACCAGCTTTGAACCATTACTAGCTTCAATAGTAACTTTCTGATTAACAATGGTTCTGAACTTCTGAAGGACTACTCCTTTAGCAATGTTGCCATTCTCATCAATTCCTAGTATTTCATCACCTTTCTTGACATCTGTTATTCTTTTGAAGGATTTGTCTGCCATTAGAATTTGTGTGTTTGGATCTAAACATTTAGCATGATGCCATGCATCTTTCAGTACTTTTCTCCAATTCACAGTTTCTTTATCATCTAAAGCACCTTTTGGTATCCCTAGCTTATCTAAGTCAGACCTTGATATAACACCATCCTCTACTTTTCTTCTAGCTTCTTCTATGTCTTTTCTAGTTACATGTTTGTCTAAGCTACCACGTTTTCTACACACTACAACTACTGATGGTACTCCACCAAATCCATTAGGATTCTTCTGTTTAAATGGACAGTTATCACAGTCTCCATTACACTCAAATCTCTTAGGATCTGATAATTTATCATATATCTCTTCCCATGACATACCTTCATATTCTCTCATGTATAGAGCTCCTGGTGGTAGTTGAAATGTCTGTAGTATTAGTGGGTTTATTGCTAGATCTTGAGCTATATTAGCTTTGAAATGATCTCTTCCTTCTTCTCTTTCTAGATGTCTAAGAGCTACATGCATTACTTCATGGCATATCAATCCTTTTACTTGTTCAGTAGTCAATTTCTTGATATAGTCTGGATTATAGTACACAACACCATAAGGAGTAACAGCTGCTGTATCTTCATTGGGATCTGGTTTGAATCTCAGTGACATACATAGCACTCCAAAGAATGGCTGTTTAGATATCATCTGAACTCTAGCTTTAGTAATCTTCTCTTCTGGAGACATATCTACTCATCCTCATCTTCTCTCTCCATAGCTAATATATATTTTCCTATTGTTGGAACAAATAGACTCCATTCTTTAAGCTTCAGTACGTTTCTATCAAAGAAATCAGGTACCATGCTCTTTATCATCTTTAGCATAAATGCACAGTATTCTCTAGGTATTCTATCTCCGATTATGAATATTCTTCTAAGAACCTCTCTAGCTTTATCTTCAGGCTTGTTCTTTACGTAGTAGTAAAGATACTCTGTAAGGTTAGTGCATAGAGCATATAATAGATCGTTTTCTTTAGGTATCTCTATTTTATCTGGATTTCTAATGAACTCTTCTGGAGGAGCTAATCTGTCTCTCATTCTTAGAAACGATACAAACTCTTGAGCTACATAAGATCCAACTCTGCCACTAGCATACATAAACACTTTGTCTAAGTCTTCTACTCCTTTAATCATATCACTTACTTTCTCCCAAGCTCTAGGTGTAGCAAAAGCTTTCTCTTTGCTCTTTGGATTAAATGTATAGATATTGGATGTCTTGACTCTTAGAAACGATATGATTCTAGGATCTATGTCATTGTCTACTGCCCAAGGAGTCCATTCTTCTACAGTTGGTGTTTCTAGTTCATACCATGCAAATCTATTGCATAATGGAGCTTCAAATCTAAATTCTGGACATCCATCTATATGTCCTCTGTTACCAGCTGCTACCACTATCCAACCATCTGGTAATTCATAATCTCCTAGAGCTCTATCATTGATAAGCTCCCATATTGCATTTCTGACTAGTGGTGGTGCTAGTGGTAGCTCATCTGCAAATATTATGCCTCTACCTTCTCTAGGAAACCATACTGGAGCTGTCCATTTGGTTGTATAGTCTATTATTTCATACTCACCATTCCATCTAGCTGTGAATATATCAAAGTGTTTTATTGGTACAAGCTCTATATGTCCATTGTATTTTACTATAGCATAGTCCTCTGGTAGTCCTAACACTTCACCAGCATCCTTCTGAGAGAATCTCTGATCCACTAGACAGAACTTATCTGGATGAAGTATAGGAGCTTTTGTCTCTAGAAAGTCAAGTGAATATTCATTAGCTAGCTGTCTAGCAGCTTCTCTCACTGTATACGATTTACCTATTCCTATAGCTCCTTGAATAAATAGAGATCCCTGTACTTCATATGTTTTCTTTATTATGTCTATCAGCTGCTTATGGTCTACTACATATATTGGTCTCTCTAAGTCATGTATTATTTCTTCAGACATATCATTACCTCCGATTACCATAAGATAGTAACTAAATCTCTTTTGAGAGAATTACTCTTCTAATCCTCTCAGTAAGCTCAGTATATCTTTTCTCATTAATTAGAGTAAATATCTGTAAGTACTCAAGAATATGTATCAAACCTACAACATCTCTATTTACATTGATCCCAGAATAGTAACTATCATAAAACCACTTATCGAAATCAATTAGAGCTATTAAAAGCTCATATTCTTCTTCATTTAGATCTAATATGAATCCATAGTTTCTTATTTCAACAAAAACATTGTTCTTAGATAGACTCTTAAGAAAGAGCCTAATAGAATGGAGAATATATTCTTTTGCTAGATTAAGGATAGTTGAATTTGGTGAAGGTACTTTAAATACCTTATCAGTTACAAAGCTGTCTTCACTCTGCTTAAGTGTAGTAAACTCTGATAGAGTATTTAGAGAAAGGAATATCTTGTATGACAATTCTATCACCTATTATATTTCCTCAGCTAGTGCCTTTCGTTTAATATCATCAGAAGCTAGACTAAGTATCTTCTCGATTTTCCTTAAACGTTTGAGAATCCACTCGTATTCTCTTCTTAGAGCAATATAATGCATATACCCTACATGTTCAGAGTTCTTCTTCTCAAAATACTTTCCTAGCCTTAATCCACATTTACTACACTCATACTGATCATACTCATCGTTAAATTGCATAATAGAGTTACAGTAAGGACACTTCAACATAGTAGACTACATCTCTCTAGTAAGTACTATAGACAATAGCTTTTCTACTTCACACTCAATAATAGATACTATCTCTTCTGGTGTATACTTATTAGCACTAATTCTACACTCAAGTGATGAATAGAAGTCATTCTTGGTATTAGAGTAAATAATCGTTATCCAGATAATGTTTGAAACCTGAAAGTGTCTAATTTCAATATAGAAATTATCAAAATCTAGAAACACTAAGAGATTGTTTCGATGATAGATACTTGGATTGTATTTCTTTCTAAGATAAGAGCCAAGAGTATCTAGTAGACTCATCTATTATATCTCCTTAGCTAACAAGACCTTCTGAATATAGTCAATAGCTTCATAAATTTGTTCCATGATGTTCTGATCAGACTTGGATGTTTCTAGAGTAAGATAGAGAGTCCATTCAGTAGATAATTCGATTTTAGAAAGTATCGTTACTCTTATCTGACTCCATCTATCTCCTTCCATTATCTCTACTCTGAACTTACCAAAATCAATTATAGATTCTCCATTGTTTAGCTTCTTTATTTTAGAAAAGTCATAGTTTCGTAGAATCTTATTAGATATCTCTTCAATCTCCACTCTATATTCTCTCCTTTAGGAGATATTCATTTATACGTTTCTCTAGTTCATCAAATCTATCTTGTTTAATAAGAGTAAATGGTTGTAAGTATTCTATTAAAGATAGAACTTCTTCTATACATTCTGGTGTTCTAGGATTCTTACTCAACCACTTACTTATTATGTGTGAGCCTATCATTCCTATGCTTTGAGACATGTCGTATTCAGACTTTGTAGATTCATAACATTTCCATCTTGCAACTACACTATCATCATTGAATGGATTGTCAAGCTCTTGTCTCGTATGCTTTATTTTAGAAGCATACCATCTAGACACTAGATCAAGATAATCAAGAAAAACTCCCATTGGATCTCTAAACGTTCTTCTGTATGTACCACCTCTGGAAAAATTTGAGTTCTTAAAGAATATGATTTGGTTATTATCACTAATAACTACAAAGTATCTAGGCATGTTAGATACTCTCCATCAATAGAAATCTTCTAATAAACTCTACACGTGATTTTATCACATTAAAAGCTCTATGTATATCACGAGGAAGATACTTAGTGTATAATAAAGTCAAATCTTCAAGATCCATATCCGTCTCTATTGCCAGCTGATAGAAGAATCCCCAGTCACTTACTTTGATATAGTAGAAACCGTAATCAATTGTTAGAGATCCATCATCTTCCTCTATTGTACCATCATTAAACTCTTTCTTGAGTAATCTCTTTAATTCATTGAATGTCATTAGATTCACTCTGAATCTGTGATTGAATAAACTTTGGTATCCATTTGAGGAATTTTTCACATCCTAGTACACATAGCTCACTTTTTGACTTACAATTATCACATGGAGTCTTCATTTTCTTCATTTGTATTATTCTCCCTATCAGTTATTCTTGTATATAGAGCATCTATAAATCCAGATGAAAGTCTGTACAGTCTAGGAGTAGTTCTACCATCAATCTCAAGTAGACCAATTGGTTCAATAATCTTGTTACTAGCTAGTGTCATTAGAAATCTATGTGAGTTCTTTAATCCTTTTCCAGATATCCATGAGAGAGTACTAGAAGTGATAGGAACTCCTACTCTGGACATAGCTATTACAATACACAATAGTCTATGATTAATTAGATTTCCCCAGTGAACTTTGGAATATTGTTTTATGTATTCTCTGAATCTATAGTAGAATCTACCAGTGTTTTCCCATTCTCTAAGAACTCGCTTGTATTCATCTAATACTTTCTCCTTTATCTCTTCCATGTCCATTGAATCATCTCCTTTAGTTACTATTCTAAATCAAAAGAGCTATCTCAAGATTGGAGTATCTGATCTTGTCTAGTGCATCAGATAGCTCTTTATCATTCCATTTTACTGAAAATAAGTGATGTAGATACTCATGAGAAAGAGTATGAGATAGAATCTCTATTGAAGGTTCTGTATCATCACCTAGTATTATTTCATGATAAAGGTAGTCATAATATGAACCTCTTACTCCTTTGAAAGCTTCATTGAACTCCTGAGTCAGCTGTCTTGGTACTATATTTCTTAGACATCTCCATGAAAAGTAGTAATCTCTTGAAATAACAGTAACTGTAGGTTCATCTTCATTCATTAATCTCACCAATCTCGTGTAGAACCTGAATATAAAGTCTATACAACAAGTTTCCAGATATATCTCCTAACTTAGAAGCTAAAGATGGTAGAACTATAGCTTTCTTTGAAAGATCTACACCATTATTCTTCAACTCAATCATATGAGATCTAACAATGTTTTTAAGCTCTTCTGGTGTAGGAGTTAATCTGTGTCTAATTACAGCACGTATTTTGTTCTCTGACTGTGCTATCAAGTCTGGTTCTATTTCTTCAAGAAGCTCTTCTTTTACTATTGGATATAGTTGCTCTATTGTAGTATAATATGGGTAATTCTCTACAGCCTTACGTACAGCTTTCTGTATAATAGATACTGGTATTCCTGTAGACGCTAGCTTCCATGATTTCTCTTTTATCTCATCACATTTTAGCTTACAGAAGTGAACATCCATATCAATAGGAGAGAAATGCTTAGCTACAAATCCTTCATACCCATCTTCACCAAGATACTGTTTAGCTTCATACTCTATCCGTTCTACTTCTTTAGAAGTAAGAATACCAGACCACATCTCCTCTACAAATGGAATATCGTATTCTTGACAAAGCTCTCTTGATTTGATAGGATTAAGAAACTTCAGAGTACGAATATCTACTACATCAAATACTTTAAAAGCTATAGGTATAGAATACTGTATGAATTCTCCTCTATTCAAATATCCGTATAGTTCTCCAAATACTAAATAGTCATCTTTACATATGTTCTCTATTCTCTTAAGCAGCTCTCCATTACCTATCTTAGTAAACAACTCTCTCCAATGTGATACTTGTCTCTTCATAGCTTGTAAAGACTGAACATCCCATCTAGGCATTAATCTAGTCTTTCCCATGATCTCTCCATTAGGTAAAAGGAAAAGCCCAATATTAGTGCCATCATACTTAGCTTGAACCACTACTTCTTTGTTAATTACCTTTGTGTCTAGCGAGTAACGAATTTTCGGATAGCCTCTGATAACAAATGACTTACTATCAAATAGTGAGAATATAGATCCCATAAGAGAGTTTCTTTTAAGATATATTACTCCAGACCAGTCATGTCCATTCATTTTAAAGTGAAAGCTTCTTATCTCATTAGGTTTACACTTTAGATGTTTAGTTACTATTGTTCTAATATTCTGAATACCTCTAGCATTTTTCAAATCTTCTCTAATAGTAACTAATCTTTCACTCATTATCCATGCCTTCTTTAGATACACCTACGATATTAAGTTGATATTCCTCTTATTATAAAAGATAGTTACTATCTATCCAATTAAGAGAGAAATGATCTTGTCTCTTTCAAGTTTGTCTGGAGACAGATCTATATCGGCATCCTCTTCACTATCAACAAGACTGCATCCAGCTTTAACAAGGACATCAGATAGAGTGATTGGATTGGTAAATTTTGTGAGTAGATAGTCTCTAGCCATTATACTTACTTTATTAATACGTGATGTTATAGTATCTCCCAATGTATATTCAGAGAAATAGAATCTTGATTCAGTAGGAGACATAGTAACTATGCCAAGTACTTTTTGTCTAGAGTTGGTATTAGAAGTAGTGATGCATTTAACGTTATTAGGATTGACCATGTAATTCTTTTCTAGTTCGTCTAGATGTTCCTTAGCTACAAGTATCTTGTAGGGTACAGTAATATCTTTAGAATAATTATAATAATTGAGAAATAGAATAGCACTTCTGTTAGACTCTACTCTCTTAACATAAAATAGCTCCGATGCTCCATTCGTAGCATCAGTCATATCACCAGAAAATAGTATCTCATCTTCCAGTCTATACTTGCTATCCCACCCTATCTTACCAAATTCAGCATCTATAAGAGACAGGTCTAGGTCAATTCTACTATCTCCTACATTGTTCCAGTATACACCAAATACCATATCAGAGTCTAGCTTAACGTAGCTACCAGAAGGTATATCACCAGTAAATTGTTTCTCTGTAGTAGGTAGAGCATAGACCATATAGTTAGGAATGTATACTCTCTTATCTTTAAGATGGTCTAAATCAGAGACTATAGAGTCCATAACTATATCGTAGACTCTTTCAGCTTCTTCTAGATTGTTGAATGAATACTCTTTAACATATGCCTTACCGTTTCTTATCTTGAATAGATTGACACTAGGATTCTTCATTCTATAGTGAAGAGCATAAGCTAGTCTTGTTTTTCTAAAAATGCTAGCTTTGTTAAGCTCTGATTGAAGATAGTTACTATCTATTATCTCTCCCCTATTTATTCTAGCAGTAATAGTATCAAGATATGAAAGTGTCATTGGTTGATGACAACGTTTAGCTAGTCTCCTTATCCTATTGACATATTTACGTAGCTCTGGATTAGTTCTAAATGCAAGGAATACAGGTTTGAATCTATAGAATATCGAACCAAGAGACTCAAGACCATACTTTAGCTCATATTGTTTCAGAGATCTCAAGACATTAAGATTCTGTTTTGAATGTATCTCCAAACACAGATCAGTACTCTTGATTAGAAGAGAGCTTCCTACAGATTCATATACCATTAGACGTAACATTTCAACTGGATCTCTAGGTACTAAACCAAGATACTCATAAGATAGACATCTGACCTCTCTATTTTTGATTAATTCTAGAAAACTCTCATCAATTATACCTTTAGAGATTAGATAGAGAATGACATTCATAGCATCTCTTACTGTATCTTCTTTCAAAGCTATTCCAGATGACAAGAGAGAAAGTAGCTTATCTTTTATCTCTTCAGGTGTATATCCTTTGATAACAGTAAGATACACTCCATCCTCAAGAGAAGGTATATCCAACTCTTCAGCTGGTATGAAGACTCTATCAGATTCATATATACCTAGCATTTCATATCCATAAGTAGTAATATAGTGTATTATTTGTTCTAATACTAGAAGAAACATAGGAGTATCTCTGACTTTTCTCCATGATTTATGAAATGACGAATTCATGTCCTTTGGAGATAGTCCTATTAAGTGTCTGATTCTATCGATCTTTCTTAGCAAGTCTTCTTCTGAATAGTTGTAGATAACTTCTTCTGAAAAGATAATGCCATTACTAATACAAGCTTCAAGAAGTCTTGAGCTCGGCTTAGCTTTCTTCTTCTCTTCTATAGGTAGAGCTTTAAAGAGTTTAACGATAGATTCCATCTTTAATCATCTCTATTATTGCTTAGAGACGAGGAGTAAAAGCCCAGCTGCTTGATAGGAACTCCATATGTCTCTAAGCAGTTACTCCTAAACCACTATTATATATAAAGGTTTAGGAGCTTTCCCGACAGAGAGCTTAGATAGAACGAGGAGTAGAACCCTAAAGGCAGGTTAAGTAGGAACTCCATATGTCCTATCTTTCTGCTCTCTGTCTCTAGGACTCTTATTTTAGATTCTTATCTTTTGATCTCTTATAAAGTTTCATGTAACAATAATATGAGAAAATCCTGACATTATAAATGGAATAGTAAACAACGGAATATCATTAAAAAGACAGAAGAATACAAGAGTAAATGATAACCATAATGAAGCTTGAGTCATAGCTAAACACAACTTTGTCCTAAGATCACCTTCTGCTATTTCTATCCAATAACAAAGAAGAAGTCCTAAAGCAAATCCAAAGAATACAGAACATACCAGACATCCTAGAATACTAAATACAAGAGATAAAAACATAGTAACTTTATCCATGATTGTCATCTCAGATAGTTTTCTCCCATTTCTCAATTTCATCTTTAAGTCTTAAAAAGACTTTTCTTCTCTCTTCACTAGTCATAGCATAGAATAGAGATTCCCATCCTCCCTCATTCTTTATGTATATCTGTAACCTATCTTCTGGATCATACTCTAGGTCTTTTATCTTACCTGTAGTCTTAAACTCCTCAACCCATTTCTCAGCTAATATGATAGCTTTGTCTGAAGGATAATCCTCTCCCATTTCATCTGAAAAGCGAGCTATCTCTTGACAGAAATCTTTATTGTATTTCTCGTTAAATCCGAGCTTTATTATTTCATCTTGAAGTCTCATAAGCTTTAAAGTATTAGGATGATACGCCTTCATTTTTAGCACTTTCCCTTTTGTAATCATTTAAAGCTCTTAGTATCTCATTAATATTAACTGGATGATAGTTCCATACATCTACTCCTACATTAACTAAATAGGAATTAAATACTTCTTTGATTCTCCATTTCTCATGAACATGTCCTACAAAATTAATAGGATAGGAAGGATTGTAGTCTTTAGGATCGTGTGTACAGTATATTTCATAGCCACCTATCTCAACTACTAGAGACTTGATAGGTGTATTAATAGAATTGTTGTGATCATGATTTCCTTTTATGAGAACTATTCTACCATTGAGCTGGTCAAGATAGTAACTAGGTTTATGAAGATTCTTATAAAACATAAAGTCTCCTAAATGAATAACAATATCGTTTTTGTCTACTCTAGAATTCCATAGCTGTATCAATCTTATGTCCATGTGATCAGCTGACTTGAATGGTCTATTACAATACTTAATAATATTAGCATGACCGAAAGTGTGTGTCAGACGTAAACCACGTCTTCAACAATCACCACCTCCTAGCTTATATCTACCTTCCGATCTATCGAAGTAGACAATTCCTAAATCTAATAATGGCTTAAGAAGCTCGTCAAAAGAAGCATGGATCTTTCTATGCTCTGATTTGTCCTTACAGAGATATAGGTTTGAAATATCATTGTTAGTCTTATCACCATCAATATGATGTATCACTTCACCATTTTCTAATGGTCTACCAAGATGTTGTGTCATCACAAGCACATGCTCTGGAACTAGGTTATGAGAATTTCTGTTAGGATGAGAATAATCCTTGATATAGACATAACCATTTATTATCCGTTTCTTACCAGCATATTTTGAGTAATAGTGTTTTCTCTTATAATCTTCTGTCCATTTAGCTTTAGATTTCTCCCCTATTTTCTTTCTTGTCTCTTTAGACTGTTGATGACCTCTATCTGGTCTACATTTATGACAATAGGTAGCTCTTGGATCGATCAACTTACCACAAGATTTGCATCTATTTTCAATATACTTTCCATGTCTAAAGTTAGGATTGTTCTCGCCTTTCAAAGTTTGCTTCAGGAGCTCTCTTCTACATTCATCTGAGCAAGTCTTTCTAACTTGTGAAGGATAGAATTCACCGATATATTTACCACATACCTGACAATAACACCTAATCATCTGACATCTTGATAAATATAATGCTGATCTGATTTAAACTTTGTTCTAAAATGTGTATCAGATGTAAACCATGTTTTAATGGTTCATTCCTCCTAACATTATTACTTTAGATAGATTCTCCACTACCATCTGGATTAACCAATAGTTTCATTTCTGCTTTTAATGATCTGATTTCTGATTCATCATCATACGAAACTATCTGTCCTTCATGAGAAGATATAATCAATATAGCATATTTCTTGTTTGGATATTGTCTATATAATAATTCGCATACTCTAGACATTATCATTACTGGTTGGTTAATAGCTGGAAATAGATTGAATTCTTTACACAAGTTTATTAGATCACTCAAAGAAGTGATCTTATATTCAATTTTCATCTCCGATCACTTATAGCTTGATTGTTGTCTAAAATATCTCTATCTCTATCAGATCAAATCCGAGATTAGCACCACATGCTCCACAAGGAGACTTATCATTCTTGTTGAATGTTAGATTAATAGATCCACATTCCTTACATCTCATTTTATAGATTAGCCTATCACTCATTGTATTTACACCTCCTATTTTAATCACAAATCAAATATTTCCTTAACAAACTCTATCAGAGTTAAATCTCCCAAATCAAAGTTATCTTGTGATTCTAGATTTCTTAATTCTTGTAATATTTCTTGTTTCCACTTCTGAAAATCCTCGATGTAATCTTCAATAAGAAATTCGTCTGTTGGTTCTAGATAAGGTTTGAATGAGTAAATGTTCCTAAATGTAGTTTCTTGGTTACTCTCCAATATTTTGGATCTTCAGGATCTGGTACTTTCAAAGTATCTTTATCTTTATCGTATTGTGATTCCATATTTACTCACTTCAATTCCATGATAACCAACGATAAATATAATTTCAAATCCATATCTATCTCCGATTAACATCGTTAACAATCCCTCATAAACTTCTGTCTGTAACGTTCACTAGCTGGCATATGTTCATAAGAATTAGGATTACGAATAACATCCACAAGAAATACAACTATTGAAATAACAACTAGATCTATAGGCATACCTATTCATCTTTAATGTTCTTTAGCTTAGCTAAAGATGACTGTATTTCAGTCCAATAAGAAGGTTCATCGGTTAGCTCTTCTAATATAGCTTCAGCAATTTTTGGAGCTACTTCTATTGGTATATTAATCCCCTTCCTAGTATAACCACTATAAGAAGGAGTCTCAATAAATGTCCTAATGTCCATCACTTCTTTACCTTTAAATTTGGTCTTTTGAATAACTATCTTTCTTGAATCACTTACTTTTACTTGTCTCAATTCTCTCACCTAATCATGATGTGTAGACTTTAATAAACTTATTTTCATTGATCTAGATCTCCCATATAATATTTCAATCTATCTTTCTTATTTCAATCCATTTTCTTGAAAGACTCTTATCTAGAAAATTTAATAATGGATAGTATAGTCCTCTCTGTGTGGTTCTCTCAAAAGTTTCTTTGTCTATGTAAGCTTTACCTCCATCTTCAAAAGTAACCTTATAAATCACTATTGTTCACTTCTATTGTTTTGATCCAAGTAGTTGTATAAGGATATTCGTATATCTCTTTAAAGATTCCAAATCTATCAGCTAATAATCCTACTTCTTTATTTGCATGAGAAGCTGAATGAGGATATGAGTCAAGTGCTAGCATTCCTATTCTTTTCCATCCGTCTTTGTAAATCACTATTTCCCAAATCGTAACTACGTTACACATTTTGATCCTCTTTACCAAACCAAGACTCCCAATCTTCATCTGTTATCTCAGGAAATAGCTCTTGCCACTCTTCTTTGACCATATCTCGTATTATCTCTCCACAATTACCACATACTAGCTTGCCTATGGTCAAGGAATAATTACGTTTAGTGCTACCACACTTTGGACATTTATCAGGATTTGTGTCAAGTCTCATCTTTAATCACCTACCTTCTACTTCTTCTGGAGCTATCTTTGATACTCCAACTCCTTTTAACGTTTCAATGTCGTTCTCTATCTCTTTAAGCTCATCCTTTGTAAGCTTCTCTGATAGAAGCTCATCTGTAATATCAATACCCTTCTTGATACAGTATCCGATATCAACACACCATGCATCCTCTTTATCTTCAGCCCATTTACATTGTTCATCGAATATTCTACACTTGGCACTAATAGATTTCTCATCATCTATAAAGTCTATTATTATCTCATCCTTTTGTTTACTAGTTTTAGAGTAATTATAGTAAGGAAAACCTCCATAACCAGTATAGACACTGCAATACTTTTTCTCTCTAATCTTCTTTTCTGTGTTCTCTAGGAACTTCTCTATTTCATCAGTAAGTAAAATGCTTACTTCTCCATCTCCAGTCAATACACATCCACATGGAACTTCCATAGCTACCCTAGCTTTGAAGTTAAGATTGTCATCTACTACTATCGAAAATGGATGATTACAATCAACATATTCCTCATCTGTGCTAGAGTGCCATGCTCCATTCTTGAAAGGATGATAGTGTATTACACCCTTGCCTACTCCTATATCAGGATTTGTAACTGATACTGAAGAGCTAGTAACTTCTTGTTCTGGTATAATTATGTCCTTAACTATGAATCCATTATCTGTCTCTTCATAGTCTAGATAAGCTAGCCACTCTGTAGAATACTCTTCTACTAGCAATACTATTCTTGAGAATATATCCCATGGAATCTCTACTTCTTTAGAGTCTTTGTATGGACAGTATGTGTGTCTATTGTCATCAGACCATACTGTATTTTTCTTCTTATAGTTCGTGTATTTTGTTATCTTATTCTGACTCTTCTTCGATTCCTTTAATTTTCCATACTCTTTCATTTCTATCACCTATGATCTTAGTTACTATCTCCATCATCTCTTTATTTGACAGAAATGAACTTGGAGCTTTATCAGAGTATGCTAACCAACATGCTATCTGAGCTATGAAACTAGCTGGAATAACCCAACTAGGAACTATATTGTATCCTTCTTGATCTTCACCCCATGCTATCTCAGATAGCTTATAGTTTTTAGCTACTGTAACATGCTCTCCATCATAAGAAGCTCTGATAAGAGTAAAGTGCATTCTTCTCCAAAGTCGTTCTATTATCTTATGAGCTTTTGAACTATCAGTTGTATCAAAGACTATATCACACTGACCTAGAAGATCAGCTGTTTCTTCAACAATTCTTCTCTCTATAGCAAATACTGTAGCATCTGGTCTAATCGATATAATATAATCTCTCAGAACCTTAGCTTTCTTCTCTCCTATTACGTTTTTGGGATATGGTAGTCTATTTAGATTGGTTATGTCCACGAAGTCATCATCGAATAAATAGATAGTATCTACTCCAGACATAGCTGAGTAAATAGCTACCCATGTGCCTATTCCACCACATCCTATTATTCCTACCTTATGTGGTATGTGTAGTTTTAACTCGCCTTGTCTTGAATACATATTTTACACACTCCATGCTTTCTTAAGACTATGAGATTCTTTTGCAAATGAATAATCATGCTGATTTATCATTCTTACTATATCATTAATCCAAGGAACACTAATTCTAAATCTATCATCATTATTAGCTGTGCTTAAGATTTCAACTACATGATCGAATATCGGTATCAATTCTTTCATGGATCTAACTGTTCTACCTCTAGCTGGATCACGTATCCCTAGACACACAGTGCCACCAGTAGCTACATTGCAATGTGGGATTGGATAGAACCTAGCATTAAAGAATGCATCAGATCTAACACAGAATACTTCTTCTATCCTATATCCATCTCTTGTCTTGTCAAGATAGAATACAACAAATGCATCCACTTCTTTAGCCCAATCATCCTTCAAATAGTAGATCTTACCATCGTTGATCAGCTTGGAGATCTTAAACTTATAGTGTCTAGCAACAGCTATATGATCCCTATTCGTGTATCTAACTCTCCATATTATTAGTCCTTGAGCTGCTTCCTCAAATGTTAAATCTGGAAATTCCAGTATCTTATCAAGCTTACTTCTAATCTCCTCAAGCTTTCGTTCATACTCCTCATGAATAGCTAGTATTATACTTCTAGCTTCTCTCTTGAGACTATTGACTTTGTTTGAAACACGTCTCTTGATATATGTCTCAAGATTAGCATTCTCTTTAATCAGCTTACCTTCAAATATCTTATTTCCTATTGAAATATAGACTGGTTGATCTATGTCTACTATTAAATCAAATTCTGGAATTCTACTATTTAGTGAAATACCATATTCTTCAGTCTGTTTGGAAGCTTCAAGCTCTCTAGAAAGATAGTTACTAACTACTCTTACAAGTTCTTTCCTATCATCTTTCTTGTTTATGTCTAATCCAGCTTCTTCAAGAATCTCCCATGATGTATCCATCTCATCAGTAAATGGTCTAAACTCATAACATGTTACACCCAGAGCTTTAGCTACTAAATTAGTTGATAAGACTATTTCGTTGTTCCAATAGTAATATCCGTTAGTAATTATTTTATCAATTAAATTCTTCTCATCTTCAGTATCAAGTTTAAATCTAAATCTAGGTTCACCATTCTTTCTCTTACCATATATGAACCTCAATTTCTTATCCTCCTTACATAAAAAAAAAAGAGGGATACTAGAGTAGAATAGAACCAAGTATGAAGCTTATAATCCAGCTTCATCAATTGGTTCTATTCTCACTAGCTCACCATCGAGTTCCTCGAATGTCTCTGGAGCATCCTCTGGAGATATCTCTCGACTATCCACTTTGACTACGAATTTGCCGATACCATGTTCTCTAGCTAGAGACTTAATGGTATCGACAAAGTATTCCTCTGGATCTACTGTGACTTCCTTACCACCGATTATCACTGTGACAGCTTCTGGCTCATTTGAAGTCCATACATCCTCTTCTTCGCTAGTCCATTCTCTTGGCATGTCAATCACTTTGGGCTTAAGCCCTTATAGCTAGCTAGCATATATCTAGCTAGTCTACGGCTCTAGAGATAGTTACTATCTTTCTTTAATCAGCTCTCAAGAACTTAATAGCATCTCTCCTATCATTAAATAGACTACTCTTACACAATGGACATCTGTAAAGGATATTCTCATTGTATGATGAGAGTTCAGTCTTATCTGAATAAACTCTAGAAACCTTTCTAGCAACAGTAATCTCTTCTATAAACTTGATTTCTTTATGACACTTTGGACATTTAGGCACACATACTCACCATATAAACTCTTCTAGGTTCTTGGTATTATTTTGGTCTGGAGGATAAGATTCGGTATTAGATACCATAAACACAATATAACGATTTGAAACAAACATAGCTTTTCCAGAACTGTTATTAACATAGACGTCAAAGTTAGCTGATGCTAATACTTCAAGTGCAGTTACAATATCACTAGCATGAAATTCTGTCCTATCGATTCTGATGTATTCAATAACGTATTGTCTTAATAATCGTTTTATACGAGACACTGCCACCCTGTCTATGTGTCTAAAGAAGTATCTTTTATACATCTTCTTTATTTCTTTCCTAAAGTCCTCTCTTACTACATTGAATTTTTCTTTTGTATTCTCAATGACTCCTACTGTATTTCCCCAATTCACGTAAAAACCATGTCTTTCACTATAGTAGAAATCAGTGCCTAATGTAATCATTATCATTTCACCTATAAACCTAGATTTTTCATAAACTCTTGAAATGAATCCTTGACTCTGTAAAAGTATGGATATCTTGTGTTCTCAACCTTTTCTATGATACCTAGCTTCTCTATTCTAGAAAGATAGCTACCGATAGTAACTATCGATGGTTGATCCCTCTCAAAATAACTTATTAAATCATGACAAGAGAACATCTCATCTCTACTAGCTATATCCTTCAAAGCTATGAATATTTTAGTTACTATAAATGGATGTTTGACCTTAATACCTCTTTTCTCAAGATACTCTCGTAGATACTTTTTCTGCAAATGGATCACCATACTTTATCAAGATAATGGGTAACTTCAGAACAGTCTCTTAAGATGTATCAGAAATATGAACACTTCGATATATCACAAATCTATCAATACGATTAATTATCCGTTTAGCAGTTTTTTCAGATAATTCTTTTAGCATCATCTCAGTCTTACCATCTCGATACTCTTTATTGTGTATATCATGAAGTAACGAGTTTATTTCAAGTGAGATAATAGTAAGAACCTTTAGCTTATTTTGTCTACTTATACTTAAGTCTGGAACATGTAATTCGTCATCTCTAATCTTTAGACTCATTCTTATCTCCTCTTCTCATATGTTTAGTTACAAGTTATCCTAAAGATAATCACTTTTCACTTGATTCATGGTATTGACAATGGCTAGCTAGTAGCTCATAAACTGAAGTCGTAGAATCATCTAAAGATAGGAATATGTTGAAATCTATTGAATCACGTATTTACAGATATTAGTGTTTATATTTATAGCAACTTCTATCTGACTTTATTGATATTTCCTCTGATATAATTTTAATGGACTCTATAAGAGCTCTTTTCATAGTCTCTTTATCTTCAGATTCGGTTTCATCGATAAATTCTAATATTCCATAAAGGATGTTAATTAGCTTGTCTCTATCCATTAGCTATCTACCTCACTTATCGATTCTATAACATAAGTCTCTTTGAAGATCCTACCACACTTAAGACACTGCTTGTAGATATCTAGAGCTGAACACTCTTCTTTATCAACTTCTTCTAGATCTCCGTTACAATAGGGACACTTCCATAAAGGAAGTATATCTCCATTGTGATCTCTAATTTCGATCTGAACCATATCATCTATCTCCGATACTCAATTACTCTTTCAACATGAATGGAGAAGGAATATCGTCTAAAGATTGTATTTGTTGAATATACTTTAGCTTTCTGATAGATTCAAACCCTACATCCCATATAGAATTTTCAAGTGCATCTTGTCTAGCTATTTCCTCAGCTTTATCGGTATTGCTAGCTTTTATTATCTTGAATAGAGTAGTTGTGGTTTCTCCATTCCTTTCATCAAAGACAGCTAGATAATAGTTCATCTTTGAATCACCATGCTTTGTAACTATGACATCGTTCACAATTCTCATGACTTCCTTAAACTCACATCCACATTCGGGACATCTATGCTTGTAGATGATCTCCTCCCAAACTCCATCTTTGTCCTTAACTATTTTATGTGCTAGAGCATTTGTCCTAATCAGATGTCCACACTCTGGACACTTTATCATAGCTACTATCCTCTTTTTTCTCCAATTCTTCTAACTTGTCTATGAATCTATTAAGAATATCTTGAGCGTGTTGAGTCCAAAAATCTCCTTCTTCACATGCCATTTGCTCAAGACATCTGATAACAAATTCAAGCTCTTGTTCTGTAAGTTCAACAGTAGCTTTGTCTTTACAAAAGATTCGTTCTCTTGCTACTAGATCTCTATACATTCCAATGACTCTGTAAGATATTGGTAAAGTATCTAGATCTTTTATCAAATCAATATATTGATAAATAGAAATATGATCCATATCAATAAGTATCTCGTAGATATCTGCCTTTTTCCTTATCCAATAGAATTCTGATGGTATTTGCTCAGCTATAATGTCTTTAAGTTCTTCATCTATTTCTGAATCTTCATAGATTTTCTCCTGACCTTTCAGTCTACCAACATCATTCTTTATTCTGTGAGAAATCTTGTGTTTTTCAAGATATTCAAGTAATCTAATATATTTCTCAGTAGTAACATTGAACATATCAAAGGCTATCTCATAGACATCTCCTTTCTTCTTAATACATCTTATCCATCCAAATTCATTCAGAAGCTTGTTGGCTATACGATCTTTCAATTTTTAATCATCTCCATCAGGGAGAGATAAGAAGGTTTAATGGTTTGTCATCCCTTTTCTCTCCCTGTGCAACTGAAGGCACTTCTCATAGATAGATATGCCTTCACATTGCCAACAATACTAGGGATGACCATGATACTATATCTTTTCATAATTTATATCAATTCTCCTCAACTATGTCTGTAAGCTTTGTGAGAAGGCTCAATTTCCTTTATCAAAGCTCTCATTCCATCTGTGTAAATCATGTATTGTTTGCCATCATCAGTTTTAAAGCAAGTATAGTTTATCCTTTTCTTTGTATCCCTCCATTTCCAAGTTTCTACTATTCTAACCATTATCATTCATCCTTTCTAGGACAAACAGATAGGAGAGACACTCATCACCATAATGGTTCATGTCTCTATCATCCTCTCACTTTCATCCAACTTATGTAAAGGAGGTGAGAACAATGATATATCCATGATAAGATAAACAATCATCTCCATAAGCTCTTTAAAAGATAGTTACTATCTTACTCATATCCAGATTCTCGCCATGATTTTTCAAATAGAAATGGAGATATACGGTGAGCTAATTCGATGAATTTTGGATATTTAATGAACATTTCCTTTAGCTTCTCTGTCCCTACTCTTCTTTTGACTATTTTCAATACTCTTATTACTCTAGTTGGTTCAAGCTCTGAAGCTATAAGACATCTTTCTAGAAGTTCATATTCCTTTTCATTCAAGCTTTTCATCTCCATAGATAGTTACTATCTATATTCCATCAACATAAGGAGAGACTTTATCATAGTCATGTGATACAAGATTTGAAACATTACGACTAATAGCTATGTGAATTGACTCATGCTCTAATAGTCTCAAGACTAATGAGAATAAGTCCTCTTCAATAAGCTCTCCTCTAAATCTTACAATAACAGTATCATCATCTACCATGTTCTTTTCAGGAATGAATAAGTAGATATTATGCTTATCAGATTCAGCTACTGAATCAGAAATCACATTACCAATAATGAGATTAACTGAAGCTTTCTCATCAATAACATACATTGACATCTATGGTCTCTCCATAAATGTCTTATCTTCTGTTCTAATTTCCTTACCACATTTTATGCATCTGAAGACATACTGTCTATTTTCCTTATCATGTTTGTAGAATTTAAAGACATGAATACAAGGCATGATAATCCCTTCTTAAAATAAATAGGAAGAGAGCTATCCAAGTCTGCATACTACCTTTGGTATCTTATCATAGATAATCTTAATATGATCTTTACAAAACTTACATCTCTCAATACTTACATAGTCTTTATATTTTGGACATGGAATAGCTAAGGTCAATACAGAATCAATAAGTCTGTGTTTTGCTACTAATAGTAACTTAATTGGTTCATCAACTCTATCAATAAGCTTGTTAGAAATATAGGCTAATACTCTTTTTACATACAAAGGAATCTTATAGTTATCATCATAAGCTTTCTCTAGCATTTCCTTATGAGAATATGAAATAACTAGGTCTCTCTTCACATTAGTGATCTTAACATACATAGTAGTAGAGTTGCCTATTGCTTTGATATTCCAATCCTTAATGTTATATCCTCTATCAGAAAATACTGAATCCAATGGTATAGGTGTTGGTTTATATCGTTTAGATTCTGTATAGATTTGAAATGTGTTATTCGTTCTGTCTAACAGAATAGCGTTTATGCCATTCTTACCTTTAACAAGACTCATTTCCTTATTGTTTATGATTATAGGCATATAACCATCACCTTAAACATAAAAAAAAAGAGGGGATATTGTGTATGTCTACGGTTCATAAGTGATAGCTATAGTCTTAACTCCGTTTTCATCCTCTTCAGCATTTTCTAGCTGATCACATAACACTATTAGGAATTGACGTATTCCCTGTGCCATAGTCTTACGAGATTGGTTATTGGTCTTTGGTATCTTCTTACCATCTTTCCTCTCTGTGTATACTATGTTACCATCTTTGTCTCTAACGAATTTCTCTGTATACTGAATGTCCAAGAAACGACAAAGCTTCTTCACTTGGGGTTCTGGAATCCTAACGGGCAGAAATTCCTCTGGAGATTTCTCGACATCAACCCTTCGGTTTCCAATGGTCATGGGCATTTTTGCTTCATCTCTCCGTTTTTCCGAAAGCGAGAAACCATAAGGCTAGAGGAGTATATAAATGTTTCTCTTTCTGCGGTTAGCTGGATTAGGATGAGAACATAGTTACTATCTTTTTTCTTGGAAAACTGATTTGCGTTTCTTCTCTCTTCTTATCCCAAATGGAAAGCTCCGAGCTTAAGGATTTTACGGTTTTTCTCTTCTTTACGATACCAACAACATAATCCATACATTGTATTCTCCTAATCTCAAAGAAAATAGCTATTATATTATAGTAAAAAGCTTGTGTGTCTCAAAATCAAGATCTTCATAATTATGGTTCTCTTATAAAAAAAAAGATTAGGAGTGTTTGAGTAGAGATTTCAAAGCTCTTATACGTTCTCTCCAGATTTTAAAGGCGTTATTCTCTAGAGACTTCTGATCTTTGACCATAGCTTTAAACTCTTTAGATGTCTTGAGTCTTGAGTGTCTCCTTATCATTTCTTTACTTATTCTGTTATTCTTGAGATATTGGATGTCTAAATAGATTCTATGGATCTCTTCTTTAATGGCGTCTACGCTTAAGCTCATATCTGTTCTCTCCTTTGGTGTTCTATGATTAAGGATTTGGGATTTATAAAACTTTGGATTATGAAACAACCTTAATAAGCTTGTTGCAATATCTTAAAAAAAAAGATAGTAACTATCTGTAGTCTATGAATTGATAGCTCTTCACTTCAACAAGTTCTGAACCACAAAGAGAGCAATAGTCATCTCTTGTCAATTCAGCTTCATTCCTAGCTCTACAGTTAGGATTGCTACATCTTTTCCATTTTAGTGGTTTAGTCCGTTGTTCCAAAGTTCAGCTCCTCCTGAAACCTTAACTTTTCAACAGTAGCTAAGGCATTGTTAAGAGCTTCATTGATACTCTTGAATCCATCTCCATAGACTCTAAACTCCCAAATAGCTATGGCATACTTCTTTTCATCAGCTTTTTCACTAACGTCAGCTATTTCAATAAGATAGTCTCCATCTGAAATCCTTAATGGACTTACAAATTTTCTCTTATCCAATTCTATCATCTCCTAATGTTTGAAAGAGATAGCAACTAAAGTATTTATAAGCTTTAAGGTTATGCAACAATCTTAGTAAGCTTGTTGAAAAATAAAAAAAAAGATAGTAGCTATTCTTCCTCTACATAGATGTGGAAGTATAGTAATAGCATAGGTGGATCATAGATTTCATCGTCTATATCTTCGTCTATCTCAAAGTCATCCCTGAAGAATTTATCCTCTAGCTTTGTATTTGGTTCTAGAGCATCTTTAAAAGCTCTGATAAAATCCTCATCAGATAGATTTCTTATCTCATCTTCATATTTCTTGAACAGCTCTTCGTTTATAGGTTCATAATCCGTATTTGGTAGCTCTTCCCTGATACCTTCGATTATATCTGATACAGTTTCCCGATAGTCTATTGAGAAACCAACAGCTAAGCAAGCTACACAGTTTTCCTTCTCAAAGACATGTCCATGTCCCTGAAAGAAGCTTGGATCTCCGTTATAGCTATCGTCTAACTCTATTACTAGTTTCACCATTTCGATTTCACCGAAAGATAGTTACTATCTTTAGTATTTAAGACTTTGGATTTTGCAACAAGCTCAATAAGCTTGTTGTAAAAAAAAATCAAGAAGAATCAGAGCTATCAGGCTCTGATTCTTTCTTCAGATTTATGTGTATAGCTCCAGCAAATTCTACTTGTGCTTTAATGTTCCATAGAAAGTCGTGTAAATCCATGTCATGTTCTTCAAGAACTTTAGCTATCTTTGCTAGAACATACTTGTTCTCTATTGCTTGAGCTAGCTCATCAACTGTATCGATAGCTTCAGCTACTACTTCTCCTTTGGATTCATTTCTACTTGTCCATATATAATAGTGTATCTTAGCTCCATAGGTTGTTTTATCTTCTTCCTTGTCTTGAAATAGATGTATCTCAAAATCACGATAATAGATTCTTGGAAGATCCTTACGAGTCATTTTTTAGTCACCGTTGAACAAAGATAGTTACTATCTATTTATAAGACTTGTGGTTATGCAACAAGCTTAGTAAGAGTGTTGTAAAATACAAACATAAAAAACTAGGAAGCTTCTGAATCCTCATGTTCAGAAGCTTCACTAGACGATATATCTTGTTCGTTCTCTGGTTCTGATGTCCATAAAAAATTTGGTGGTAATGGAAGATTAGGTCTCTCTATCTTCTCATCAAGAGCTTCCTTAGCTATCTTTAGAAACTCATCAAAGCTGATGTTGTATTCTCTCAGTAGATCAGAGACTTTCTCTAGTATAGGCTTTAGCTCATTAAGAGAGCTAAGTTCAGCTGTCTTTTCCCCAGCAAACTCTAGAGCTTCTTCCATGTTTTCAAATCCTGTGTATTTCCATTCTTTCCTTATTACTATCTCAACGGTCTTTGAGGGATCACTAGACTCTGTTATTGTAGCTTCTAGTCCCTTAAAATAGAATTTCTTGATATTCTCTGTTTTTACTTGACTAGCTAATCCCAACATTTCAAGTAGTCCAAACATCCGATTTCACCGAACCATAGTTAGTAACTAGACTTATAAAGCTTGGGGTTATGCAACATACTTAATAAGCTTGTTGTAAAATAGGAAAAAAAAAAGACTACATATAATCGACATTATTAGCTTGTAGATTTATTATGTCCCATCCTGTAGTCCCTATTAGGTTTAATGTTCTATCAAGATAGAATCCTACTAAACCAAATACAGCTTGAGCATTGTGTTTATAGACTGTTTTAGCATACTTGAGAGCATCAGCTACTGTTCTGAAGTGTCTAACCTTAATCTCTCCATAGAGTCTATGCTTTTGTGTTCTAACTTCAGAATCTACATCACAAGTTACAGATCCCTTGATAGATTCCATGTTTACAGGAACTCCTCCAGAATAACGGTAGGACACATAGACTTTAATTTCATCATTGTTTAGCTCAAGATCTACTCCTTCATTAGCTCTTTCAAGATAGTTACTATCTAGAGATCTTGGAGCTACTACGATTTGAGTCTCCACAACTACGGGATATGGATCATCATCGAATCTACTGTCTATCTCTCTAAAATCAATAGCTTCACATATCAATCCTAGATAGATGTCCTTATCTTCTTCGATTTGGCATTTGAAGGATTCATCGTCCATGTAGATTGTATTATCATCTAACTCTATTACTCTCATCCACATCACCTTGACCTTTAATTACTAAGCTACATCTATATAAGCTTAAGGGTTATGCAACAATCTTAATAAGGATGTTGGATTATTGACGATTACGTCTAATAGTCGGTTGAATGATAAGCATAGCAACTAAAGCTCTAGCTTGGTTCTCTGGAAAGTATTGAAAGAAATATTCAACCTTCTCCTTATCAGTCGTATCTTTTGTTCTTTGATAGATCTCTTCTAAAGTCATCTTCACTACTTGTTACCTCTTGGTTTTCTAAAGAACAAGGTTATTCTAAAGACTTCATTACCTAATGCAGTTGGTTTTAGCTTAGTGGACTTGAAATATTCATACCCTAAGCTTTTCATCTTCTTCTTTATCTTATCCATTTTCTTATTGATTAAATCCTGATCTCCATAAATTCCAATGCTAGCTCTGATGTATTCATCTTTGTAATAAACTGAAGGATGAGTTACCCAATAGCTGTTACAACATATTTCGTCTATTCTATACCATTCTCTTGTTATCATTTCGATGTCACCAAATCATAGTTACTATTTAGGTTTATAAGATTTGGGGTTTTGCAACAGTCTTAATAAGCATGTTGCATTATTCGATGTAACCGACTAGATAGCTCTCAAATAGATTAATAATGTCTTCATCTAAATACTCGTTTCTAGCAAAAGCTGGAAAGTCTTTCTTGTTTACATAGACAATCAGCTTTCTGTTGTCTTTAGAAGCTCTTATGTAGACATCTCTATTATATTCGAATCCATACTCATCATAGAAGTTGTATCTCATTGTCATATCATTATCTGTCAGCTTGGTAAATCTCCAATAGGCATCTTGTGTAAGCTCATTGATTATTTTAGTAGCTATAGGTTTGAACAGATTGATACTTGTTATCATCTAAATCACCAAATCTAGGTTAGTATATCACTATATAAGCTTAAGGGTTTTGCAACATACTTAGTAAGGTTGTTGCAATTACTTCAATGGAGTTCCACAGATAGAGCACTTAGTATTAATGTGAAGAGTAGTTCTTCCACATTTTTCACATGGAGCAAAGCATCTACATTCTCCAAATTCAAAATAGTAGCTACAGTCATTCTCTGCACAGTAATCAGGAGTCTTGTATCCATAGACTTCTTCTAGGAATTTGTTTTTATCAAATCTAGGATTATCTAGCTCAAAGTATCTACATAGTCGCTTTACTATTTCCTTTTTATTAGATGAAACCCTTAATATCCCAGCTATAGCCTTATAGTATTTTCTACTCAACATTTTAATCACAATTCTCAACTAGACAAGTCTCTTTATAAGTTTTAGGGTTATGCAACAGCTTTATTAAGTCTATTGCATAATTCAATATGCTTATATAATTATGTTGAAAAATACATAATCAGCTTAAGATTTTATTCCGATAATACCCAAAGTCTTAAATATACCTTATGATCTATGGATAAGCAAAAACGAAATGGTGAAACGTAAAATGGCAAGACCGAGAGAAATACACATAAGTAAGGAACAGATGAGAATTTGGTTAGAAGAAAATGGAATGAGCTATAGAGAAATAGCAAGAGAAATTAAAAAACTCTATGGATTAAAATTTGACCCCTCAACGATATACAGACATGCAAAGCGACTAGGCTTAAGAGATAAGAACATACACAAACAATATAAAGACTTCTGTAGAGAACACAAGAAAAAAGTTGAAAGAATCAATACACATTTAGCGACTAAAGCTAATTGCTATATGGACATCACAGAGATAAGCTTTAGATCTCAAAGGGGCAAACATAAGAGATCAGTTAAACGATATTTTGTGAGCTTAAAGGTAGACAAAAAACTATATCTTTATTATATCAAGGATCAAACAAAAGCTTCAATCCTAACAGCTATGATACATCTAAAAAAATTTATGCCAGCAAATCCGATTTGTTTAGTTGATACACAATTTAACCCAAAGCTTCCCGAGAGATCAGAGATAACATTTTGTAATACTGAAAAATGGCATCCAATTGAAAATATGGTTGAAAAGCATCATGGATTCAAGACAAACATCTATGCTAAATTTTGGAAATTTAAAACAGTTGCATACTCAAAGATGAACGATGAAGCTAAAAGACATCTCTTAAGGATCTATGTTGAAACAATAGAACGTAATGAACACATTGAGATAATCAATAAGGAAGAAATGATAACTGAAATATGCCGATTAGCCGAAGCTCAACAGCTATAAACCAATTCTTTTTTTTATGCAATAGAATTATATAAGCGTATTGAGAAATAAACGAATAAGAAAAGGAAGAGAAGAGAAGAGAAATAGATACCTGGACTTAAAATGTATAAGTAATATGTACAAATGATATTCCGAGTTAGTTACTATCTTCTAGAAGTCTCTTTAATTTAGACAATAGAAACACTATATCATGAGCAGTACCTATTGAAATAAAAAATAAACGAATCTGATTTACTAAGCTTTCTCATAAGAATTCTCAGAGTCCTCTCTAAGATAGTAACTATCTCATCTCTAGAATAGGACAAGTGGTCTTCTCCTTGTTCTAGCTACTTTGTAATAGATATCAGTACTCTGTCTATTCTCCTCTATGTCTCTTAGAGAAAGCATCAATGCAGTTACTCTATCATCTCCCTTTCTCTTATCCCATGTATACAGTCTAAGCTCATTTAATAGTGGTTGAAATTCCTCTGGTACAAGTATCTTCTCCTTCTCAAACAAAGTCTTCATTCTGACTTGTAGTGTTCCAAGCTCCTTAGCTAGGTCAACAGCTTCAATCATTATTCCTTTCATCCGTAGTCTATCCACTGTTCTCTGAGACTCCCCTTTAGGATTCAGATCTACAAACACATAGTCTGGTCTGTATCTCATGGCATAAGCTTCTATCCAATCCTGAATATTCTCATACTTAGTTCTATTCCACTCAGCTACATCAATAATTCTGTACATGTCATCAATCTTGTTAGCAACTACAATAACAGATAAATCTCTATATCCATAGTCTATACCAAATATGACCTTACCATTCTTTCTACTTGGATCATATCTAAACTTGTGTATCCCAATAGAACACTTTCTAATATCGTCTATAGGTACCACAGTATTAGTAACTGGATATGGAATCCCTTCCCAGAATATTCTAAATTGTTCCTCAGTAAGATTTCTTCTAGCTTCTTCTATCTCTTCCTCTGTAAATCTAGGACAGTCCATAGCTGACCAAGTAAATCTAGCCCATGTAGTAGGAGTTCTCTTGTCTTCTGAAAGATCAAAATAATCTGGGTATGTCTTCTTATCCAACCACATCTCTACGAACTTTGATGTATACTCCATTGGAGTTCCACTTAGAATAATTAAAGAGTCTTCGAATCCTCCAACTATACGATAAGTATCATTTATTGTAAAGTCATCTACTAGTGCAGCTTCATCTATTATAACAGCTGGTACATGCTTACCCTGAATAGCTTTAAGAGATAATGGCAAAGCTCTTACTACGGACTTTGTTTTGAATCTTGTAATTGTCTTTAGGACTTCACCATCTATTACTTCATCAAATATATCATTCTCTTTAAGAGGAACAGCTGAATACTCATACAATGATCTAGACTGCTCAGCTGAACCAGAAACTATAACCACATCGTATTTCTTTCTATGATAGTAACTATATACTAAAGCTAGCCAAAGAGCGATACAAGCTAAAAGCTTTGACTTTCCAGTTCCTGCAGCTGAGAGTATAAGAATTCTTCTAAGATTCAGATCTGGAAGATACGAAAGAACTCTAGCTTGATATGGAAATGGCTCTTGATGATACAAGTCTCTAAAAAATGAAGAAGGATCTTTGTACCATTGAATTATCTTTAGCTGTATTGGAACAGGCATAGTTACTAACCCTCAGAGAATACCTCTTCCCATCTTTCTATGAACTTGTTAATTAGCTCTGGAGGAAAGTCTCTTATACAGAGCATTATCTTCTCATATATCTCAGACTGAGTAACAGAGTCAGTCTTGAACTTATCCTCAAATCTAAACATTAGCTCTACTAATTCTCTTGTAGATCTCATTATCTCTCTAGCTTCCTTCCTAGCATCTGGATCATCCATACGATCAACTACATGTCTTAGTTGCTGTTCCAGTATCTCCATTTGCTCTCTAATAGATTTGGCAGCTCTAACAATAGCATTAATCTGTTCCTTGATGTATCTAAGTCTGAATCTATCAGCTTGAAGAGAAGCTTTGTAATATTCCTCTACATGCTTAGTAAAATGCCTACTTAAGGAAGAAATAGCTATGTCTTCACCATACTTCTTCTTGATAATTTGTTTAATATCAATATATCTTAGTTTCTTTTTGAGTCTAAGCTCTTCTATTTCAGCTCTATGTGGAGATACACATACTTTGCATTGTCTTCCCGTTCTAAATACCTCCTTTATCCATACACGAAGTACAAGTATGGTTCCAGTTCTTGATTCTCGTACAGTACTATAGTATGTCCATCGAATATATGATAATACTCTTCCCCAACTGGACTAGAAGTTATAGCTGAGAACGAATCATATGTACCTGAGCTAGTAAACTCCGTGCAAGTTAGTCTCAGTGTATTTGAAAAGATGCCTTTAAATGCATCTTTAGTAGTAAGAAAACCATTGAACTGAACACCAATAGTGTCAATTGGATAATATCCTGAAACTGCTCCAAGTCTACCAGCTGTAATTGTGTTTCCTCCATAATTCAAACCAGAGAATCCATAGTAAATCGTAAAGACTAGTTCTTGACCAGAAGTCAGTGGTATACTAGTAGAGATTTCATTGTGATTAGCTCCAGCATATGAAGAGCTTCCACCAGCTACTATGTCATAAGTTCCAGCTGTAGTAAACGTACCACTTTGAACCATTAAAGATCCATTTATTACAGCTACACTAGTAGCTGGTACTGTCTCCCAAGTTCCATCAACTCTAGCTCGCACTTCATCTATTGGATATTGAGATCCTATAGCACTTACTAGTCTAGCTACCTGTTCCTTTCCCCAAGTAGTAAATGAATCTTTGAATATAGGAATACCAGCATCTACTGTCCTACCAGAACACGAGCTAATGATACTATATTCTAATGACTCTTCTATACTTACTGGATATTTCACTATTAATCTATCATCAACTATGTTTGACTGAAAATCCATTGTTCTTCAACCCACCATTCTTGGTCAGAGCTAATTTGAACATCAACTTTAATTGAATTAAATACGTCACCAGAAGTAGAGTTTGTAGTTTTAACCCATAAATACTGACCAGCTGTACTCCACGGGCTTTGTGAATTACTGACTATTAAGGTAGCTCCTGAATCGTCACCAACAACTACAGAATTTGAAGTGGACATAGTATTACCAATGTTGCAATAAATCTGATCAATATAATATCCAGTTCCTACATTTCCTAGTAATCTAACTATATTCTCCCACCCCTTGGCTAATACTGTTGCATGACTCTCTCTTCCTAGGACCCAATCAAGAAAGCTTCTCTTAGGTTTGATTTCATTAAATTCGTCTCTAATTATCTTACCAGTTTTCTTATCTCTGACAACTATTCTAATAGCTTCAGTTACTTTAGTTTTCTCAATCATTCATAAACACCACCATATACATTACTGAGATTTATCTTTAATAGTTTTTGTATTTATTTCTTTATTTTCATTATGTATTGCTCGTAAATAATGTCTACTTAATTCATATGCAGCTGGAGTATACGGTCTCCTAGTCAAGTTCCTAAGTACTCTGATAGCATCTAACATAGTATAATGTGATTTCACTAGACGATCAATTGCACATAACTTAGTAGCTAAAGATTTTGATGGATTTTCAATGGACTGATTCCAGTTATAGAGAAGCAATCCACATTTCTCACAGAAATCATGTAGATATGGTGAAATATATTCTCTAGTAACTCTGTCTAAAACTATGTCCACCATTCTATGTACTCTATTGGTATCACCAATAATCTTGGTCCCAGATGCTATCTTCTCCATATCAGTAATACAAGTGTTTATTACAGCTCTAGCTTCTGAAGACATCTTACCAAACAACCTATCAAAGTCTCTAAATTTCAGTAAGTGTCTTACCTCTTCTGAACACTTATAGAAGTCATTCACACTCATATCTCCACCTCCCATTTCAGATTCTGTCTAATTAATGACCATAATATAATCTTAAAGCGTTCATAACTATGTCTCTTTTGAATTTCATCTGAAATATAAAATGAGAAATCGGATAAATTACGATCTCTCTTAAACCATCTAACAAGAAGATCTAATGATCCAAACTCATAATAGAGTCCCTTTGCCCAATCAATCCAGTATGATTTTGGATAATCTCTAGAGTTAGTTACTAAAGGTATAGTACCACACTGCATAGCTTCTTGTAATGTCAACATAAATGGTTCATAACCGCTATGAGGTACTACAAAATATTTATACTCATTAATAGTATCAACCAATTTATCTTCAGGAATATAACCTTTGTAACATCCACTTTCTAATATTTTATCTCTATATTCACCATCATAGCGAATAGTTCCATAAATATCTATGTCTCTATACATTTCCAAGAGTTTAACATCAAACTTATGAGGTAATAAGTTTCCCCAGTAGAGACATTTTCTTGGTCTATCGTTCCATGGAATCTTAAGACGAAACTTTGGATTACAAGGATGATAAAGTCTTATTACATTTCTGGATAAACTACAGTTTCTTGGTACATAGTTCAAGTTTATAATAGCATCTGTTCTTTGTAAAAGCTTCTTAACTAGAAGTTGTCTATCATGGTCATTTTCGTTTCTACCATTTAAATTGCTATAACAGTGATTCAAAAGAATAATACGACAATTTCTTGTTAGCTGATAATAATACACAGCTTCCATAACACGTGGAAACTGCTCATTCATTATAATTACATTTGGTTGAATTTTCATAAGTTCTTCAAACATAAGAAATCCTGGATTCTGAAAACGATAGACATATGCATCTGATAGCATACTTTCAACTACATGTCCTGTTCTCTCTATTCCTCCTCCTACATTAAGATTAAAATAAAATATCATTTCTTTATTTCACCCTCCAAGAATTCAATACAGTTTCTTTTATTAAGTTCGACAGTATTCTTGATAGTATCTAACATTTCTATCTCTTTCAAAGCTTCAATATAACTATACAATTTCCAGTGTTCCATCTCACATACTGTAGGAATAGGTGTAAATAAGTCACCTGTGACTTCATATTGTGAACCTAGACATCCTTTACCACATAAATGCTTTACTGGACAAGTCTCACAATATGGTAAGGTATTAGCATCTAAAGTCAAAATAGTAATCCAAAGATCTGGATTGTATGCCCTAATATTCATATTTTCATCAAACTGAGCTACTTTGAACTGAGGATATGATGTCCTATGACATGGAAATATAGCTAGGTCTTGTAGGCGAGTACACATAACTGATTGAATAGAACAACCTATACCACGTCCAACTCTTGTAAGAGGATTACTTAGAATATTAAATCCTTTACCACGAAACACAAAGTTAACAAATCCATCCTTACCAGTCTTGTTATATACCCATCTTACTAGGAACTTAATAAAGTTACCTAGTTCCACTATCTGTTCTTTAGTCCACTCTTTATTTCGTACCTCTAGTAGGTAGAGATTCCACCATGGTATCTTGTGTTTCTTGAACATATCTTGGAACCATAAGAAGTTATCACACCAGTTCTCAATAAGCTCTGAATATACCATTGGATGAAATCCATAATTATACTTGCTACAAAATCCAAATACTTTATCATAGAATGAGTCATCACGTGGATCTATTTCATATCCTTTAAGTGGTCTATTCTCTTCACAATATTTACCATCAATTGATGCACTCAGAAATAGACGAATCCCTCTGTTTTTAGCAGCTAAAATACGTTCCTCGACCTTATGAACTAATTTATCATCCAGCATAAAGCTAAAATTAGTTGGTATTATTAGTGAAGAAATCTTGTGTTCTAATACCATGTCTATAACCTTAAAACCAGTAGATTGTACTAGTGGTTCACCAGAGAATAGTTCTAAGTTAGGATGAAAGTCATTATAATCCAACCAATGAAGAAGCTTTCTGGTATTTTTAATAACCTTGTCTTGATCAAATTCTGGATAGAGCTTAGCTCCATAACGTGCAAGGTAACAATACTTACAATTTTGATTACACCTTGTATTCATATATAGTTCTAACCTTGACCAGTTTGGATATTCTCTTGGATACTTAAATCCTTTAAAAAATGTTCTTTCTAGAAATGAATTTAGTAGTTTATCATTCTCAGATTGATAGCTCATTTCTTACCCTCCTATCTATTTCTTCAAATGCTCCATTACAGAATAGTCTAATAAGAGATACTGGTACTATATGTATTGAACCAGTATTTAATAAGTTTTCCATAGGGCAATCTATGCAGCTCTGAGAGAAAATAGCAAACTTAGTTGCTATCTCATCAGATTCATATATTCTACTTACTTGATTACAAGCTGCAAGCTCTTTTAATCTAGCAATTACAGAAGAGATTCCTAACTTCCAGAAATCATGATGACCACGTAATACATATTTTAGTCTAGTTTCATCAGAAGTAATATACTGTCTTACTAGATCTATTTTGCCAGTCTCAAACAAGGATACATCCCAATTCTCAATATCAGTTTCTAGAACAGATTGAACATAGTTTTTCTTATCTAAATAGAAGCTTCTATGGCATATATGCCACTTGCCGTCATATCCAAAGTTAGAGTCACCACCTGAGCATGTAAACATTCGTTTCTTATGAAGTTCATATCCAAAATCATAAAGTCTTCTAAGTCTGAAATGATATGATGTCTTGAGTCCCTTCTCATAACTTAGCTTCACAAATCTAGCAAAAATCTTACCATCAGTACTAGTGTACTTTCCAGGGACCATCATTGTAGGACTGTAGCTGCCATACCTTAATGCTACATTCTTATTCCTATTTGTATTTTTGAAATCACACTCAATACTCCTGAAATATCCGACATACTCCTCCATCAAAGTTGGATTCTCTATTAAACCTTCTAGATTCTCAATTGTCAATGTAGGTTTAAACGTAAATTCGACTCTTGTCTGTCCAAGATTTATTTTGTTCAAGTCTTTTACAATATTCATTAAGTTCTCAGGAATCTTGGATGATGCACCTTTAGCCCTATTTCTGTCAGTGATGAAGCTAGGACCATCTAAAGATACTTGAACTTTCAGAGCAAGGTTACGTGGTCTTACTTTGTCTATCCATTTGACTAGCAGTTCTGGATGATACAGTAGTGAAGTAGAGAATGAGACGCTTTGTAGCTTATCATGGTAGAAGCTGTCAATATCAATATCCATAATAGTTGTCAGTGGCTCTGTACCCCAGAAGCTGATATATGGGACCTTTCGTAACTTGACTTCTTCTAAATAATTTCTAATCTGTTTTCTAACATTCTCATGCATCTCTTTCATATATGGAGTCTTTGGAATGTAGCAGTAACGACAGTTCAGAGGACACCAAGCTGATGTTAATATCTCAACTGATTCCATTTTTACACCACACTCGAATTGTGTGTAGAATAAACAGCACCTTTGTCATCATCATAATACGAGGAATAATGAACACCTTTATCTCCAGAATATTCTGATGTTTTAGCTGAAGAATTATATACACCGTCATATCCACTATCGTGTCCGATATCCTCTGAGGTACGATCAGTGGAATCATATCCACTATGATGATCATTTAAGTGGTTTGTATAGTCTGCTGAGTATATTAGTCCATCGTCACCTGTTAGAAACGACGCATAATAGATGCCTTGATCACCAGTGAAATGATCAGTTAAGGCATTGATGAAGTGAGATGATTTATCATCTGGACAGTAGTCTAAATCAACTCCAGTCCAATATTCAGACCAGTCTTCAAAGAAGTATTCAGCATCAACACCAGTCTTATCAGTTTCAACAGTAACATCATCTGTATCTAGATCGTTAGATTTATGATCTGAACAGTAGGAAGAGTCGTGAGAAGAACACATATTATCGTATAGAGTATCCGTGTTGTCTCTAATCTCATTTATATCAGTTGCATCTATAGCAGCTCCAACTGAAATGTCCTGAGTCCAAATAAATGGCATTTCAATCACCTATGTAATTATAGTATTATAGTCAGAATTAACACTACTATTATAAGTAGCATCAGCTCCTGATCTGTGAGTACTACAATAGGAAGTGTAATCCGAGGTATTGTCAGATGCATCTACTCCAGAACGATATGTGCCATGATCATCAATATAGACTATTCCTTCATCACTGTAGTAATATGAGCCGTTATAGTTTGAATCGTGACCTGTATTGTAACTGGTGTAGTCACCAGGATAGTCTGACGCATCAGCAGAGTCTTTGACACCATCATAGTGGATTGAATAATCAGTAAGCCAGTCTGAGACATGTTCACCTGTGTAATCTGAACTCTGGTGTGAGCCCTGGTACCCTGTATGTTCGTCGTAGTAGTGCACATCGAAGTGTTGCTCCCAGTGAGTCTCGTTATCATCATTATGATGGCTACTATCATGGTTGTCATTATCTGAAGTCTGCACTGCATCATCATAAGTAGTGTAGTCAGCTGCATCATGAGATGGACAACGATTGTCCCATCCATAATCAAGACGATCCCTTAGCTCTTGGAAGTCAGCTGACTCTATTGGATCATTAGCAGACACAGGTAGCTCAACCCATCCAGCTCCAGTACATCCAGGATAATTGATTCCTAGCTCAGAATATATAGTGTCGATATTGTTCTTTATCTCATTAACATCACTATCCTGAATATCTGTACCAGATGTTATAGTCCTACTCCACGTAAACCCCATTAAGAATCACACTCCAGATGAGCTGGAAGACATCTTATTTCCTTATCCGATACTTTAGTTACTATCAATACTAGCTTGTCATGTTCTTTAAACCTTTTATGACAGAGAGGACACACAAGATCTTGGAAATAGACATCTGCATAATGAGCCGTACCGTAGAGGTTGACGGCATGAACATTTCTCCACCTGTAACTTGAACTTCCGAGGTCGAAGGCGTTATTTGCGTCTGGTAAGATAGTTTTTAGATAGGCAGTATTGAAAAGCCATAATAAGCCGTTATGACGTATTTCGAAAATTTTGTTAGTGCCATATTTCAAGGTGAGATATGCATTAGTGGGTTCGTCTCTCGCAAACACTATGAACGGTCCTCCAGTATGAAACGGCGGCTGTATTGCTATTCTGCTGACCTCATAGTTGCCAGATGTGCCATATTTTCTCCAGCCTACATGCAATTCTCCAGCGATGTTATTCGGAAGTGACAGTCCAGAACCGATTACATTAGTGATTATATAACCATTCTTCCACTTATAGCTTGAGCTGCCGAGGTTGTGTGTGTTGTCTGAGCTTGGAAGTAAACTCTGAGCTACTGAAGCAATATTCTGCAATACTCTTCCGCTTGTCAGAACCTCAGTTCCGCCTATTTTCAAGGCTGAAGCATCAAAATCGCCGTCTATTTTCAGATTTCCCAAATAATCTAAGACAGCCCTCTCGTCGAAATCGGTTCCTCCAGGTGTCTGTGTAAAGTAAAATCCTATTGCATCTCCCCATGTATAGCCAGTAGCAATACCGATATCTATAAGAGAACTCCTGTACGAAGCATTTGGAATTTGCCACGCTGACCCATTATACCACGCATTAAAAGATATTCTTGCAGAATCAAATCTTCCCCATACAAACGCAAGATCTCCGAATGCTATTGGACGATCTGTGCTCATAAAAACTCTATTGGCTAAATATAAGTCTCGCCACCTATAGCTTGAAGATCCTAACGAGTATGTTCCGCTTGTTTTAGGATACATGTCTCCAGCATTCTGGATTGGATTACCATCCATATCTATATATGTTGGTCTAAGATAGATAGTGTTATCTCCAAGTTTGAATCCTTTCTTTAATATGTTTTTTACAATAGACTCTACTCTACTTGAATCAAACAGAAAGAGATTACCAGTCTCTATGTCATACTTGAAATCTAGCATTATTTCTTCTCCTTGGTCTTAGTCTTATTCTCTTTCTTGTCTTGTAGTTCTCTATTAATCTCAGATATCAATACTCCTAACCGTTGAAGATCTTCCATAGTGTTTTGAAGAACCCATATAGCAGACTGTAGATTCCTAGCTATCTTCTCTATAAGGACAGATATCTCTTGGTTGCTAGTGATCATTTATTCTTCACCTCCTTCACCGATTATTTCTTTAGAAATTTTGATCTTCTTTCCAACTAGATGTTTAATATGTTCTTCTTTATTCTTGCTATTTTCTTTCTCTTTTTCTACAGCTTCTAGATGTTTAATTCGTTCCTTGATTCTGGACTGTAGAAATGCATCTAGTTCAGATTCTGACATCTCTAGTAACTGTGAATATGCAATTGATACTCCAAATCCATCAGTATCAGACATAAGTACTATAAGAGCTGTATCTCCTTCAACTCTTACTTCATTTATCTTATATTCACTCATACTCACTCACCTATATTTCATGATATAGTAACTTCCCCATAAGTCTTAACTTCTGTACTAGTAATATCAAGTGAAGGGAATGTCTTACTTGGATATCCAGTGACTATATCCAGAGAATATACAAATGGATAAACTTCGTAATAAAGATTCTCTGATAGAGTCACTGAACTCGAAAGCTTAAGCTTGAGTGTCTGATAAAGATCAGATAATGTTATGTTTTCTACTAGATTTGATATTTTCATTTTCATACTCTTCAATATTGAATACGATTCTTTCATAAACAGATGTGTTCTCTTAAGAAAATCACTAGCAGATACATTTTTGGTTATTTTTAAATAAATATTCTGTAGCTCATTTACAAGAGCACTTTCAATTTGCTTAGTTACTAAGGATATTTTACTACTGATTGATTGAATATCTGTCATAAACAAGTGCATTTTCAATTTTTCAAAGGTAAGTATGGATTGCCTTAGAGAGATTAAGACTTTAATAATTTCTGATTGAAGTAGATTTTCAAGTAAGCTTAGATTGATCTTAATATTCTTAACAATAGTCTCAGTATCATGTACCATCAAGTTGATAACTAGTCTTTCATATAATGAAATGTAATTTCTTAGCTTTAGAGCTATCTTGGTTATCAGTGATAAAATAATGTCTTCAAATAGGAGAATTTTTATCTTGATGCAATAACCGATGCTAAGTAAATCTCTTAAGATCATTCTATGTACAAATCGTTCTATAATACTGACTGACTTACTCAGATTAACAAATAGATTAGTTTTCTCTCTTATGGAAAGAAATTCCTTAAGTAATCGCCTGTATGTTTTCTTAACTATCTTTATTACCCGAATTGGAATTGCTATCGGCATGTATCATCCTCCTAGCTGCTCTCATCATTGATTTTATCTCAGTATCTTTAATTTTATTTTTAAGTGTTTCTTCTTTCTCCCAACCAGGAAGAATCTTGTTTAATGCTCTAGCTGATAGAGTAGCGTTTGAATCCTTAGGTTCTAGTACAATCTTATCGTTTTCTGCATAAAGCACATTGAACCCTAGATTTTCCAGCTCTTTTATGATGTTTCTTTTCCTAAGTATTATAATTCTTTTCACCATGCATATGCCACCTGATAACCGTATAATTCAACCTGAATACTACCAGCTGTAACCTCACCAGTATACCCATACACTGAAAATGGATGAAATGTTCCAGAAACTATATTGTCTGTGACAGTATCTATATGTTCTTCATCAAGTAATATGTGTACTCTGTTTACATCTGGATCAACTATACACCAACAATCATAAGTATTGCCACTAGCCCACGTACCGATAGTAACTGTGTTGTAAGTAGAAATTCCTGGGTTGTTTACTACAAAGTACAATGTACCAGTTGTTTCAAGAGCAGGCATTTCAAAGTAAAAATGATAACCAGATTCAGTATCTGGATCGTAAATACCAATTATCATGTGTCTATTTTCCGAAGTAGAGCTAAAAATCTCTGGTACAGCTTTGAATCTAAATTGTATTTTATTATTTCCATCTAATGATCTTAGTTTTGACTTTACACCAGATAAATGACCAGCTGAGTTTGCAATTCTAACTTTGTAATAACCACCTCCACCAACTTCAAAAGACTCAACGTATGTTGGATTTAATACTCCATAATTTTCAGTTGAATCTCCAACGGATACTGCAAAGACTGAACTAACTAAAGCTGCTCTAGCAAAATCTAGATCAGCTTCCCAGAATTCAATAGCTTCTGATCTTGTATCAAATACACTTGCTGGAGATCTTGCATTTTTCCAAGCCTCAATATCCCATCCATAAGCTCTTAGTTGCTTCTTGGTAATTGCTAATAGCTTCTCTGGTGACGGTATATGTCTCTTTGTGAATGTCAAATAGGTATTAAAATCCATCCCCTTGACTTCGTGTCTGATGTTTCTAAGTATTAATGGAACATTCTGCATTTCTAAAACTGAAATGGTATGTTCATATCCGAGTTGGAAATCAAATCCCCTTAGAGTTTTAACATCAGTAACTGTTCTAATAGGATCTTTGTAAACAGATACTACTACAGAACCAATGAAAGCCACTTTATCCATTGTATCCAGTTCAGGATCTGGACCAATTGGAATTCCTTCTCTTCTACCATATTTCACAATAGAGTCATAGCTGGACACTATAGTTGAGAGATAAACATCCTTAATATAGAAATTATCTAACCAAGCTATACCTTCTGAGCTGGAAGTATCAGGTTCTATCACTTCAACTCTTATTGTACGAATTTCACTCCAGTCAATCGTCGACCCAGCTTTAGTTGGTGGTGTTCTAGCTTTGTAATTAAATGGAACTTCAAATACAGAAAATGGATAGTACCAGAAATAATAGTCATCTCCTGGATAATCTGGATAAGGAATTGCATCATATCTTTCTAAGCTTCGTTTTGATTTTAAACCTCCAGAAGATTCTACCACAACAGTAAATGTTCCCTTTGGACTTATGAACATATTTCTTGTCTTAAGTTTAGGTGACAATCCAGAAGCTGAAGTATTTGCTCTTACTTGTAAAGCATATGTCAAAACACCTCCTAGTGAAAGATCCTGTTCACTTGGATCAAGAGTACGTTCAAACCAAATCATAGCATTAGAGACAGAGTTTCTAAGAGATACAGACCCCTCAGCTTCACTATAAACTACTTGATTATCCAAGGACAAATTACCACTTGCACTCCAATTGCTAAGCTGATCACACCATAACATATCACTCCCAATAGTTCCTACGTCAGCTCCTATAACTTGTTGATAATTAATTACAGACTCTAAATCCTCCTCATATGGAAATTCATGTGTCTCATCAATATCTATATTCAAATCACTCTCAAGTGTTCCTCTTTTCCAGAAATGAAGATCACTTCCAACATCAACATAGAAATCATAATCGTACTTATCAGCTAACTCTTCTAATGCATCAGAAGCATACTTGTTCTGTCTTGTTGAATAATAGAAGGACTCAGAAGTCTCATATACATGATGTGTGGTTACTAGCCCTTCTTCAACAAGATCTTCCACTATTCCTCTTACAACTTCATGAGTGTATCCTGCCATAGACTTTCCTATCTTAAACACTTTCCTTCTAAGATATGAACCATATCCATTAGCATTTAAAACTAAGTTTCTAGGCTCATGACCTTCAACTGTCTTGTTTATATGTTCGACTATCCCAGTAAAAACTTTTCTAAAGCTTGAAGAAGTAATTACAGTGTCCTTAGCTAGCCATACTTTAATATGTGAACCAAGAAAATCATAGTTACAATAGTCTGGAAAGTCAAGCGTAAACTCAGCAGTATCTATCTCATCAGTTATAGCTCTTTTAATGTCCATTTTCAATGGAAGAATAGTTAAATAAGCTGGAGTTGTGTCTCCACAAAACATAAAGTAGTCAGCTTCGATCGTGCCTATTACACTAATTTTGAATGATCTAATGTTCTTTCCAATAGCTGACAATCTTAGTGAGTTAGTTTGCCAATCTTCATTACCATAGTAAGGAGAGAATTCTTCTGTATCATCATAATACCTAACTCCATACTTGTATTGTGAGCCAGCTTCTTTGATCTTAGCTCTAAAGAAAACATTTGGAAATGATGAAGATATCATTGTTAATAGTAGTGCTGATGGAATTGTAGACTCAAATGTTGATTCTCCAGATTCTACTTCAATAGTAGCTATGTCTCCATCATTACTCCATCCTGTAGTAGGATAGAATCCCCAAGGAGACTTAACACTATCATAAGCATACATTCCATCATTTCCATATCCTACTTGAAAGAACACTTCTACAGATGATCTTGATTGAAGAGCTGGATTGCTCAAGTTATGACACCTCCAACTCTACTTCTTACTCCACGAGTTATTTGACTCTGGATAGCTTTTGCTATCTTATTGATATCAGCTTCCTCTCTAATATAGAATGGACCATTTACAGTTACTCCTACCTGAACATTAGTAGATGTAACGGATAGCTTTCTACCAAGACCAATATCCGTTTCATCTAAAGCTCCCAAATTAGCCCATCCATATTGTGTTTTAATTTCCAATGGAGAGTGTGATTTTAATGGAAGTCTGGTGAATTCTTCATTAAGCTTTCTTACTTCTTCTCTTGTTCTAATCAACGAATCAACCACTGAGTGTCTGGTTAATGTGCCTTCAAGATTTTGATAGGACTCAGTAGTAGCTTCTAACATAGCTTGATTCATTTGTTGTTGCACATAGTAGTTTGCAAGTAATCCTATAAGAAGTGAAATACCAGCTGTAGCCAGACCAACAGCTATAGCCAATTTATTAGTTGCTAGAGCTTGAGCAGTTGTCAAAGATACTGCCATTACTCTTACTGGTTTACCAGCTGCTTCAATAGCTAAATAGGTAGCTTCAGAAGCACTCATTTGATCTGTAACTCTCGAAGCTATGTATTTAGTAACTATGATTTTAGTAAGAATATCATACAATGAAATACTAGCTCTTATGAATGTAGGTATAGTTCCAAACACAAACATAAGAATTGAGTTAATATAGTTCTCTTGTGCTTCTCTTACTCTAATCTGAGACATTCTAACAGATTCCTGAGCATCTCTTAGTCTCATATAAGCCATCCTAGCTTCTTGTGAATTAGGTCCAAATTCAAATAACGTTCTTGTATATTCTTCTTGAGCTAGCTTTAAGTTTTCCTGAGCTCTTTCTACACTTCTAACTGCTAGTGTAATTGAATATAAAGCTCTGTTAACTCTTTGAATAGACATCACCATAAACATTAATCCAAGTCCCAACCAGAACACAGTACCACCAAGCTCTCTCATAGTCTGTCCTAACAATCCCTGTCTATATCTTAAAGACTGAGCTGATATAGCAGCTATCTGTTGTTGTCTTGCTATTTGTTGATACGAAGCTACCCATTGTCTAACATCTCTCTGAGCTCTACCTATTTCCTTAGCATACAAAGCTATAGCTGCATTCAAATCACGTTGCCTAGCTGTACTGGATGTAGCCAATACAGTGATATCTCTCCATAATCTAGTAGCTCTCTGTTCTCTTTGAAGAGCTTGGAGAACTCTGACTTGTCTTCTAGCTTGTGTTACTGAAATACCAGTTATATCGGCAAATTCTTCGGCTAGTCTGTTTAGCTCAGATTGACTAACAATTCCTCTTTTGGTCAATTTAACGATATCATTCCATACCTTTGAAGAAAGCTGCATTCTTTTTATTAAATCAGCATTAGCTTCTACAAATCTATCGTATTCCTCTCGTATAGATCTAATAACTTCAGGTCTAGCTCCTACTCCTCTTCTTGGTGCTCTTACTTCTTCATCTCCTATTCTAACAGGAGCTCTAGTTCTTCCTAGTCTTTCCATATTTAGTCTAAGAGAGTTTATTTTATTCTGAAGTTGAGATAGTTGCTGTTCTACTTTATTGTATGCATCAGGATCTATATACAGCCTTAATGCTATTCCTATACTCTCATCAGGAGCTGACATATCATATCACTCTCCTACGTCTTGAACCAAATACTTTAGCAGCTGTCCTATGTAGTGATTCATCCTTCTTCTGTCTTCTTATCTCCATGTCTATCATCTCTGATAGCCACATTCTCTGAATATCGGTGAGATTCCTGAATATCCTTGAAGCTCTCTGAAAGTCATAGTTGTTCTCTTTTAGAATGTAGTAATATTCAATGGAAAGCTTTCCTTCGTTAGTTCTAAAAAATCCTTTATCTGTTTCTGTCTCTTCTCTCTAAGCTTTAGATATCTAATGTTATAGTCAGTCCATACAGCATCCATTATGTTTCCAAGAGCAATAACAGAAGACTTATAGTATTGTTCCTTAGTTATCTTTGGCTCTACTAGCATCTTGAGCACAACGAAGTCAGATATTAGAGACAGCTTCTGAGCTTCATCCAAGTGTTCCCATCTAGGATCTTCCTTAGCCTCTTTTACAGCATCTAGTCTATCTCCCATAGTTGGATCTACATATTTTACTTTTCCAAACCCAGGTACATCTATAGTATGAACTGGTCTATCTATTATATCGTTGATAGTTACTATCTTATCCTTAGTCACTATCTATCACCTCTAGTATGGTAGACTATCCCATGTTCCACTAAAGTCCTCTATCACTTTAATAGCATCATTTCCAGAGCTAGGTCTAGCTGAGAATGGAAACTCTCCTTCTATGACATCAAGTCCAGAGAGTTCATCTGGTAGCTCTCCAAATGTAACATTATTCAAAGTAATCTGTATTGTATGCTCTGTCTTTATCAAATATACCTGTATAGTACATGTCTGTCTATTGAGAACAATAGAGCTCAGTTCACCAAAGTTACCTCCAACAGTCAATCTTCCAGTAACTTCCAATCCTCCCTCTCTTATTTCAACTGGTCTATAATCCTGAGCACCAGCCGATAGCCTAGCTTCTAGGTTGTTATTTACACTGATCCGTAACCTAGTTGCCATAGTAGCTGTAAATTGTCCATTGGGATGTGTAACATCTATACTTGAGTGATAGAACGAAAATGGCATAACAGTCATATCTAGTGAAGGTTTAGCTGATGCAGTAGGTAATGTTACTCCTTTACCAGCAAAGTTCAATTCTATTTGTACATCTGAACCTTGTTCAATAGTTATCTCAGCTGTATCCACTTTCATACCATAGTATCCTAGACTTATAGTGTCTCCATTTTCATCTGGATATAGTCCTCTATAGATACTCATTGAAGGTAATGATGAAGCTGGAGAGTATGTAACTGGTGTAGTAGACGTATCAGTAGTAGAACCTAGTATATATTCAAATATCTTACCAGACACCATCTCCTGTGTCCATCTAGCAACTACACCTTCCTCTAGCCATGTAACTTTTCTCCAGTCTCTACTTCCACCAATAAGATCCTCTTCATTCTTATTCTCTGTAGTAGTAGCTGCCCAGTCTGTCAAATAGTTAGGAAATGTACTAGGAGTTGTCCATTCTCCCCATGTAGTCTCTTTACTAAATTTAACCCATCTATCTGTGAAATAGCTCATACTCTTATCCTCCACCTAACACTTGTTAGGTTCTATTTATAGAAGCTCCCACTTGGGAGTTTCCAAATAAAATAGTAGCTAAATAATATAAAAACTTATAGTATCTTGAATCTTATCTGATAAAATATCTTGCAATTAGGACTAGTGCTATCCCAGATTATTTCTATTGGATCATCTATTTCTCCATCGAGCTTTATTTCTGGAAGAGATAGCATTGTGTGAACAGCACAATAGATCTTAGCGATTATCTTACCAGACGAAAATCTAGTTTCGATTTCTCCAGCTGTACTATCAGTAAATAGATGAACAGCTCTTGTACTAACTTTATATCCAGATGGTGGAGTATAAACAGTAACTGGAGAAGAATCTGTATCAGTATCTATTTCTCCAGATATACCTGTCTCTGAAGCTAGAACATCAGATTGACCTACTGGTTTCTCTCTTTTACAATATACACTCAACACTATCTCCCATATTAACTAACTAAAACAAGTATTTAAAAATAAGGTTGTTTAAGCTATAAGTCAGAAGCACTGAAGCTTCCAGACTTTGCATTAACAATTATACCAATTGCATTGTCATCAGCTACTGCAAATTCTCTCTCTGTCCATAGATGATACCATGTTCTATCTATTGCTGGTTTGTTCTCTTCTTCAGCTTCCAAATCTCTCTTTATAACATGATACCCTAGTCTACTGGTATCAACCATAATAGCTATTCCTTCTGGAACAAGTGGTGACTCCGCTACTTTTAGATCAGCTATCATGCCTATCTCACCATTTATCAGATCTTTGTCGTAGAGCTTAGCATTTATAAACAAAGATGAAACATCTGGATCATACAATAAAGTAGACACTTCATTACTATTTATCAAAACTATATCTGGATTGAGAGTGGCAGCTAACAACGTAGATCTAAGATTGAGTATGTCCCATGCAGTAAGACTTGATTTATTATTAGCATCAACTACCAGACCAGATGATTTGCATCTATTTGAATACAGAAATGTAACTGTAGCAGCTGATACAGAACTTGATAATAGAACCTTACCATCATAATAGTCAACTGCACTTATAGTAGCTCCAGGTGATACAGAAGTGATAGCAACTATCGGTGTTAGTGTAGTACTTCCAAGTGTACCACCACTCCAGCTGGTTATCGTACCAGACTTTAAATCAAGAGCTATAGTCTGAGCACGTAGATCAAGTTCTTCAGCCAGCTTTCTACCAGCTTCATACAAAAAGTCTTTAAGAACATCTCTTACTGGAGTTTCAAGAGCTTCATTATCTATTTCAAGTCTTATACCAAACTTAGATACTTCAACAGTGGTACCAGTATATGAGATTGTACTGGAAGTAGAAACAGAACCTCCTTCAGAAACAGACTCGACTGTTATACTTTCAGTAACGTTAGGAAGAACAATACTCCTAGCTTTGACCTTCTCAAGATCTCTGTTCTCTCTAAATATCTGAGATACTACAGTTTTTCTTCTAGATACAAAATCAACAGTCTTAGCTATAATTCTAGGAGTAATCTGTTGAACATCAGCTGTACCTAAAGCTAATTCAACCAAATCTTTCTCTCTCATCCAGATACCCTCCTTTTGGGTGGTTCTACTTCATAGTGCTTAATAGCTAAATTAGCAGCTAAACCAAGTCTCTCACGTAGATCCATCTTACTAGTTAGATCTTTGGTAATCTTGTTCATAGCTAGCTCTTTTGAAGTCTTCTTTAATATCTCTATCTCTTTCTCTAGCTTCTCAACTCTCTTTGTAAGCTCTTCTATCTGTTTAAGACGTTCAAGTATTTGTAACAGAGTATCTATATCTGTCATTTTCATCTCCTCTTAGGTGGTTGAACCTTATAGTGTTCTATAGCTGCATCAGCAGCTTTCTCAAGTAGTGGTTGTACTTGAGCTCTAACATCCTTCAGACGATTCGTCAGCTCTTCTACTCTTCTCAGAGATGCAAACACAGCTTGCTTATTCTCTTCCTGTGTCAGCTCTTCTTCTTTCTTCTCTAGAGTCTCTATTCTCTTCTCTAAGCTTTCCAACTTAGCAAGTATCTGCAATAGTAACTGTGTCTGATCCATTATATTTGAGCCTCACGTCTCTTTCTGAAGTCAGCTATTAACACATCAGCTATTAGTCCTTTCTCAGCTATTATTTTAGCTATTTCAGCTGGTGATGGGATGGTTTCATCTTGACTCTGTTGAGGAGTTTGTTCCTGTGTAGTAGATTCTCCTTCTTTGGACTCTTCTTTAGATTCCTCTCCTTCTTTAGATTCTTCTTTGTTAGAGTCAGATGATTCTTTCTCTGGTTCCTGTTCCTGAGTCTTTGTCTCATTCTTAGACTCTTCATTTGTCTTAGATTCTTGAGTATCCTGTTCTTGTTTCTCAGGAGCTTGTTCTTGTGTGGGAGCTTGTTCCTGTGTAGATTGTTCATTATTCTCTTCGTTAGTAGCTGTCTCTTTATCAGACATTTCTTCACTATCACTCTCTTCTTTAGTATTTTCATTCTCTGTATCAGTGTTTATATTTAATGATTCCTCAGAGTTCTCTTCCTTATTCTTGGATTGCTTCTCAGGTTCTGGATACTTGCCTTCACCATACTTACCATATTTATCAGCATGTTCCTTGTTGAAATGATCTATCATTTCCTCTTTAGTATCGAATTCCTCTCCACACACTGGACATTTAAACTTAGCTTGTTCCTCTTTCTCCTTACTTAAATTACCAGCTGCAATATTAAGACTAGCTATGAACTTCTCAGCTTCTTCCTTAGTATCAAACTGTTTTAGAATCTTCATTTTTCCATCTTTCTGTTTCTCCATAACAATATACTTACCAGTCTTCTTGTTTCTAACTATCTTATATTCTCCTAGTTCCTCTATCTCCTCTAGCTCTTCATCAGTCAAACGAGCTCCTGTGCCTCTAGGTGGTAGAAGCTTGTAAGCTAAATCGCCAATTAACTCTAGAAGCTTCTCAGCTGTTTCTTTTCCAAAGTGAGCTATTAGTCTCTCTTTCTCTGATCTTGGACCAGATGGATATTCATAGTAGTAGTACTGAGGAACTGGATATTGAGGATAGTAACTATAACCTGGATGATAATAGTACTGTGGATATGGATATCCTTCCTTGTAATATGGATAGTATTTATAGTATTCATAAGACGGATAGCCATACTGTGGATAGTAACTATAGCCTGGGTAATGTGGATAGTAAGGATAGTGTGGATAACCATAGTATGGATAATAATAGTAGTAAATTTTCACCTTAGCTTTCTTCTTAGATACTGGATATTTCCCAGCTGGATAGAAACCATATATCACTCTATGATTCTTGATAGCTTCATCAGCAGGCATAAACTCAAGCTCTACTTCTCTTTCTCTAGGTTTCAGTATAGGTAGAACAGCTACCATATCTTGTTTAAGCTCAAATGTCTCTTCTATAGATGAGTTCTCTTGAGGCTCTTTTTCTGTGTTTTCTTTACTCATATTTGTCTCCTCCTTATCCTCTATATGAACGTCATCACTTTTATTTATTTCCTTTATTACTCCATAAAACTTTAACATAGCTTGTTCTGAGCCTTTACTTAGCTCTTCAGCATTAACTATAATACATGATTCACAAGCTGGTGCACTTGTTAGAGAGTTATCTACTGGTTCGAGATCTATTCCTTTATCAACACCACCAACATTCTCTTTCTTCAGATATAGCTTCAAGCTAGTACCTACAAATCTACCGTTCTTTAGCTCTTCTATAGCTTTAGGATCTGTTATCTCAGCTTCATACAAAATAGCTCCAAGAGTATCAGACCACTCAACATTGGTGTGTTGTCCTACAGCCTTTGAACCAAACTCATCATCTCTTTCATGCTCTATTCTTACTGGAAGTTTAGAAAGCTTATCCTTGAATCTCTTGTACATCTTTTTAATCTCTTCCTTGGAATAAAGAACACCATTCCATATGCCCTCAGCTAACAGAATACCTGAAATTCTGAGCTTGTCTGCAAGCTCTTCTACTACAGAGAAATCTGATAGTGTCTCAACTTCAACTGTGTCTGATATATTCCTCTTGGTAAGCTTTTCTATTTCTTGTCTAAGATAGGTATTTTCAGCTATTAGCTCATTAACAATACTATCACTCATTGAAACCATCCCACAATTAATAGTGCATATACTATAATTTAAATATTAACTAACATAGAACTGTGCATTAGTATCGATATCATACTCCTCATCTTTTACATTAAGCTTCTTTATCATGTGTTCAGTCCACTTAACATCATTCCTGAGTATTTTAGTTGCTATCTCTTTAAACTCTGATAGTATCTGTTTAAGCTCATCTTCATTAAAGCCACTCATAATAGATGGGTTGGTAAGCCATGCATTCCATCCCATGTATGAAGCTAATATAGCTTTGTTACATTTGTTTATTCCATTAACATATTCAAGTCTGTCTTTAGGATCTATAGACTCTATTTCTTTGATAGTTTCCTTAACTTTATTAATCCATTTATTCATACTCATTTCCTCTTCTCCCTTATCTGAGATCTAACAAACTCATGTAGCTTGTTTTTCTTAATCCAGTTTACTGCTTTATCATAGTCCCATTTGTCAGATTTAAACGTTACATAAGCTACTCTAGCATGATGTATCTTACCTGGTACAGGATACAGCCCTATAGCTATTTCCACTCCTTCTGGAATTTCTAGATCTGGTAGATACTTCTTTACTTTCTCATCTGGTTCTACTCTAGTAAACTTACGTATATCATAGATATGTACTATGAAATGATCCCATCCTCTCTTCTCTTCTATTTGGAATGGATCAAATGGTTCTCCTGTTCTAGGATCACCAGCTGCTAACAGCTGATAATATAGTTCCATCATTTCAAACACTCTTGACATTTCTGAACTTGGTAGCTTACTTCTCATAAATACCCATCCATTACCAGCTCTCTTAAGGATAAAGTATCCTTTGAGCTTCTTACCATCT